GAAGGAACAGAAACAAAATTCATTTTGTTTCTGTTCCTTCTCTTGGAAATGAAAATAGAAATGGGTTTGGAAGTAGTGGTGTATAATGCGGCGAACGATGGCAGTTGATCAAAGCAGTCGAGTAACAGGCTGAGCTGTTTATGATAATGAAAAATTAACTGGTTGAGGTCATTTTTCAATTCCCGCTAATAAAACAATGGGACAAAGATTAAAAACTTTTCAACAGCATTTAATTGAGTTATTAGATTTTTATAATATAGAACATTTATATTTTGAAGGTATACAATTACAAAATGGAAATGCAGAAACATACAAAAAATTAGCTATGATACAGGCTATGATATTTTTTACTTGCCATGTAAAAAATGTTCCATGCACAGAATTAGCTCCTTCTCATTGAAGAAAGATTCTTAGTGAAAAATATAATTGAAAATTTGGTCGTAGTCGAGCTGAACAAAAACAAAAAGCAAAAGATCTTATAGAAGAACAATTTAATATTTATCCAACAGAAGATGAATGTGATGCTATCTGTTTAGGACTCGCGGGAATTCATGAAGAAAAAAAGAATAAATCAGCTTTTTAAATAAAAAAAATGGGGCACTCTATTAATTTAGAGTGCCCCTTTATTTGTTTATATTAATGAAGCAAAACCACTTATTACACAAGCTAAGCTTACAAAAATACAAGCTTTTAGAATTAATTCTATACTATCATCACTACTATTCGTCACTATTAAAACTTCCCATCATTAAGCGCACGCTGTAGTGCCATTGTAGTATACTTACCTCAGTCACCATCAAGATAGTACTCAGTTCCATAATACCCAAGCTTGCGGAGATACTTCTGTAATCCAAGAGTAGAGTAATAACCAAAATCACCATCAAGGTAATACTCAGTTCCATAGTATCCTTTAGCACGGAGATAGCGCTGTAAAGCTAACTTGGAATAATAACCAAAGTCACCGTCGATTAGATAAGCAGTTGTGTAATAGCCTTTCTTACGGAGGACTTTTTGTAATTTAGTCGCAGTATAAGAACCAAAGACACCATCAACATATAGCTTATCAGTAGTGGTGCTAGAAGAGCTAGAGCTACTGCTGCTAGAAGAGCTAGAATCGGCATCATAATTAGGACGAATAACACCGACGATGCAGCTATAAGGACGAGTGCGGCGAGCAACCATACCACTAACATTACCTTCAATAGTTTCTAGGCTTGAGCCAGTATTTCTCTCACAGAAGCCTGTGTGGTCAGCATTTGAGCTATAATATCCGCCATAGCTCCAGTCAAATAAAACTACGTCACCAGGCTTAGCTTGTGAAGGACGGAGAAGTTTACCCGCACTACGAGCAGCCGCAAGTAAACCACTAGTGCAAGCTGCAGTAGGACACCCTGTGCAAGAAATACCTAATTGAGCTAAACACCAAGAGACGAACATAGCACAGAAAGGAACTCCTGTTGTGCCAAAGTAAGGAGAATTAGTAATTTTAGCATATCAGCGACCATATTTTGTGCCTTGCTCTGGATCGTTATAACGATTATAACCAACCTCTTTTGCAGCTACTTGTAAAAGGGCTTTAGCAGTTTTCGCCATCTGCATCACTCTCTTCTTTATCTTCTAAAGCGTGTTGAGCTTCAATTTCAACTTTTAAAGCTTCCCATGCTTCTGGATCAGGGAATTCTGTAATATCATATTCTAATACTTTTTCTTCTGCCATAAAAAACTCCAATCTATTATTGTTGTTCCGCGGCTCTTTCTTCTTTGGTTAGACCATCTTTACTGTGAAGAAGCATTTGATATCAAGCAGAGTTAGAAATTTCCGGATGAATTTCAGCAAAAATTTCTAATAAAGACCAAAGTTCCATTAATGCAAGTGAAATAACAACACTCATTAATACAGGTTGGAATCCTAATTCGAGTCCACCAAGTAACATTCCATCTACAACATCCGCGGCTACGATAATTCCAAAATTACTAATTTTGCGGATTAAGCCTTTGCGGAATTCATGACTAGAAAAATCGTGTTGAATAAACATTGCATTAATTACACCAAAAAGAACATCTAAAAGCGCAAGAAGAGCTAAAGCAATAATAACAATTTGTGCTTGCGGATCTTGAACTGGTTGTAAAAATACTTCTAACGGGCGCATGATTTATATTCCTTTCTGTCAAAGGGCGCATATAAAATATGCGCCCATTTTAAATTCAAAATCCTTTTATCTCATCTTTATTTAATTGAATTTTATTTAATATAAATTTTATATTTTTACCCTTTTATCCTAATCATTCAAGAGATAGGTTACCATTTTCATCTGGTATAATTGCTCAATTACCATTACTAGTCCTAAAAACTAATTGAAAAGCGCATTTAAGAGTATTATCCATATCTGCAGTTGTTCCAAAAGCAATCCCTTTTTTATTTGCTTTAAAATCTACTAAAGAATAGACTGAATCAACAATACGTTTAATAGTTGGTAATACAGTTAAACTATCATGAGCATCAATTTCAAATAAATAGGCTGAATTATCATCAAGATTTGCATTATTATTATCAAGATTTGTATTAGAAATGATTTGCGAAGCGGTTATTATAGTATCGGTTTTTGTAATTGTAGGAGTAATTGAATGTCAATTTGCAGCTATATCTGAATCATCTGTTGTTTTTATATATTTTATTCCAATATCTGTATTTGTTTGATTTAATCCATCAAGAGAAGTTATTGTTAAAGTAACTTGAATATCAATATTTTTACCCGAAGGGTTTGGATTTCCCTGATTATCACAACGGTCTATAGCAAGGCTAATTTGTGGAGAATTATAAGCAAGAACTGTAATAGTTGTAGTTATTGTACTAGTGCGTCCACGTGAATCTGTAACTGTTGATGAAACTGTTTTTGAGCCAGGTGTCAATGTAGCAAATGTTACTGTGGCTGCTGTTGAGCCAGATTTTGTAGATCCATCAAATGTAGTTGAATATGAAGAAATTGTTGAACCATTTGCTCCATTTGCAGTAATAGCAACTTGTAAAATTGATTTTCCTTGAATATATCCATTATAAGTAGTTAAATATTCTTCCGTATCAGTACAAGTGAAAGATATTGTTGGCTTTACTGAAGATGGAACTTGAAGTGTAACATTAACAGTTTTTGTTCCAACAGGGGTCTGACCATTTTTCGTTGTGCAAGTAAGTGTACCAGTCATTGATGTATTATTTGGAATAAGTGAAGCATAATCTGCTACGGAAGGTGTTCATGAATACGATGTTCCAACATTAGATGCTATATTTTTTGTTGTCCCATTAAGAGTGAATGAGAGATCATGGGTAAAGCTCGATGATGCACGGTTGAGAGTAATTGTTACCGTATCTTCCATAGTAATTGACGATGAAGACAATGAAGGAGTCGTTGCACGAGGAATTGTTGTTAAATTTGTCTCAGCTAAAGATACTGTATATGTACCAGTTCATCCATAAGTACTAGACGTATAATTTCATGCCTGAGTTCATGAACCAGAAATTTTACCAGTCCCATCGCTATTATGTGAGACATTTTTTGAAACTGTTGCAATTGTATGTCAAGTTAGGTCTGAGCCAGAAGGATTATTTGATCCTGAAAATGAAATTCCATTCATTGAACCTGAATATGATCTTGATCCAACATCAACATTACCATAAACTTGTAAATAAAATGTTACATTTGATGTATTATTTTCAATGCTATACGAATTTTCAACTCAATATATACGCATTCCTGTAATTGGATTTGGATTGGTTGTCCCTGAATAACCAGATTTATAGGCCATTAATTATTTCACCTCTATCCAAAGCTTAAATTACCATTGCCTCTAGGAGTAAATTTAAATCCATTAATTTCAAGACTAGTTAAAAATATACCATTATCAATTACTAATTGAGAGTCACTATTTATATGTCAAACTGGTAAATTGTTTTTAACCATTCCTATTTCTTCACTACTTAAAATAAGATATGATTCTTCTTCATTTGGAACCTGTATTTTAATAACATCATTATCAAATTTAATATATCTATTTAATTGATTTCATTGATCTGTCTGTTCTTTATTATAATTTGTAAGACGTGTATTAATAGTATTTCAATTAGTATTAAAATTATTATTTAAATCTTTAATATCTTCCATAACATGATCATATTTTTGATCATTTTTTTCTTGCCATAAATTTATATCACCAATTTGTCCATTAATTTCAGAAATTGCTTGGCTTGAATCTACCTCTGCAATAAGATCATTAACATCTTCTTGAGAAAGACTTCAGCTAGTAGGTTTGTTACCCTTTTCTAGTTTTCATTTATTCACATACATAAAACGAGTACCATTTGCATTGTCTACTGAATTATACAATTGCAATCAAGGATTGGCTGCTTCAGAATCACTAGCTTGAGCAGAAGTTATAGTAAAAGTTTTTGATAAATGATCTGCATGAGAAATTAAAACAGTTTCATTATTTAATTTATCTTCAATTTGTGAAAAATAATCAGTTCCTTTTCAAGAATTAATTAATTGAATGGTACCTCCACCTCAATAAACTCAAACTCCGGTTTCAGCGGCTAACTTAGCAGAATGATAAACGTTTACATCTCAAAGTTGAAGTGTATAAGTTTCACCTTCAATTAAATTTTCTGTTAAATTTAATTGATAAGCTCCATATGCTGCGCTGTCATACAATTTAGGATTATTTTTTAATAAATTAACTCCGCCTATTTGAATTTTTTCATTTAATATTGAATTTTGAGTATTTATATTAAACTCACCAATAGTAAGAGAATTTGCTGCAATCTGATTAGCAGTAATTGAACCTGTAATAATATTTCCGCCATCAATAATAGTATTGCTATCATCAAGAAGAATAGTTGTATAATTAATAGTACCATCTAAACGTTTACGCTGTTCACATGTATATAAATAAGGATATTTAGTTTCATTTCCTGCAGAAGAAGTCGCTAAAGGCGGTACTTTTAAAGTTCATTTATTATAGGCATTAGCAGTTAAAGTAATTCAATTTGTTGGTAAATTATTATTAGTAGTATTAAAAGTTACACTTGAATTAGAGCGATAATAAATACGTTGTGTAGCAACTATTCCAGTAGGATCAACTTGTCTAAATCCTCCATCTATATAAGCATATAATTGTTTAGATGTAGTAAAATATAATTTTGAAGCTGAATCACTAGAAAGAATACCAAGAGGAATGTAAAAATTATTATCTTCAGAAATTGGCATATTACAAGTAAAAGCATTTTGAGAAGCTACTGTGAATGTATTTTTTGATATTGTTCCTTTTAAATACATAATTTTATTTGTAGCAGCTCCTTGTACTGTAAATGTTGTACCAGGATTAACACTAGGATATACTTCATATGTATTTGTTGTTGTAGAACCAGATGTAATTGCTGCAGGAGCATATAAAATTGGATAAGAAAGATCAAATGTTAAATTAGCTGCTAATTCTTTATACCCAGCAGAAGTTCCTGCAATAATTTTTCCTGCGGCTATTGCAGCAGCAGCTTTAATTTGATTGCTATGCTGAGTACGATCAATAGTATTTGAATTATATGAAAAATCAGCAACTCAATAAGAACCATCATATGTGAAAGTTATAATTTGATTTGCACGCAAATAATTTGCTGCAGGTAAATTAGCTATACTTCCATTACTTAGATATTTTATTGGCTTAGCAGTTGTTTCATTAACACTTAATTTTAAATTATCAGAAGGTGTTACAGTATTAATATTAGCAAATTTAACATTAACAGTAGTACCTGTTTTGAGAGTAAATGCAGTTGTTGTAGGAGAAATTGAAGCTGTTTTAGTTGCTTCACTTGCGACAGTATTGCATTCTGCATATCATAAAATTGCTGTATTTGCAATTTTAGAATCTACATCAGATTTAGTTGCGTAATTATTAAGACTTCCAATAGACACAGTAGATCCAATATTAACTCCACTACCACTTATAGTAATATGTCCATCACCATCAAAAGTAATAGAAGCTGATGCATCACCAATAGTAAAAGATCTATTTGAATCAAAGCTAATTCCTTCGCCATAAGTTGCGACAATAGTACCAGAATTATCATAAACACTCATACCAGAATTAGAAAGTAATACTTTATAACCATTATTTTCATTTGCTACATATCATCCTTGAGCTTTTGGATTTCCCGAAGGAGCAACAATAGGAGTATAAGTATAATTACCAATAGAACCAGAACGAGTATAATATAAAGTATTTTGTTGTACTGTAGTATGTGTAGTTGCAATATAATTTTCAACAGTACTAGGTAAAACTCATAATCCTGCAGATGTTACAGCTAAATGAGTCATAATATATTTAGATTGACTATCTGTTATATCAAGAATATATCATTCTTGACTTTTCGGATTTCCTACTGGATCTGTAACAGGCGTATATGTATATGGTTCACTACTACCGCTTCGTACAAAATAAACAGTTCCATCTTGAACTGTAGTATCTGTTGTTAGTGTATATGACCCATGTTTACTAATTCAATCTAATGTTCCAGCTACATCTTCTACAATAGATAATTGAGTAAGAGCATTATTAGCAGCATTGTTAGCAGAGGCCGCGTCTCTTGCAGCATCTCTTGCAGAAGTTTGAGCAGAAGTTGCCGCATCAGCGGCTATACTAGCAGAAGTAACTGCGGCACTTGCACTTTGGACAGCTTGACTTGCTGATGTAACAGCTACACTTGCAGACTGAACAGCTATAGATGCCGCAGCAGACGCAGATTCTGCGTTTTGTGAAGCTAATAAAGCTGAATTTTCTGCATTAACTGCAGCAGCAGATGCAGTAGTGGCAGAAAGTTCCGCGGCACTGGCTGATAAAGCTGCGGCACTTGCACTTTGAGCAGCTTGTGAAGCAGAAGTTTGTGCTGATGCAGCAGCATTAAAAGCAGCACTTGCACATGCAACCGCAGAAGCAGCTGCATTATAAGCTACACTTGCAGAAGTGACAGCAGATGCAGCATAATCATAAGCTATACTTGCAGATTGAACTGCTGCACTTGCAGCAGAAGATGCAGATGCAGCCGCAGTAATAGCTAAATCAGCAGATGCTTGAGCAGTTGCTGCAGCACTAGCAGCTATATTAGCAGAAGTCTGAGCAGAAACAGCAGCATTATAAGCTGTATTTGCACACGAAACTGCAGCAGAAGCCGCTAATTCTGCGGCTTTAGCATATCCAACTGCTGTACTTGCTGTTTGAAAAGCTTCACTTGCGCTAGCTACAGCGCTTGCTGCAGATGTAGATGCTGAAGTGGCCATATCCATAGCATCATTAGCTGTTTCACTAGCCGCAGCTGCAATTTCTCCAATTGAATTATAGCTATTGGCTAAGACAGGATTAGTATAATCAATATGTGGATTTTCAGGAGAATCATCATCTGACCAAACAATTTTTGATCGAGTTCATATATATTTTCCAGACTCTCATACTGGAGGAGTAACATCTCATCCTGAAGCAGATTCTTCTGGTTCGTTTGTAGAACTAGTTGTTTTTATATATTCTTCTGTAATTGAAGTTGGATAAATTCCCGCATCTCCATAAGCTCCAATAAGATGTACATTAGTTTCAGTTGAATCTCCGGTTGTATAATTAACAATTTCATAATTCCATAAATATTTATTATTTGCATCAACTTTTTGAGGAGTTGTACTTCAAGGACTAGTAGTTCCTTTTGTTGGAGCATTAGGAGTATTAGTTCTTACATAATAATTAGTAATACCAGTAATACCTTTTCCATCTGCGCCATATGTTGCGGCTATATGAACAGTACTTCCAGTTGATGTTGCATTTGTTGTACCATCTGTATAAGTTATAAGTTCATAATTTCAAATATATTTTGCATCTTGAGTTGGAGTTGGAATTGGAGGAGTACTTCAATTATTTGTAGGAGCAATGGTTGAGCTATTATTACGAGCATAATATTCTGTAATACTATAGATATTTTTTTCTATATATTGAATAGGTTCTGCCCAAGAGTCAATAACATCAGAAGCTGCGGCAGAAATAGCTACCCCAGTGATAATTCAACACGGACTTGGTGTATTATTTCCTATTTCTGGAATATTTAAACTTCAACCATTAAAATTTTCACTAGGAGTGAGGCTACCATTTGCGAATGTATAAGTAAGATTTCCTGGCTTTTCTGCATCAGAGGGTTTAGTTAATGCTCGTTTATAAAGAGTAATTTTAGCTTGGCTTAAACCATCTTTACCATCTTGTACTAATAATATAGGGTCTGACCACTCTGTATCGGCTATATTATCAATTGCTGGAGATACTGTAGCTTCTATTACAGCGGTTGCCGCAGATACTCAACAGGGATCTGTGCCACTTGGAATTGAATCTGATCATAGACTTCCTTGAGGAATAATTGCTCTATGAGTATCAAAATTGTAACTGATATTTTGAGGTTTATTAGATGGCTGTACAAAATATCTTTGATAAAGAAGAACGGTTGTAGAATTAAAGCCATTAACGCCAGCTTTTCCTTCTTCTTTCATAGAAGCTAATGATCAATTAAAAGTTTTTTCAAAACTATTATTATCAGAAGTTGTAGCAGTTATATATAATGTGCCACTTTGAGCTACAGAAGTTGTTAAATTTGAGTTTACACTAACTGTAAAAGTATTATTTGAATAAGTTACAGTTAATCCTTCATAAGGAATAAAATCAATATTCGTAATTGTAGCTGTTACTTGAGTACTACCCTTATATACAATAAATTGTGAAGAAATACTAGCATTAATTGCCATGGAGTATGCTGTAGCAAATGTATGGCTTTCATCAGTTAAAAAAGCAGTGTAAACATTTTCACTTTCTACATTACTATTAATAATAGGTATTGTCTGAGTATCAATTTGATTTTGAGTTTCTATATCATAAATTGTACATTTTACTAAATTTGCTGAATCAGAATTTGCAATTGAATATGTTACATTTGATTGATCTACAGGGATAAAACTTGATGTTCAATTAATTCCATCAGATGATTCAGCAATTCTAAAATGACTTATATATTCTACTGAAGTTTCATTTTCTTTTGCTCTTGTAGAAGAAAAAGTAACTGCACTTGGAATTAATGTCGGTGGAGAAGTGGTTGTATCACGAATAATAACAGAAGGACTACAAACCAAATTATATTGATATGAAGAATAATTAATTTCTCGATTTGAAATACAAATTGGATCTGAATAATTTGGAGTAGGATCTCCTACTAGTACAGTTTTGGTTCTTTGTCAAATATATTGTCCAGGACTGTAAGCTGGAGCAGAAATCTGTCATCCAGTTGTTGGTGCTTCAAGGTTAGACTGAGAAGACGCATATTCAACATCTACTTCTTTAACAACTCCTTGAGTTGCTATTTCTATTTCTTCAACCCTTTCTGTCAATTCTTCATTTGAAGAATTTATTTTAATTCAGCATCCAATTCCATTTTTTTCATCATAAATAAATGTTAATATATTTCCTGCAGATCATTTTGGTTTTAAAGGAATAACTGTATCCTCGTCTTTTACGTATATATTTCCTTTAATTGTTAAGGGATTACCTTTAATAGGAGCGTCTGTATCATTGGCTGCAGTATTTTCAAATAATGTTAAACTAGGTAATTCTGTTGCAGTATTATCATTTATAAATTTTACAGTTAAAAGCATGCCTTTAACTAACTTAATTTTATTTACATTATGATTACTAATAATTACTTCTTTATCAGCAATATTTGCGGCAGTTGAGCAAGTTCCATAAAAGCTGGAAGAAATTACATGAACTCCCGCATCAGTTCCTCCAGAAGAGGTTAACCTTGAAATTACTTGTCCTGCCATATAAATCTCCTTTTACTCTTGGTAATAAAATTCATTTCTTTTAAAATGAAAAATATATATTAAATCTAATTTAATTAGACCCTTATCATGCTTCTACTCTAGTAATATAAATATTATTATATTTTGTTGTGGTTCTTTGTGTAGTTGTACTATTATTAGTATCAAAATATCTGTTAGTAGGTCGTGTTGAAATAGTTGTTCCATTTATATATACATCTCAACCTTTTCACCAAGGTACTCTATTATTGCCACTTGATCCAACTTCTCCAATAAACATATTTACATATTTGCCCTGCGGAGAATATACGCAAACGCTACGATATAATGGAGTTGTTTTACTTGTTAAAGTACAATAATAAATTTTCATATGTGTGTAATTTGCTGCTGATGCTTTTAAAGTAATACTTGTTTGTGAAGGAGCTTGTGCTACTGGTTCTCATTCAAATAAAACATCCGGTGCTAACGCTGTATGTCAAGCTGCTTTCTGTTTACTTCCAATAGATCCAACAAAATGTTCGTCTTTCACAAAATTAATTACTGGTGCTCCAGATGGAGTAAGCTCTAATGAGATACCATTATATTTATCGACGCCATTTATTTTTCTTTGTGAAAAAAATTCTATACCTTGATTTCCATTTGATGAAAATTTTGGCTGTATACACCCAATTTTAGTATTTTCTATATCTGAAAATTCTAATATTGTATTTCCTTCTAAATCAGAACTTGGTGTAGTAGTATTGATTAAATTTGTCGATTTTAAATAAATAGGTAATTGACTATCTACAACATCAAAATTTACAGCTGTTTTATTAATAGCAATTCCATTTCCGCCAGATAAAAAACTTAATTGTGTTGACATATAATCTCACCTACTTACCAAGCTTCTACACGATATACATAAACACTTAAGTGATAATAAGTCGTTCTTACTGTTGAACTAGCACCTTGTGTATCCATATAATAAGTATAATTAGGTGAATCACCAGCAATTCGTAAAGTAGTTTCATGTATTTCTACTTGTGTTGCTTTTGGATAATAAAATCCAGTATCATTACCTGGTGCCCCTAGAAATAAGTCAATTGATTTTCCATTAGGATTAATTACATCAACAGAAGAACAAATTAAAGTGTCTGAATAGTAAATTCGCATATGTTCATAATTTGCAGCTGATGCACTTAATGTTATAGGATATGCTAAAGTACCGCCACCATAGTCGTATAAAACATTCGGTTCTAATGCAGTATGTCAAGCTTTTTTACATGCTGGATTACGCATAGTAACTACAGGATTTCCATTAGAATCAATTCCTAAATGTAATCCATTATAATATTCCCCAGAATCTGTTTCTTTTTTTGAAAACATAGATAGCGCTTGATATTTATTGTTATAAAAATGATTACCAAAACATCCTATTGTTTCATTATTTGAATCTGTTAAAATTAATTGATTATTTCCATCAGCATCTGATTGAGAAGAATTATTAACAAGATTATTTGATTGCAAATTTAAAGTTTTAACAGATAATATATTAGGAAAAATTTCCGTATTATTTACAGCTATTGGAGAAGTTCCAATTGCAATTCCTTTATCTGATGAAAAATTTATTAATGCCATTATCCTCACCACTCATCATTTCAAGCTTCTACTCGTAGAATAAAAATAGGTTTTGTATCATTTCCTGGAGTAGAAGGCCTTTTAGTAGTTGTGGCTCCTGAAGTATAAAAACTATATCTTCTTTTAATAACAGACCCATTTATAAGTACATCTACCGCGGCAGGTCAATAAATACCACTACCATATCCTGCATATCCAATAAATAAATTAACATATTTTCCATTAGGCTTGAATACTTCAACCGAACTTTCTGGAACTCGTGTTTCAAAATACTTATAATAAATTCGCATATGATTATAATTAGCTGCAGAAGCACTTAATTGAATACCTGTAGTATCATCTGCACCAGGAATTTGCTTACCATTAAATAATATATCTGGTTGAAGAGCTTTTAATCAAGCTAGTCTAGAAGCATTATCTTGAAAACCTATATCTGGAGTTCCATCTGATAAAATATTAAAATTAATACCATTATAATGGCCATCTCGATGAGCATAAATGCGCATACCTTCCATGCCATTTGTTCAAGAACTATATCCAATTCAACCTAATAAAGAATTATTGGAATCTAAAAATTTAACTCCTTCTTTACTAAAGATATTTTCTGAAGGTGGTGTATTATTGGTAATATTTGAAAGTTGGACTTTAATTGGTAAAGTTGTTTCAATTTTATTGTTTGTAACCGCAGTTTTTCCAATAGCTAAACCAGTTCCACCTGCTAAAAGACTTAAAGTTTTAAATTTTACTGGAATTGCTCCATAACTTATTACTGAACCATTATGTGTATCGGTTAAAGTTACTCGAAAACCATAAGTTTTATTTGGATTAAAATTTCCATTAATAAACTTTTCTGTAGTTCCAGATGATCCAGATAAAGTATCAGTTCCTACTAAAGTATATGTAGTATCTGAAGATAACTTATATTCAAATTTTAAAGATGATCCTGCGTAATTACTATCTGTACTTCATGTGACAATTACTTTAGCATAAGTTCCATCTTCTGAAGGATTTTGTGTAGAATCGCATCTAATAGCTTCTACGCTACCAATAGTAGGTTCAATATAATCTAAACTTCAAACTGCATATAATGCTAAAGCAGCATTGCCAGTATATTTTCCGCCAGAATTATAAGCAACTGTCGTTGAGGTTGAAGAAGTTGCCCATCCTTTAAAAGAATACCCAGATCTTGTCGGTATTGTTGTAGAAAGTGTTAAATCTTGACCATAATATTTGGTCTGATTCGCAGGCGCGCCTTCACCGCCATTTGCGTTATAAGAAACAATATAAGAACTTAGAGCAGGAATTGTAATAGTGGTCGTAGCAGTACTAGTACCATCTCTTCAATTAGAATGGTTATAAGTTACAACTTTTAAAGTAATGTTTCTTGCAGATGTTCCTCTTGCGATACTTTTGCTAATACTTGCCATTTGTTTCTGTACTGTAGCGCCACTAGCTGAATAAAAACTATTATTAGTAGTTTTCGCCGAAGTTCCATCTATAGTAACTGTACAGTCTACATAACCAATATCAAAACTTCATGCCATAGATTCAAAACCACCACTTAAACTAACACTAACCGCGGTGTTAGACTGAGAAGTGCTGTAATTTCCATATGCTCTTCAGTGATCTACTTCATTACCATAAAACGCCATTTAAGCACCTCCTTATAACTCCTTTAATATATTAACCAAGTCATTCTAAATTAAGATTGCCATCACTATCTTGTACTCAATCTCATTTTCCAACAAGGTGATGTACATCAGAAGGAGAAATTGCAATAATTTCATATACGCCAGTTGAATTAATAACCGTGCTATATACAAATGTTACAATATCTCCTGCTCTGATTAAATTAATATCTGTAAGTGCTTTTCCACGTCAATATATAGCTTTAGCACCTCTAGAATTAATATTTAAAGTTGGATTAGCAACTGTATTTCCATTTGTAAATTTAACTGCAACTATACCATTATTAGATAAAGCATAAGATGCAAAAGTTGCAGTTTTTGCAACAGTAGCAGCTGCAGTATCGCTATATGCGTATCCATTACCAAAAGAATAATTAGCATAAGTTGCATTATCGTTATCATCAATAGAACTTACTTCTACTCAATTCGTTCCATCATATACAAAAAGTACAACTGCACCAGCTCTTCAAGACGTTTTGGCAGATGTGCTAGCTGTAGTTGTCCCATATCTCATAATTGATTTCTCGGCTAATAAGGTTGTAGATCCCTTTGAAGGAGAAGCTGCAGTACCGCCATTATTAAATAAAGTTAAAGTAGGATTTGCTACACTATTCGTATTTGTAAATTTAACGGCTAAAGTCATACCAATAATAAAACTTAATACTTCTGTGGTATTAACTTCATTAATAATAACTTCTTTTTTAGCTGTAGCTGCGGCGGTTGCACAAGTTCCATAAAAAGTAGAGGTAACAGTATGTGTCTTACCCCCAGCGACTACTTTGCCGATAGTTTGGCCAGCCATATCTTACCTCCTTGCTATGCTGGAACGCCTGTTGTGCCAGCTGTTCCAGTGAATTTATAAGCTGCATCTCCAGTTTTAACGGTAACAGCACTTCCAAGAGTAACAGAATCTCCTGTACTAAAAGAACCATTACTAATTGTTAATACGCAATTACTAACAGCTGCCGTTGCCCCACTTGCGGAAACTACTACTGTCTTTGCTGTAACCGGTTTTAAAGTATTATTTGTTGTTCCCGCTGTTTGAACTGCAATAGTTCCAGCAGGAGTAAAACTATGAGTATGATTACCTTTAGCCGCAGTAGATGCAGTAGATCCAAGAGCTAAAGAAGGACTAATCTCTACATAAGCGGAACCACCTCAACGCCAAGTAAGATTAGTGGTTTTATCTACATAAATCTTACCTTCTTCACCAGTTGCGGGAAAGTTTGCTTTAGCTGTATATTCAAGAACATCATCCACATAGCTAGGAAGATATGTAGCATCAATTTTAGAACTTGAATTTAATGGAGCTACGCCATTAGCAGCACCACGAGCATATCCTAAACCTGTTTCAATGTTACTCTTGGTTAAGATGTTACTTAATTTGCGGCGATGATAAGTTGTAGTAGTAGTTCCTCCACCCGCATACTGAACAACCGCATAGTCATTCATAGTGGCAGGAGAACTACCTTCACCTAAACCATTAATTGCTGTACTTAAATTTAATCCAATGGTAATTGTACCAGTTGATGTAATTGGACTTCCTGAGATAGAAATTCCGCCAGTACCAGATGCGGCAACACTAGTCACACCCTTATCATTAGGCGGTGCAGCCCATGTGCCGTCCGCACGAAGGAAGTGAGATGTACCTCCACCAAGTTTAACAAGACCTGCGATAGTGGTTGATGCATCTTGGGCATATAAAGTGCCTATGATACGCGCAGGACCTGTAACAATTAAATCTTTTAATTGTGCGATAAGTCATCACCTTCCCTCTTAAATTTCATAAATAGTATCTACTTCAAAGCCTTCTCTTTTAAATATCTTTGCGGTATTCATATTATTTTCTCTAAAATTGACCGCAGATATTGCGCCAGTTTTTTGAATAGAAGGAATTTTTTCATCATCATCTAATTGAAGTAGACTGAGATTTTTAATTTCTAAGATTCCTGTACCGCTAGCCGCAGTAGAACCAGTTCATTGATTTAAAATTCTTAGTCTAATATATTTAGTTGAACTACCTAAATTATCTTTAGATAAATCAACAGTTCCAACTTTACGATAATCGTTTACAACGGTAGATGCAGCGATGAGATAAATGGTAGAAGAATTTGAAGTTGCTGTTTTATTAGCATCAAATTTTTCAAAACCAATATAATATTGATTACCAGCTATTGGACTTGAATAAACGAAATCATAATAAAAAGTTTTACTAGAATCAATTTCTATATAATCTGTACCTAATGTTTCTGGATAATGCTGATTAACTCAAGCATTACCAGTAATTACTGTACTATCTTTGGTATATTCTATAGTACCATTTCCAGAAGTTACATATAAAGATTTAGGTCCATGCAATAATTCTTTAGCCATTTATTCCACCACCTCTCCGCAGAATAAATTGCCTTGTTTATCTATGCTTGCAACAGTATGATAAAGTTCTAATATATCCTCTTCAGACAATGCTGTCGCATAAATACGAACATCTGATATATTACCAATAAAAGCAGTACTAGCTGGATTTGTAGTAGTTCCTGCAGCTTCTGCTCCAATAAAAATACCATTAGCACCATTATATCCAATTAAATTCGTAGAGCCAGTTGATGTAGTGCCTTTTAATTCACCATCTATATAAATCTTTACGCTTTCTCGATCGCATGTTCCAGTTAACATGTGTCAATTATCCTTTAAAGTATTTGTAGCCACTCCACTGTTAACAGGTTTATATCCAACAGAGGCTATATAGAGAGAAAATTGAATTCCACTTGCATTTTCAAAATTTCATCCACCGCCTTCTGTACAGGATATTGGATTTCCTCAAGTAGAAAATTTTATTCAAAGATTTACAGTAATTGCATCTCTGACCATAGCACTTCTGCCAGCTGCGATAAAAGTTGTACCAGAAGGAAAATATGTAGATGCACTATATCTGGGAGTATCGGTTGATAAAGTTAAATTAGATGTAGGTGTACCATTATTTTTATATCCACTACAATCTAATTCAAAATCATCTAAAGAAAAAATATCTGTACATTTTTCTCTATCATCTTCACAGTAGGCTTCTGAAAAATATACTTTATATCCTGGACCAACATAGAATCCAATTAAATCATTTGACCCACTTTGATGAATTCCTTCACATTTACAAAGATAAAAGCCATTTCCAAGAGATTCAACAGAAGTTCATATATTTTGTTCTGCTCCACCATCTCTTCCATTTCATGCGGGCATAACAATTTCTTCTGTTATTGGCAAACTATTTTCTTCTTTTACAATACATTGAATACTTCTATATCCGCCTTCAAACGCAGGAGATTGATAGCATAAATATCCGCCTGTGCTCATTGGTGCAGTAGAAGCATTAGCTACTCAATGACTATACTGCTGATTAGGTCTAAATATATATTGTTTATCTTGATTTTGTCCACTTGTCCCAACTGCATTTGTACGACCTCAATGATTTCATCCTGCGCTGGCACTTGAAGTATTAAAAGTTGGATAAGTATAAGCATTAATTAAAGTTTGCTTAATTTTATCTAATTTATAATGTAAAATTAATCCTTTAGATAATTCTTTAATTTCTTTAGTAGAAAGACAATGATCATAGATACGAATATCATTTAACTGTCCAGTTAAATAATTTCCATAGCCAGATCCATTAGCTTGACTTGCACCAATAGAAAATAAGGTTCCTCATTGACTTTCATTTAAAGTCATATTATATTCTTGTTTATACTCTCCATTAATATAATATTTAATTTTTCCATTATTACAGGTTATCGCAATATGAAATCAAGTATTAATAGGATAGGTATAATTAGTTATTCATTGAACATTTTTTCCACCTGGATCAATTCTTATTTTTCCATCAATTAAAAATAATGAAAAACCGTTACCAACTGTAGCTCTACAACAGCCAAGTGTTTGTGTTGTACTAGCAGAAGTAGTATAAACTCAAACACTATAAGAATAATCAGAACCTAAAAATTTTATTGGTAAAGTAATATAATCATTACCATCAAATTGATAGCATTTACCAAGTTTACCATCATTATTTACAGTAGCTCCATTATTAACAGCTTCTACACCAGATAATCCTTGTTGAATTAAATCTCCAGTTAACGGAAGTCAAACCTGTAAAGCCATGTTGACCTCCTAACTGAATATAAAATCTAAAGCTTCTGTTGTAGAATTATATTCTAAATTTACTTTATTGCTAATATTAATTCCACCTGTTGGAAGGATACCATCTGTGCGGAAATGGAATACAGAACCGTCGTAATAGACTATGTACATTCCTTTAGGTAAAGTATGATTTGAAGCACTACTTGCTGTACCATTAATTCAAATTGGTTTCGCAGGTCAATTACTTGCGGCAAATGTAAGAGCAGACGCCGCGGTATTAGTATAATACATATTTACAATTAAATAGCAAGATTCATCTTGATTTTTGACAGGACTAGAATTTCATGCATGTATACTATAAGCACTTGTAGTTTTTGCAGCTGTGCCTGCCCCAGTGCCACAATAAATTGTAGGTACTGTATTACCATCTACATAATTTTGTCCAGCGATTCAACGATTATCAGTGGTTGCTGTACCGTTAACTTTAATCTTGCCAGCGCTCCAATAAGTAAGTAAAATCATAGAACCTGCGCCATAGTGCGTTGTTAATCTAGTATTACCTTGATAATAACAATTAATTGCACCAGTAGTTCCACTTTTCAAAGTTAAATTTAAAGTTACATTATTAGCTCCAGCATAAGGTAATCAGTAAGCAATTGTTAAACCATCATAGAGAGCGTCAATAGTTTTTAATTCGCCAGTCCAAGAAGCACCTGCGGCAGTTTGAGTTCCTATTACGGTATGTATGCTGCCTTTTAAATCATACTTAGTATTATTAGGTAGCATAATATTTGAAATTTGTGCCATTACGCCCTCCTAAAATTATTTAAAAATATTTCATATAAAATAAAAAAGGCAATCTTGTAATTATACAAAACTGCCTTTAGTATAATAGTTATTAAATTCGAGTTAGACAATCTTTATATCTAGCTTTTAATATCTCGTTGTTCGGTTCATATGACAAAGCCTTAACTGCATATCCTAAAGCTTTATCATATTCATTCTTTTTGCTATAAGCAATACTTAATAGATTATAAAAGCCATATGATCAAGATAAAGGTTCATCCATTCAACCTCTAATTGGTTGTTCTGTTTTTAATCCCTCTTTTAATACACCAATAGCCATGTCATATAACCCACTACAAACTAAAATATCACCCAAACCTAAGTAATTGTCTTTATAATATTTGTTTTCTGCAATGCCTTTACAAAATGAATCCATACCATTTATTGCTTTATTTATTCTTAAATAACAATAACCTACATTATAATATAAACTAGCTTTTTCTCAAATATCTAGTTCTGGAAAATCTTCTGCATGCTCGAGGACATATGAATAAGCTTTTAATGCTTCTTCAATTGATCCCTTAGCTTTTTCTTCATTTCCTCATAAGAATCAAGCTTGATGATCATTTGGATTCTCTTGGACACGCTTTTTAATTAAGTCTAAATAGAATTTTTTATCTCTTTGATAATCTGGAAAATGATGTAAAACTAATTTATCTCTTAAATCAATAAATTTAGAAAATTGTCTACTGTGAGTTATTCTATCCATTAAATGTTCATGTACGATCCCATCTCAAAATAAATTAGGATCTTTACCATGAATTTTATTTAAAACGAATTCTTTTCCATTTCCATTTTCCGTATGAGATCAGATATATCTATAAATAACTCTAGGCTTTTCTTCGTCTCAATTTTCTCTAAGGACATTTGCTCAATCAGATGATTCTCAAAATTCATCTAAATCTGTACATACTCTAATATTATATTCATCTGGCACTAAAGCTAGTGAATCATTACGAGCAGTATCAAATCTAAATTCATCATATATCTTTTGATGTACTTCCACTCCAAGAGAAGATAAGAGCTCTACAGTGTTATCTGTAGAGCCCGTATCTAATACTATAATATGATCCGCGGGTGACATTGATTTAACCCACTTTTCAACATTTTTTTCTTCATTTTTAGCTATTGCATATACACAAATTTTATTCATCCTTTTTTCTCCTTTTTATCCTTTAAAATTAGGATACAGTAATAGTAGCTGTGGTACCAGTAAATGTAGGCTGGCTTACGCTACCAGACGCGGTTGTACTACCACTAATTTGTACTTTAGTGCCTGTAAAGGTAGGCTGACCTACAGAACCAGTTGTTGTACCTGCCACGCTAATTGTTGCAGTTGTACCAGAGAATGTACCAGAATTTGCTTGAGAATAAGAATATTCTCCTTCTAACGCGGCTCCTGTACCAGTAAATGTCGCAGCATAGGTGTCAGGAACAGCAATATTTCCAGTAACTAAACGTGCTCCAGTACCAGTAAATGTTGCAGTATAAGTATTAGGTACTGCGATATTTCCTGTAACAAGTCTTGTACCAGTTCCAGTGAATGCGGGAGCACTTGATTCATACGCCGCATCTCCTGTTTTAACGGTAACTGCACTAGTTGTAATTGAATCTCCTGTTGTATATCCTAATTGATAAAAACTTAAAGTTTCATCTGCTACGCTATAATAAGTAATATTATTTGAAGGTGCGGCTGCGCCAGGGGCGGCTGCAACAACAGTTTTTGCTACTGTAGCTTTTGTAGGATTATTAATAGAAGCAGTTGCTCCTGCTGTTTTAACTGAAATTGTAGGAGCAGCTACGCTGCCAGCAGGAGTATAAGTTGCAGTTCCAGTTGTTCCACTTACTGTTGCGGTTTTGTTTGTAGTTGCGCTAGTTGTTACAGTAACAGAACCCGCCGGAGTATAAGTGGCAGTACCAGACGCTGTATTAACTGCAGCAGTTTTATTTGCTGTAGTCTTTGTTGTTACAGTAACAGAACCTGCTGGAGTATATGTAGCTGCAGCAGTAGTATCTGAAGAAGGACCAATTACAACATTTCCAGTTGCAGTTGAATTATTTATTGAAATAGAACCACTAGGTGTATAACTTCCTGTAGAAGTCATACTTGAACCTGTAAAAGTTGGTTTGCTAACAGTGCCCGCAGGCTGATAATTACCGCTAGTATTATTTGCAGTAGTAATTGTTACTGTACTAGAAGATCCAGTAAAGGTTGGTTTACTAACAGTACCCGCAGGTTGATATGAAGCAGTAGCACTATTTTTCTTTGCTAATGCTCCAAGGGAAGAAAGAGGTTCACCTAAAGAGTGCCACTTTTCATTGTCACCATAAATAAATTCTTCATTTCCATAAAAGTATAAATCACCTACAGTTTTAGTTGTAACTGCAGCGTCATTTACTGTAGGATTTTCGTTTCCACCATCTGTTAGTGCTGTACTTGAAACACCTTTAAAAACTATTGCACTACCGCCAGTAATTGCAGAAATTTGTTCTCGAGCTCAAGCGTCTTTAATATCATATGTATTACCATTTGGTAATGTAATTTTTGAAATTGTGGGCATTATAGCTGCCTCCTCTCAAATTGCATATTTTATATATTATTTAATTTTATCAATTTGAATTGATATTCCAGAATCATTTCATTCTTAATATCGAGTTAAAACAAGAGTTTCTTGTTGTTCTTCAGCAGGTAGATTTATAAAAGATCCTGGAATAACTGTAATCCCAGAATTGATAAAGCTTTCTTCAAGTGGATCATCTAACCCAATAAAAGCATTTACTTTATTATTTCAAAATGCAATTTGATCTTGAGAAATAACTGGATATATGGGTAAATCTCCTATATAAGCCTTACCATCCCCAACTTTTATTCCTGTTTGATTTTGATTATCATCTAATATAACATATATTTCTCCAAGAGAAGAAATCTTATTTATTAATGTGCTATCATATACTTTAAAACCAGAATCTGGTTTAATATGGAGTCGTTTACCACTTTCCATATCTACATAAATATCGCCTAAATTATTTTTATTATCTCTTTCGACAATAAAAATGGCTCCATCTATTGTCTCATTAGGTAAGGAGGTACCAATTTCTCCACGATAAAATTTAACCTGTGCCATTTAGTCCCTCCTTTTAATACCTTATTAAAAATATTTTTTATTGTATTAAGACAAAGAATGTCATTCAAATGCGGTCACCGCACTTTGGATTTCATCAAAAATAGATTGCATATTTTCAAATTCAGCTTTTTGCTGTTCCATTTGCTCTCTTTGTTCTTGATTTTGAGCAATTGTTTCATCTAATTGATCCTGTACTCTATCTTCAAGATTTGTTAAATTAATTACAGCTTCTTGGAAAGCGCTATAATCATCTGAAGCTACAAAATCAGACCCATCATTTGGGTCAAGTAATACATGAATTATAAAATTAGTAGATGTAGAAATACTAACCTTATCTACTAATTGAATATTTGCTAAAACATGCCCTTCAAAAAGCATTGCCTTTGGATAAGTAATCTCTCAAGTGGGAGGAAATCGTTTGTCATTTTCGTTTTTAATTTCTGTAAAAACACTATATCCTCGAATATCTAACTCTTGATGATACCAACATAAATAGATTTTAGTTGTATCAGTAAATTGAGCTGCGGCTTCTTGTGTAAAAATTACTCTAAGCTTGCGGCCATCCTTGTCACTCGCGCCAACCGTTACAATTGGATTTTGTATCGCTTGGTTAAGTGTTTTCATATTAATAACCGTTGTACGCAATTCTGCTGTCATTTACCAAAAACCTCCTCCCACATTTATCTAATTTTCTATTTTATATTGATAATCAATTAAAAAATTAAAATTATTATCTTCTTTTAATTCATCTGTTACAACTATTCCTAAGGAAGAAATATCAAAATTGTCTAACTTATATTGATCTTGCATTCCAATTTTAACTTCTTCTCCATTAATATTTAATATTAAACCTTTTGGACCAGTAACTAATATACTATTTAATTCATTAATGCCAGATTTAATAGAAGCTATACCGACATTTGTTATTGGTAAGATATTATTTACCTTATAAAAATTGGCTTGAACTAAATCTAATGGTATAAAATTTCCATTATAAGTCTGACTTTGTTCTTCTCATTGAACATAATTATCATTATGTACAATTTCTAATCATAAATATTTATATCCTTCAGTTAAATTATATTTTGGGGAGAAGGTAAAAGAAAAAGTTATAGTAGATAATTCAGATAAATTTTCGGAAACATTTTGTAATTGTCACGCTTGTAACAAATTATATCTACTATATTGAACAGGTAAAAGACTATTTCAATTTGAAGTAGAACTATTACAATATTTATAAATTAAATTATCATTTTCATTTTTGTAATATAATCGTTTTGGTTCTGCAGATCCATTAAATTCTGTTGGTATATCTACGTCTACATAATTATTATTATTTAAAGTATATTCAAATAAAACCACATCGCTATAAAGTTCTTTTTCAGTAGAGGTTTTAGGAATAATTAGCTGTTTTATTTGTTGAAATTTATTAAAATTAATATCAAAAAGTTTACTACTATTTTCTGAACATAATTTTAAATTTAAAGTAATATCATATCATAAATCTTGAGGAACAGTTAATGTCATATAATAAGTATTACCATACTGAATATTGTCTGGTAATTTTATTGCAATATCTCTATAAGTAGTAGAACTATCTGGTTTATAATCTACATATTGTTTATCATTTTTATTAATTGTTTTTAAATAACTAATATATTCAAATTCTTCAATATAGCGGTATTGTCCAATACCATAAGATATATTTTGTACCATACAATACCTCCTATAATCTTTCTAAAGCTTCATTCATTGTTACAGACATATTTGCCCCAGGACCTAAATTAAAATTAATATTTTGAATTATATAATCTCCAAAAGTATTTGTAGATAAATCAGAAATATGAGTTCTAGTATTAGGCTCTAAATAAAAAGCTGGTAATGCGGTTATATTTACAGTTTTTTGATAATTTGTATGTAAAAATAATTCATAACGAATTGCTTCATAAGCTCCATTTAAATATCCACCAATAATTAAATTTGAGAAATCTGTATCTGGCACTTTTATTCATGCTTGCCCATTATTAATGCATTCTAATCATTGTTTTTCTAAAATATCTTCTGTATTTTCAGCTATTCTCTGTTCAGTTATTGTAGTATTATCAGATCAATTTTGTTCTGGTTGATCCATATTTAAAAATATTACATCTGGAATTTCTGGAGTAAATAAACAATTTATTTCATCATTGTTAACTACATCTACTCTTCTACCTATATTTTCTATACTATATATCCCAAGAGAAGAAGAATTAGCATCAATGATATCAAAATAAAAATTGCCACTTGTTAAAGTTTTATAATGAATAGATCCGTTTTCTTCTTCTCCAAAAAATTTTTGATTTTCTCTGCGGAGATCATATTCATTTGGTCAAAAGCTATATAAATCTTGATAATATTCTCCTGGATCAGTTCCATTAGCATTTGCTTCAAGACCGTAACATAATAAGAATGTTCTTCAGTCAATTGCGTAGTAATCGTCATAAACAATGGGAGATTTTGATTCAGCTTGCGGATTAGATAAATCTTCTTTTAAATATAGATCTATATATTTTAATTCTTCATTAATTCACATTACAAATTTTTCTGTGCCATCCGCTTCATAATAATGATAAATTTGATCCATATTGCCAACTGTTGGTAAAACATCAACATCAAATCATTTTCCTAGTTGATTAGTTTGTAAAATAGGACTATTTTCTGTGTATTCTGGGTATGTATAATAAATTAAATTGTGAAAAAGTCCATAATAAGGAATTTTATCATTATCTGATTCATCTACTTTATGATCATGAGTATTGTTTGTATACCCAACAATCTCTGGCTTATTGTCAATAACTAGTCTATATCTAATTGCCATTTTTATTCCGCTATCTGATGATCTCATTCCATTAATAATAAAATCATTTTTAATATTATTATAATTTGGAGTCATTGTAATAGATGTAATATTTTTACTATCTTCAAATGTAAAGCTAGTTTTATCATTTACAGTATCTATTAAATATTGTAATTCAGTACTTGTATCTAAACAAAATTGACCCTTCTCTAATGAGATATATCTACCCGGATTTTCTGTCTCTTGGAGAACTATTTCAGATTGATTTATGTTTAAATAATTCTTAATTTCTCTAAAATGAAAAATACCAAATACATCATAGAAATATTCATAATTTCCTAATTGATTTTTTATTTGATCTAATACACTGCAGATACTATCTCCTGCGGCAGCAGTAATTTCACTAACAGGAGTAAAATCTGCGTATACATATCCAATATCATCTCCAGAAGAATATTCTGTATAAGTGCCTTCTTTATTTTGTTCTTTATGATATTGATAGTAAAAACTTTGTGTTTGTTCATCTCATTCTTTACTAAGATAAACTGGATTTGATCCCATTCAAGCAACAATTTTCTTAATTCTTAATGGAACATCTTGAATAATAATATTACTTAAATCTTCTTTTCCTCAATGATTCATTAGTTCTGTTATTAAATTATAATAAAGAACTTTTTGTTCAACTACTTCTCCTTGTGTTGTTTGAGTTGTCATAGTATCAAATCTGATTGTAGCAGGAAGTTTTCCTCCAATATCTCCATTTAAAAGACACATTTTATCTTTTAAATTTAAAGTAAGATTAACAGCAGAAGAGGTTGCAGAATTTATACTAAAGGAATTAATATAAAAAACACCTTGAGGAAATCATAAAATAGGATATTCTAAATATTCATTTGTTTTATTTTCAATACCAATTTCAATAAATATTTTTTTATTTAAAGCAAAATCCATTTCAATATTATCTACATTATATTCTCCACGACTTACTGAACAAGTTAAATTTGCGGAGCGCCGCACATTACTATTTCCATCTTTGGAAATAGATCCACTAGAAATAATACCTTGAATTTCTTTAATAGGATTTTCTTTTCAATCTAATAAAGTCATATTTATATGTTGTTTTTGATTAACAAATGTATCTATTTTTGCAAGAAAAGATTGTTTTTTTCGTTCAGTATTTAAATTATAATTATATGGAGATTCCATATAAGAATAATTTTCAATAATTTTTTGAGGAATCTTAGATAAAGGAGTGTAAGATTCTTCAAGATAAGGATATTTTTTTCTCATTTTATCTCACACTCCTTATTTTAAACATAAATTTTTTGCATAATATTTGCCTTATAATTAATATTTCCTTCTATTGGAATATGAACATTTATTGTATTTGAAGAATAATCTACATCATACAATAATCCATTGTATTGTAATTTATAACTACCACTACTATCATTAATAGGATATAAATGATTATTTATTCTATTATTACTTCAATTATCCTCTTCATAATATTCTCAATCACAAAGATTGTTTGAATTATCTGATTTGAACATTTGCCTTCCAAGTATAGTACAGTCATTTATTGAATAATTAGCATCTAAATTTAATATACCATTTTGATCTGCTACATATACAGTTGAATTTGACTCTCCTGCTAATGAAATATTTAATCTAGAATAAGGAGTTCCTTCAAATGACATTGCACTTCAAGAATCTAATTTATGTTCATAGGTAATTTCTTTATTTTTATCATATGCATAATATTTTGCAGTTAATAATGATGTGATATTTTGATTATAATTTCAATATCCATCAATTTGTCCAACAATTTCTTCAAATGCTTCATATGCTTGTGGCATACTAATATCTATATAATTTAAATCTATATGTGCTTTATAATCAATAGTTGCTTGAGCTTCATTAAATAATGAAATTTCTGAAACTTTTACATTGGCAGGTATTTCATAATAGCCTTCATATTTTATAGGATTTTCTATTGTTCATTCTCCGTTAACATAATTTTTATTTGAGGTACTAATATAATATTGATAAGCAATAAAAGGTTCTTGATGATCAGTTAATTGAGTAATTTGACTATATCAAGGAGTTTCTTGAGTTGGCCATTCTACTTTAATACGAATTCATACTGTATTATTAGGTTCTTCTGGCCTAACGGTTGTCCATGAAGCTGAATTGACCGCAGGTTTGCTATTGCTTTCACAATATTCTTTAGTTACTTTAAATTCTTCAATTTCTTCAATAAAAACAGGATCAGTATATTCAGATCCTATTCCTAATGTATTGTCATAATCTATCTTTATACGAATTCAAATAAATTTATCTTTAATATCATCGTTTATTTTTTTCTTAGCAGGAACAAATATAGTACGAGATAATTGTTCAATATTATTATTTTCATCATAATCATTATAAGGATTAATTAAACTAAGTTTTAATTTATATCCTAATCCTAAATTATAACTAACATCATCTGAAGGCGTTGCTGTTCCTTTATCATCAATTAATTTTAGTATTTTAAGTAAATTTGAAGAATTTTCAACAGCAATAGAATTGTCTCCTTCTCATAAAACCAATTCATTACCCGGTATATCTGCAATAATAGAGGCTTCAGTATCCTCTCATCTACTAAGTCATTCAGTTAAAGTATTTATTTCTTTTCATTGAGCTATTAAATTAACACTGTGATTTCTAGTATAAATATCTCCTGGTTGATAAATTTCAAATCATTCAAGATAAAAACGCTCTCATACATGTATTCCATCAGTACTAATAGGAGAATTTGTTGTTCATTGATCATCATCAGGATTAGGAATAACAGTTGTAGAAGAAACATAATATTCTTTAACAATATTAAGTTGATTATATTCTGTAATACAAACTGGAGTGCTATAATAATAATTATTATCATTCGGTCATTTTATTTTAATGCGAGATCAAATATATTTATTATCTTCTTGTGTTGGTTTATCTGTACTTCATTCATTCGATGATTGAAGTAAAGGAGTAATTATAGAATCAGATAAACAATACTCTTGAGTTAATTGCACTCTATTTTCTTCTATCATTTTAGGTGCATTAGAGCCACTTTGGTCATATCCAAAATATTCAATTTGATTAGATTTTCATCCAGTAAAAACATGATCTAAATAAATCGGCTTAGTATAAGAAAGCTTAATATCTTGATTATAAATTTTTGTTTGAGATACTGGAACACTTTGATTATTTCCTTCACCTGCATTATAATCAATATTATATTTTGCAGTTGTTCATTTTGCATAAACAGTAATATTATCAGAAGGAATAAAAACGATTGAATTTGTAGAAATTAATTTGTTATAATTTTTATCAGCATACCATCCTTTAAAATCATATCCATAACAAAAATCTGGTGGAGTTAAAATAACATATCTATTAATAGTATTATAATTTTCTTTTAAAACCGGAGTACTATAATCTATTTGATTATTGCTTCAAATATTTTTAGTGCGCACTCATAAATAATTATTTTCAGGTATATTTTCTGGTTCTTCTTCAGATCATTCAACTTCATTAGTAGGTTCTTCGGTACTGCTATTTGATATATAATATTCTAAATTATAATCAACTATATTTGATTTTTCTCATTGAGCATATAAAGATATATCTTTATTTTCAACATATTGCTGATTAGAATTATATTCAATTCCATCCCCATCGATATTTCTATTTCATTTTTGCATAAAATTATATCTAGAAATTGGTTGAACATTATATGTATCTGTCTTTTTATAATAATTAGAATTATTATAATCTATTACAACCGTATATCTATTTATTTCATCATCTCTATAAAGCATTATATCTGAAATAGTGCTAGGGACACCTACTGCGGCGGTTGTTACTAAAGGCCCATAAATTTTATTTTCTTGAGTATCTGTATATCAACCTTTATTAAAATTGTATACAATTTCATAATTTTCACTAGCTACTGGCCTAGCTCGTAAAATTAAATTATTATTAGTTGTAGGCTGATATTTTTCTCCTGGTTGCCCTTCACCAATATGAATTTCTTGATTATTAATTACTTCATAAATATCTCACATATTATAGTTAGAATTATTAATTATAGGTAAAGTAATTACTGAAGTAATTGATTCTGAATCTCATTGTGGATAAAGTACAAGATCAATATTTGTTTCATCTTTTTGAATTGTTCCTTTTTCAGAAACTCCTGCTATATATATATCATTTTTATTATAAATATTTTCTGGATTATTATCTGAAGGATTGTCATTAATATTTCAATTTTTAAATAGATATGAAGTTGCTGCATTAAAGATATTTTCTTGAATTAATTCTTCTCCAATATAAAAACTTGCATTAAAAGTGTGTTGTTCAGCTTTTCTTCTTGGTTCGATTGAACTAATTCTTAAATGATCTCCGTAAGATCAATTTCTTTGTGGTTCTGGTAAATCTTCAATATTAACCCCTTGATTAGGGAGATACTCAATATTATATGCTATCTTTTTTCATTTTGCATATAAAACAATATCTTTTCTTTCTGGGCTTAATAAATCTGAAGCATATGAATTTCCTGGTTCTAATTTAATTGTATCATATTTTGGACTTTGATACCATCCATCAAATATATATCCGTTTCTGTGTTTACCTTCTAATAATGTTGCTCCATCAATTCGTGGACCTCAAATTGCATTTAAATTAATAATAGTTCCAGGAGAAACAGTAAAAGTGACTGTATCGCCAGGAAAATAGTGAGTATCATTGTCTGGATCATTACCATATAGCCAATATTCAAAAGGTATATTTTCTTGAATATCATTTTCTCTTTCAGAAGTTCCATCTTGATAATCATAAGTAATTGAATATGGAGTAACAGTTGCAGTAGAACTGAGCTTTATTTTTGGCTTATTTAAACTAAGTACTGTTGTACCAGGACTAATTGAAACTTCTACAGAACTAGGCATATTGTCTACAGAGTAAGTTACAGTATTTTTATTATATTGAAGTATATATGTAGTAGGAATTCAATGTGCATATAAATATTCTGTATTATTTCTCTTATTAACATACTTATCTTCTAATTGATAATTTTTAGCATCTGGTTCTATAATTTTATATGAATAATCATTATCATATACAGAACTATATCACCCAGTAAATTCATAATTATCTCTAGGTGCAAGAGCCGGAAGATTTGTTAAAGTAGGATATTCAGTAGGAGGATGTTCTATTCATTGTGCAGATAAAATTATATCTTCATATTTATTATATTGATCTCCCGCATTATAAATAGTGATAGCGCCAGATTGATCTTTATTTAATCAAGTTCCATCAAATTCATAAGTAGTTGTATTAAAAACAGAAGCAGTAAAAATAGAAGTTTGATCTGTAAATATTCCATCTGTGGAATGAAATTCTACGTTATAATTATTTCGTTTACTTCCAGGAGAGATATTATGAGAAGATGTTGTAGCTAAAGTTATAGGTATTCCTTGATATGTAGTTGTAAATGAAGGGGTAATTGAACCTCCATTTCCATCATAAGTAACAGTATATTTTAGTCTTTCTCATTGTGCATATAAAGTAATATCTTCAGTTATAGCTGGTAAAATATTTTTTTGATTTTTAGTATAACTTTTTCCAGTACCATCTGCTTTAGAATTTCATTCTTTGAATTTATAATACAATAAACTTGGAGTTTTATCAATAGTACTTCATGGATCACCATAATTATGAAGTACATTATTTGGAATATCAGTTCAATCTATATCTATATTTTCTGGAGCATCTTGAGGTTTTTGGCCTGTATAAAAAACTCTTTTTTGAACACGAATTCATTGAGCAGATAAAGTCGTTGATTTATTTTTAATATATTGGCTTTCATTAGATACAGTATAAATATCTCCATCGCTATCAATTCAATGTTCAAATGTATATCCTGTTTTTTCTGGAACATGCGTTAATGCAAGAGGAACATTATATTCTTTATCTTCTGATAAACCTCATTCTCAATATCCTCCATTTAATTCATAATTAATTGTATAAATTGCTGGAATTCATTGAGCATATAATGTTAAATCTGTAGTATCTTCATAAAGACCTTGTGATTGACCTGCGCCATAAGAAGTTCCAGTACCATCAGAAGCAGTATTTCATTCATTAAATAAAAATCCATCTCTTGGTACATAACCAGAAATTGTTTCTCAATTTTGTCCATATGTAGCTGTTTGTTCTTCTGATGCTTGATAACTGTTTAATGGATGATTATATTCATATTTTACAGTATAATTATTAGGAGCAAATTGTGCATAAAGATCTAGATTACTATTTGTTGTGATTTCAGTTGTATAAACTGTTCCACTTCCATCTTGATTGGTTGTTCATTTATTTAAAAAATGATATCCTAATTTTGTGCCAGGAGATTTAGTAGTTATTGGAAGTGTTGTATCGTGTCATTTTGTTTCTATTCAAGATGAAGTAACAGACCCTTCATTTGGATAATATGTTACAGTATATTTAGTTTTAGGATTTACTAAAATTCTTACTGTAGCAGAAGTTTCTCTAAAATTTCTTTCAGGAATATAAGTCCGAAATTCAAGTAAAAATCCTTCATTATTTTCAGATCGATTAAATGTTTTATCATATGTAAGTTTACCTACAATAACACCTTTATTATCTGAAGTATCTCTACCTTTTGTAATATCATAAGTATTTTTTAACTTTACTCAACCATATCAATTATTACCACTAATATCTTTAGAAGTACGATATCAAAGTTCAAGTTCAAAACCATAATCATAATTATGATAATAATGACCATCACCATCACGAGCACAACAGTATATATAAAAACCAGCTTGACTTTTTGTATTTAATGTTTGTTCACAATAAATATAAGGTTGAATTTTTCGATTATGGCCATCTGTAGCTCATGCAGCTGTTCCTCATTTTTCTCATTCTGTCGCCATACTTAATATGCACCTCCTAAGCTATTCTTCGCTGGTAACTAATATATATTGATGTAAATCTGAATCATATTTAAAGTTATATTTTGTATCTCCAATAGAAATATTTAAATCTAAATTATTATTTTCTTTAAGATTCATGCTAGTTAAATCATATCATTTTGGACTAGATTCAAAATAAATTTTTACATCTGTTAAATAAATAGAATTTTCATCAATTTTATAATTTTCATATACACTATTGTAAGCATCATTAATTTCATCTAATAATGATTTACAATTTACTATATATTGATTTTCAGATGAATTATTTTGAACAATAGTTTTAAAATTATTATTAACAGATTTTACAAAATCGGTTTGTCTAGAACTCGCTATATAATGATTTTTTTGCCCTACTCAAACTTTTTCATTTAATTGACTATTTTCGTCTCGTCTTTTTAAATAAATATTTGTATTAAAATCGTTTTTAATAGAAAAAATTCCAAGAGTAGACAAATCAGTTAAAGAATATCCGTCTCCAACTTCATATACTGTCGCAGAAAAATTCCAAATTCTGCGGCTAAGCTGTGCATTTGGTGTGAGAGAAACAGCATCAAACATTACAAGTAAATTACCTTCAGTCATTGAACGATAAAGTTTTGGTTCTCCATCATTTAACCATTCAATTACTTCTTCACGGAATTTTCTTTCTCACCATCAATTGTCTATTGGATAAATGTCATGATTTGTATTATTTTGAGTATCTAACATCGATTTTCTAGACTTATTATAAGGTTTATCTATATTTTCTCAATCATATTGTTCTATTTCTGATATATAATTGCTAATATCTGATTGTCGATTAATCATTTTATCATTACGAATTATATATTTACCATTCATTTGTTCATTATAAATATTCATTTCTTCTGCATAGTCTAAATCAGAAATAAACTTACGATTATAATCTTCTTCAGCAGAAATTATCCCTGTAAGTTGAAATTGTTTATAATGCATTTGCGCATTCTGTGCAAATCGAGGATATTTTCCGCCTAAAGTATCAATTTTTATTCGATTTACAACTGGAGTCATACTAGATATTTGTGCGTTATAACGGATAGCTAACTGTTTATCTCCGCGTAAAATTAGTATATCATGAAAATCTGGATACACAATTTCATTAGTTTTTACAGTTTTACTTCATAATCCGCCTAAAGTTAAATATTGGCATGAATATTTATAATTTACTAAACTGCCAATAGTTTTATCTATAAAAGTTGTTGATACGTGACTACCATCAGCAAAATAAGTACAATCAATAATTTCTCAATTTAAATATTTATCTAAGCTGCTAGCTCGTTTAATAAATAAATATCCCGCAGGTAATATATTTGAAACAGTAATATTAATTGTTACCCAACCATCTTCAGATGTAACTAATATTTGTTTATTATCTTCTGTATAAGGAAGTGTAATTTTATTAAAATTTCAAATAGGATTAAAATCTAAAATACTTAAATCAATAAGTTTAAAACTATATCTTTTTTCAAAAGTATAATGGTTATTTGTTGTTAAATATAAATTTAAATCATATTTAGTATTAATAATTCCATTTGTTAAATCACATAATCAATTAAATGTATTAGTATTTTCTTCAACAAATTGAATGCCACTATCTTTAATTAAATTTCCATTATTATCAATAATTTCAACTTTAAAAGATTCAAGATGTTCAGTTGTTTGAGTGTTATTAGGAGGAATAAAAGACACTACTCCGGTAATGGGAATAATTCCAGGGGTATATTGAGGAATTTTTTTTGACATTATTTCAAAATCTGTATCAAAATTTGTTAATTTAACTTCAATTTCTGGAATTGCTTTTAATAAAGTTACAGCAGATCATTCTGAAAAATAAGCTCGTTTATTTGTTAAATATAAATTATCAATTTTTTCATTTTCTTTTAATTCATATTTGTCAAATCTAATTTGAACTTTATAATAACAATCACAGGTATAAGAAGGTTCATCTTCATTTAATTGTCTTAATAAATATGAAGGAATTTTTAATTTATAATAATTTTTTGTATGATCTCCTGTTAAAAATGAATTATTACCAAGAGTAAAAGGAATAATTCAAACTCCATTAGTTAATACTGTTCCATCATAATTAGATCGCGGATTACTTAAAGCAAAAACATTTTGATTAGTTTTTTGATTAACTAACGTAATATGTAAATGCTTAATTTCTCCATAAGAATTATAAGGAGATATAGTAAAATATATCTCTGCATCTTGAGTATATAAAAAAGGAATTTGGAAAGTATCAACTAAAGGAGGATAAAGAGTGCTTAAAATAGTTGCCATATTTTATCCTCCTTTCGTATTTAAATTAATTTTCTTCTTCAAAATTATTGTTATTATTATTTGACATTTGCGGAGTCCCTGAATTTTCTCTCGCTTTTAAATAATTTTCTTGTTGCTCTGTTAAATAATCTCGTAAAACTTGTTGTTTTAAATTAAGAAGAACTTTTGTTAAAGCATCTTCCATTTCAGCTGCCGCAATATTATATTGTGACATTACAGAATCAACTCATTGTTGAGCTGAAATTTCTAGTTCTAAACGAGTTTGTAAATTAATCATTTAATCTCTCCTTTAATCTCCATTATAAATACGAAGACCGCCATCTACAGCATTAGCTCTAGCATCTGTTGCAGCTTTTAAACATCCTTCAATAGCATCTTTTAAAGAATTTACTTCCATATAATATGAACTATTTTCACTATGAATATCAATATTATTATTTCCATTAAAAATACTATTTTTAAAATCTATATTAAATTCTCCTGGAACGCTTAAATAAACATTATCTATTGTTGGCGATTCTTCATCAATTATATTATCAAATTCTGACTTATTTATAAGTAGTTTCATATAAGGAACAACATTTAAATCTTTTCCAGCTTCAAATATAGCTCCTATATATTCAGTGGTATCACCGACTGCTTGATTAAAACGTTTAGTTAATCCAAAATACATAGATGCTTGATTATTATTGTCATCTAAAGTGCCGATAATATTTGCTTGTAATTGTCCTCTTGAATTAATACCAGCTAAAAAAGTTCTATCTCCTAATATTTTACCATTTTTAATAGCTTCTTGTTTTCTAAATTCACTATTATGTCTAAAAATAGTAAAAACAGTAGGAGTTTGCGGATCGAGCTGAATTTCGACAGAATCTCCACGTTTTAGATAAGCATTTGAATCTCCAATAATTTCATCATCTGTCAACATTGTACCAACAATTGACATATATGGAGGATCGCTTGAAAATAAAATTCCAGAATCATGTACTTTAATATCTTTTCTGTGATGCTCTGCATAATCTCGTTTTTTTGGAGTTTCTTCGTCATGAGAATATTTTGGACCAATTTCTCCAGAATATTCATATTTATATCGGCCATTAGTTGTTTCTCAATATTCGGCTACATTTTCATCAGAAGTATTAAAAATTGGTAGTGGTTTCATTGTATAGTACAAACTACGACGACCAATTTTTCAACCACCAATTTTACTTTCGCCGCCAGGACGAAGTTCTATACGTCCTTCTCCATAATCTTCTTCATCTTGTACCGGGACAGAAATATCGTTATTTGTTTTAATCGTATATCCATCGGGTAAACCAAAAGTTGCATTACCAGTTTCCGCATCTAAAAAGATAGATTGTAAGCCACAAGAATAGCCAAATAAACCAATCTGTTTTTCTTTCTCTGCTTTGCCAGTATAAGTTTCTGTTTTACCCATTAAAATACCAGTAAAACGATTATTACTATCTTTTTCACCAGCTCCTACTTGTGGAGCCATTACATAACCACCTTCATTATCAATGGTTACGCTGTTGCCATCTCAGGCATTAAGAGAAGCTAATCCAAAAGTATTGAGACTCATATGAATAGGCGCATAAACAATTGCAATTAAAACATTGTTTTTATCGTAACATCTTGCTTCTATTCTGTTATTTGTAATACTACCATTGTAATTATCATTAGGTAATACATAAACTAATTCTTTATCTAATCCTATTTTTGTTAATGTAAATCTTTTAGTTTGACTATCTTTATTAGCTAATAATGAAAAACATGGAGTACCTTCCGCATAAGTAATATTATTATTTAATCCAATATCTTTATCAAATCCTCCTTTTGCACTATATTCTACTAAAGTAATATTATCAGGAAGATTTAGTTTTAATCCTTTATTATGATTATAAATTGGATTGCGGCCATCATTATTATATGTAATTTCATTTAAATAATATTGCTTATCAATTGAAATTAAATCTTCATTTGTTTCTGGATTTTTTAAGTATTTAATAATTGGTAAACTAACAAAAGCATAATAAGTTTCATTGTCATTTAATTTGACTTCCGCCTTTAAATTTTGAATTAAAGGTAATTTATGATCATCATACACTTCTGTTTTTCAAATTAAATTTAATCCAGTTTCAAAATATTTACCTTGTTTATTTCCTGCTAAAGAATAAATAGGAGAATTAGAATATTTTAATTTGTTAGAGCGTTGATATAAAGAAGTTCTAAATATTGGAATAATATTTCCAGTATCATTGGTATTCTTAAAAATAACTTGAGATGATTTTAAAATACGTTGTTTATCTGTATTAATAAAAGATTGATTATTGTCATAAATATATAATGTTACAGGTTCTTTTTCTAATACATTATAATAATCATCATCTTTATTATATTCTATCTTAGCAATAATATCAGTACCATTAGTACCATTATCGCCTTCTTTACCAAAGTAAAATTTAGTATCTTTATATAAATCTAATCCATCAAATGAAATATGACAAGTAATTTGATTATTATAAGAATCTGGATTGTAATCTTTTTCAATATCAAAAATACAAATAGTATTATTATTTGTAGATTCAGAAGATATTAACAAACTTTGATCTTTTGGAGGAAAAATTCATTCAATTTGATAATTATTTGAATCAATTTCTATATCATTTAAAGTTGTTAATTTTGCAATTAAATTTTTAATTTTTAACGGATCTTTATTAGATTCATCTGTTGGAGCTTTACCATAAATATCATATTTAAATATTTGGTCATCATTTTCAATTTCAATTTTATAATTATTAACATTAACATTAGAAATTTCATTTATAAAATCTAATTTTGCAGAACCTATATTAAAATAAGTATTTTTTTCTAAATTTCTCTTTTGAACGTAACACATTACTGAAAAATTATTATTAATATCAGCAACAGGGCATATAATTCTTGTTATATATTTTGATTGTTTTGCTTCAACAATAGCATTATTAGAAAGACGAGTTTGTCTTTTAATATTTTTTAAAATAGTAGATTCAGTTAGTTGTGAAACTAAATTTATATTTTTATCATTTTCTTCTTGGTCTGTTAAAAATATTTTATTACCATTATTATCTATTATACATCAATTATATATATATTCGGGAAATAAATCATACTGTTCATTAAATCCTTTTTCTATAAAAGTGGAATCTCCTATATCTTTTATTTTTATAGATATAGTGGGTAGCCCAGCATCAAAAGAAAATTTAGTTCCTAAATCTGATTCTAATTTTAATAATGGAGTGTTTAACTCATTATATATAGAAAATTCATATTCTAATATAATATCATTATATTGAGCTATGCATTTATAATTATTTTTATATGCTGTATTTTCTTCAATTGTAGTAGAAAAAATTTCGTTTGTATTAAAATTATTTAATTCTTCTCATCCTATTCCCGCAAGAGTATTACTATTATTTGAAAAAGATTCTTTAAATCAATAAAATTTAGTATTAATATTTGAAGAAAGATCTTCATAAAATTTTCTTAAAAAAGTAGCTTTAAATTGAATAGGATCAGTAGAATTTTCTGTAATAATAGAATTTGAATTATTATAAGGCTCTATTTTTAAACTGTAATCATTTATTTCTTGTATCTTTTTTAAAGGATATAATTGAATATTTTTAACTAAAATATCCGGACCATTCGGATTACTAGGAGGCCAAATTTGTTCACGATTATAATCTTGAACAAATCCTTCTTGAAAAAATACAATACTATCTAAATAACTCAATGTTTTTGTATTTAATTGAATAATATTATATTGATTGGATCATTGATTAAATAGAAAAGCATTTCCTATCATTTTATCTGAAGTTAAAATAAATTGTTCATATTTATAACTATTTTCAGAAGTATTTAAATTATCAAAAGCAAAATTAAAAATTAAACCATATTTTGCATTAGATTGTTGTCTTTGTAATAAATCTAAATTAGTTTGAAATTCTGCTTGAATCATTAAAGCGATTGCTTCATTTTTATATATATCTAAAATATTTTTATTAAAATTAATATCGTTATTATCACTATCTTTTTGATAAATATATTGATAATAATGCGCAGTATTTGTATCATTTGAATTATTATTATCATGTCATGAATGTAATCCATATACATTATCTTTAATTGAAGTTAATAAATTATGACTTAATTTAGCATAAGAATTAGATTCTGAAATAACAATTTGTTTCTGCATTTCATTCTGAATAGTTTTTGTGGCTCCAATAATAATTTTTTCATTTGAAAAATTACCTTGTGGAATTAATACATAGACAGAAGTATTAGGAAGATATACGTCATCTACGCTTTGACAAATTGCATCAAAGGTACCACCGCTATAATATACTTGATATACAGGCTTTCCATTTTTTTGTCCAAGATTTTTCTTAACTATTGCTGTAATAGTTTTATCTAATTCTAATTCATTGATGCGCTGCGTGACAATAATATCGGCAGCTTTTAGTAATGATTCTTGCATTGCTTGCATATTTGCCATACTGCGCTTCCTTTCTGTATAAAAAAAGAGGGAAGAGTTAAAGCAATATTAACTCTTCCCTTAATATTCGCCTTATATCTCATTCTTTAATAATTAAAAAACAAAATAAAGACTTTACTGTTTTCTACCCTTAAATCTTTCTGTGGGCATATTGATAAGCTGTGTCAGCTAAATTAGTTAAAGCAGTTTCAATCTCGAAAGAATCTTTGACATTCGGGAATTCAGCTTTAATTTCTACTCTTTGATCAACAGTACCTCCAAAAGCAGAACTCATAAAGTTAGCTTTCATACCACTGGAAGAATAATTTGTTAAAGCACTACCAAGAGTAGAAGTCATTTGTCTAACAATATCAACCGCGGAAAGGATATTGCGTGTATCCTGAGCATTGAGAACAAGTTCTTTCTGATGAAGAACTGCAAGGCGTCCGTCCTTACCTCATTCACCAGTGTATCCGCCAGTGTCAAATAGTTGATCTTCTTTAATTCATCCTAAATCGCCGCCATCTAGAGTTTCTATATGGATATTATATGAGCCATATCCAGAACCTCTTGAAAAACTTGAAATCCTAATTTTATTTGCTTGTCCAGATAAACTGTTACCGAATCCGCCACCGCCTCAAGAATTTCCATAATATGAACCTTTATATCCAGCAATTGAGCCATTTGGGAAAGTTTTTTTCGTAGTTGCAGATTCCATCGTAGACGTTGAAGTAGAAGTCGGTTTTTCTTCTGCAGGTTTAGCATCTTCAGGTAATGGAGCCTTTGTTTCATATACTAAATTATCTGTATTAATTTTTTGTAAATCGTTAATAGCTTCTTGAGCTTTACTTAATCAATCAACAGCTGCGGCTAATTCTTCAGTATATTTTTTAATATTATTCATGCCTTCAGTTAATTTTTCATTTTGATTTTTAAAACTGTCTGTTAAAGAATCCATCGCATTGTTTAATCCATTTTCGCCAGTAATAGCATTGGCAGCATCTTCTAATGCAGGCCTTAAACCAGTTTCTTCATCAATTAAAGCTTTCTTAACATCTGTAATAACACCATCTGGACCAGTTAATTTATTACGAAGTTCTTCTGCTTCCGTTTTTAAAGTATCATTCATAGTAGAAGTTGCATCTTGTATATATGGGAATAATTTCTTTGCTAAATTATTTCCAAAATCCCATCATGCAATATCTGTATTTTCTATTAAGTTGCCTTGATCATCAAATAATTGTCCAAGCATTTCTTGAGCAGCTGCTGCAATATCTGCGGTACCATTTTCTACCATGAAGTTTAATACATCTGACATACCTAATTGACTATCTGCTAAATCTTCATTAAGATGCTTCATATAATTTAAGAATTTTTCTGTTAATTCTCGACTTTGTTTTATGCGTTCTTCTTCAGTTAGATTCATATTTTTATTTAAATCTGCCCATTGACTAGCATAATCTTTTAAAGTATTTCCTAATTCTTCTGCTGTTTTTTGCCTTTGTTCTTTTGTAAGTTCATAAGCATCTTGTACTGCTTGCATATACTCTTGACGAGCTTTTGCAATATCATTTTGATTTGCACGATATACATAACGATAATTACCTTGACTATCTCGACGTAACTGCATTTGGTTTTTATTTTGTTGAGCATCCTCAAGGGCAATCTGTTTTTGAAGAATTAGAAGTTTAGAATTAGCTAATTCAACATCATATTCAGACATAGATTCTTGATTCTTTAATAAATCTAATTGTTCTTGCATTTGTTTGCGGATTTTGTTTTGAGTAGCTAAAGATGAACCTTGAGCATCATTAAGTAAATCATTATATTTGCTACGAAGCTGTTCAATTTCAAATGTCTTTTCAACTTCATCTCGGTAATTATCAACTATCTTCTTATTTCATTCTCAATTTTGATTAATATGATCTAGATTATCTTCACGGATAGTCGCATTGTACATTTGCTGAACTGCCGCATCAATAGCATTCTCATAAGCTTCAACGAAAGTCTCCGCAGACTCTTGAGCTATATCGCGCATTTCATCTTGAACATCATTCATACGATCTTCAATAGAATTTGCTAATTCTTCGTTTCCAGTATCTAAAGCTTCTTGATATTTTTTTTGTCAATACTTATAAATATTAACATATTGACCTAATTGAGCTTTTAATGTTTCAGCTTGACGTTTATTAATGTCGCTTAAAGCTTTATAACTTTCGTCTCCATATGATAAAGCATATATATCAGCTAGATTTTCGAGCTCTTCTGCAAGACGTTCATATTTTTCAAGTTGACGATCTTGCTTATCAGCTATTTCATCAAAACCATCAATAACAGTATCAACAATATCTTCTTGTAAATCCTGTCAATCTTGACTTAATTCAAGAACTCTTTCATATCCTTCTTGATATGCTTCTGCTAAAGCTTTTTGATTATCTCCAAATGGATTTTCACCAGCTGTTGGATCATTTCTATATCATTTTTCAAGTTGCTCTAAATCAGTTGTTGCAAGGCCAAGAAGACCATTCTTTAACCTATCATCTGTTAAGCCTTCTTTTAATCCGGTAAAATAATTAATTGAAGCTTGAATTGCTTCTTTTTCTGCTATATCATCTGTAGCATCTTGAGCTGCAAGTTTACCATTAATAATTTCTTGATAATATTTCTCTGCATCTTCTCGTCCAATTTCAAAACTAGTATTTAATTTAAGAAGATCAACAGTTAATTCTCTAAATGGAGAATCACTAGGCATACCAGTTAAGAAACCTTGAAATTCTGCTCATTTTTCATTTAAATCTTTAAGATTATCAATAGCTTCCATAGAAGTTTTATAAAGTTCAATATTAATATCTGTAATAGAATCTTTAAGCTCTTGAATTTTATTCTTAGTAGATTCAATTTCTTTTTGAATATCATTTTGTCTTTGAGCATTCTCAAGGATTGCTGCAGAATAATCATCATATTTCTTAATAGCTTCATCAATAGTTTTTGTTAGATCTTCATTACCCGCAGCTGCCGCAGCATTATATTGGTCAATTAATTTATTATGTGCTTCATCAATTTTTGCAGATATAGTTTCATAATTAGTAATGATACCATTTTCATCATATTCTGGAGCAGGAATATTAAAGTTAATACCACGACCTTTAAGAATATCTTCAGCAAGTTTGTCCTTAGCTTCCATCGCGGCTTTTACATCTTTTAGCTCGCTATCGGCCGTATCTTGAAGAATTTTTAAACGTTCTTCTTCAAGTTTAATTTCTTGCTGAATTAAATTAATTTGCTTTTGCTGATTTGCTCGAGCTTTATCACCAATTAATTTATCTTCTTGCTTTTCAATTCCAGAAAGTTGTTCCTTAAGTTTATCTAATTGAGAATCAACTTTCTCATAATAGTTCTTTTTATGTTCTTTCTTTTCTTTTGGCTGAATGGTTTTAGCTTTGCCACCGCCACCGCCACCACCTTTGTTGTGGGCAAGAATTTGATTATGACCAACATAGTAATTGTGGTTATCAGAAACTTCAAAGTTATATACTGTAGTAGTTTGAATCTTAACATTAATATTAGAAATTACATGTCAATTTCCATCGGCAAACAATACATAATCTCCAATATTAAGTTCAGAAGCCATGATTCATTCGATATCATGCTTACGTCTAATATAGAATCTGTGGATACCTGTTACGCTAAGAGTTTCATCTTCAATATATAAATCATAAATTTCTTCTGTAGTATTATGAATCATTGTTTGAAGAACTCTGCTGTATTCATTCTGATGATTTTCTTCATTATATGAAAGAACAATATCACCAACTTGAATTTTTTCAATTTCTTTAAATGAATTTTGGAGAGAGACTAGAGTGCCTGCAATAAAACAGCTACCGCCACCTCCGCTAGAACGAGGTGCAGCACTACCAGAGCGTTTTTGACTTCCACTGCCACCGGTTTTACGAGCAGTAGAACGATTAATATGAAGATTACCTCCAGAACTGTAACCTCCTGAAGTAGTTTTCATTGAAAGTGCTGTTGTAGTTGAAGTCGCAGTATCTGTCATTGGCACTGGCTCCATACGAAATCCACCTATATGAAAAGATCCTGTAACAGTATCTAATCCAGTTCCAGCTTCATTTAATTTTACCGGAGCACTAACAGGAACATTTATACCACCAGTTTCAACTGGTCTCCAGCCATAAGCTTCTTTTTCATCTTCAGTAATTTCACTTTCTTCTTTAACCTCTGCATCTACACCCATTGAAGATAAATATTGTTGAGCTTGATCAGCTGTCATTCCAGCTGCATTAATAATATCTTCAAAAGCAGCTAATAATTCTTCTTCTCCACTTAAAGAAGCGCCTATTTCAATATCATCTCAACCATTATCATAAAGGATTGATCGAAGATTTGCTGCAGCTTCATAGGCTTGAGTATCATCCATTCCAGCTTGAATTAAAATATCGGTTTGAGCTGCTTCTCATAAATCTCAATAAGCATCAATATCGCCATTTATCGCAGCTTCTAATGATTCAAGATTATCAGGATCAACAATAAAAGCATCAGACAAACTATCCGTATCTAAATCTAACAAATCTTCATAAGTATTTCTTAATTCTTTAGTTGTTTTAGCTAAATCTTCTGGATTAGCATTTTCAAGATCCTCTAAAACTTCTTTTCAATCATCTATATTATCAACAGTCCGTTCAACAGCTTTATTATATCTTACTTGAGCCTCTGCTGCTTCTTTAATAATACTAGGAAAGTCCTCTATATCATCTGCATATTCTGCTAATTGATCATTATATTCATAAATTGCTTTTGCTGTATCTTGTAATGTTTCATTATCCACATCACTATCTGAAGAAGTAATTGTTGAAAGATATTCTTTTGGATCAGTATTTAATCCATTTCCTGTACCTGCTAAAATATCGTCAATAGAAATACCATTTTCTAAGCCTTCTCGAATTTGGCGCAATAATTCAGCAACTTTAGTATCAACTTCCGGATCAGATCAATCAATTAAACTGACAACAGAAGCTTTTTGTTCTGCAGTTAAGTCATATTGATCACTTAAAGTATCAATCATCGCTAAACCACGATCACCTTTTTGAGCTCCTCAACTATTTGTGCCATTTTGAGAAACTTGATATTCTGCCAATGCCATTTGTGCTTCTGCTGCAGCGTTTAAATTATCTGTCCATTCTGCAGCTTGTTGAGCTAAAGCTATTTGATCTTCTAAGACCAATCCAGAAAAACCATCTATAATTTGTAAATCAGCGATAATTTCTTCATAAGACTGAGCTTCTCTTAATGCACTATCTTTAGACAAAGCATTCGCTTGTACTGCAGTTTCTACTGTTTGTTTATTATAATCATAACTATCTTGATTTTGCTGGATGATTGTATCATAAAGACCAATTCTTCTCTCAAGCTCTGTGTTATTATCTAAAAGATTTTGATAATCTTCTGTAGATAATGTATTTGCTTCACGCATAAGACGATTTTGATTTTCTAATAATTGATTAGCAGTTTCTTCTCTCATTTCTTTAGCAGTTTGAAGCATTTCTGCTGGATTATTAGAAGTATATTCTGTATCTCTTTGACTTTGAGCGCCTCTTCCACCACCTCTATGCGTTGTGGTTGTGGTTTCGATGCCTAATCTTTCTCTATCTTCTGCACTTAATCTATAAGCATTAGAAAAATCATATTCAGTAGCTTCTGTATTTTGTCCTCGTAAAACTGCATTATAATTTAATTGAGCCGCAGTAGCTTCTTCAATTTTTTGTCTTAAAGTTTCATAATCATCAGCTGCGGTTACTACAACTTCAAGAGCTTCAGCTTGTTCTTCTAGTGCCTGACGTAACTCATCTGCGCCTTCTCCAGTTTGCTTTCATGATTCATATAATTTATCAATATTTTTTAACCCATCTTTTAAACTGGCAGTATATTCATCTGAAGCACTTATTTGTTCTTCTAATAATCTTTGTTGTTCTTGGCTTCATTTTTGATAAGCAAAACTCATAGCTACTATTGCGGCTAACCCAGCTAATGCTGCAAAAGTAGCTAATTGTATGGCTGTTGCTTTAGCTGTTTCTGCGGCAGTAACTGCTTTAGCAGCTGCTTCATGCTCTATTTCTGCATCTTTTAACGCTTTTTCAGCCATTTGACTTTTTTCTAAAGCTTGTGTAACTCCAATCTGCTTTTTTTCTAAAAAGAAAGCAGAAGCACCACTACTTTTTTGAGCATCTGCTAATGCTGCTTGAGCTTTTGTAAGATTCTCAGAAGCATTCTTTACCCTTTCTTGTGCTTCTTTATATTTCTCCATAGCTTGACTTGCTTTATCTTGTAATTCACCAATTTTTGATATAGATGAAAAATCAATACCTTTTAAATTTTGAAAAACAGAAGATAAATTTAAACCAGTTATTCTTTTAAAAGATTCATATAAAGTAGGAAGCGAAAAACTCAAATTTGTAACTATCTGAAGTAATTTTTCACCCGTTGTTAAATCTGCATTATTTCAAATAGAAGGTAAATTACTTAAAGATTGCATTGCAAAACTTAACTGACCAAGTGCTCCAACAATATTAATAATTTGTTGAACACCATCTTGAGAACTCATTCCCTGTTTAAAAGATTCAGCCAATTTACTTGAATCTATTGCTGCTGTATCCGTATTTAATTGATTAAGATTAGCTTGATCTAATTTTTTAAGATCTATTTGACTTAAACGTTCTAACTCTTCTATTAACCTTGCAGTTTTTCCTGTAAGTGCAGCTGTTTGAGTCCCAGCTTCTTTTTGATTTTTTCCAATCTGTTTTATTGCTGCATTATATTCAGTATATTGCTCTCCACTTAAATATGGTTTTAATTTTTCTAATGATTGTTCTAATTGTTGAGTAGACCCAGAAAATATTTGGCCACTTTTTTCAGCATTTCTTAATTGATTTTGATATTCTTGCAAAGCTTTATTAAATTCAAGTAAGCCTTCTTTTGCAGGCTCTAATTTAGATTTTAAATTAGCAAAAAGATCTTTCTTTTCTTCTTCAGAAAGTTCTTTTAATTTTTCCATTAATTGTGAAACATTTACAATACCTTCAGAAAGAAAAGGCGTAAAATCTTTATCTAATAAACTAGCAATTCCAACACCAGTTGCAGACAAAGCTTGATCTAATTTTTCCGCTGCAATTGTAGCAGCATTTCCATTCTGAATTAATTCTTGAAGAATAGTATTTGCTTGATTTAATTGATCTGGACTAAAATTTTGAGCATTAACTTGCATATATTTAGCAAAATCTAAAGCATTCTGACTGTATTGATTATCTGGATTAGGATTAACCATTCCTAAATTTGTTAAAGCAGCTTCTGAATGTTCTAAATTAGCTATTTTTTGCTGTTGAACTTTTTGATTTAAATTAAAATCATTAATACTTTGAGCAAGATGTTTACTAAATAATTGAGTAAAAGCCGAAGCTAAGCCAAGAATAACAGTTGATCCTCCACCCACAGATTTAAATAATGTATCAAAAACTTCTGCTAATTTGGTTAAAGTATCAATTAATGGATAAACCATATCAGTTGTAAATACATCATTAAATAAACCTTCTAAAGTAGCTTGTAATTTAGCTGTTCTACCTTCTAAAGAATCTAAATATTCTTGATTCATTTGTTCAAGAGTACCAGAAGCATTTATACCAGTAGCTCCAAGATATTCTTGATACATATCAGAATTATCCATTAAAGCAGTAAAACGATTAACTTGATGTTTACCTGCCAGTGTCTGTGCGACAGCTTCTTGAGTGGTATCGTCTAAATCTTGTCAAATTACCATTAAATCTTCCATGATATCGTCCATATTACGGACGTTACCAAGAGAATCTAATACTTGAACTCCAATATTTTGAAGTGTCGAAGTAACTTTGCCAAGACCAATACCATCTTCATCTTCTTTACCTAATTGCAAATCAGAAAAACGAGCATATAATGTTTTAAGACCATTACCAATTTGTTCTGGCGCTTCTCGTGTTACAGACTCAATTGTAGCAATTTGCGCAGCAAGTGCTTCGCCACTAACACCAACTGCATTGGCCATCGAAGCAGCTCTCTGAGATGCCAACGCAATTTCTTCAACATCAGCCGCGGAAATATTAGCAATTAACGCTCAATTATCCATTGCTTGACTGAGCGCTTCCATGTCATCTTGTAATCCATATGCATTCATATATGCGGTAATTTGATCAGAAGTCGCCGCAGTATCTTGTTGAGAAGCATTTGCAAGTTTAGCAGATAAAGTGGCTAATTGCTGAGACTGATTTAAATCATAGCCTTGCTGAGCAAAAATTAACGAAGCATTAGTCATACCCACGGTAGTTTGACCTACAGCTTTTGCTGCTTCATTAGCTGCTTTAGCATATTCATTCATGCTATCACGGCTATAATCGGTAACAAGCATGATTTGAGTTAGTGAATCATCTAATTCTTTAGCATATTCTACTGAACTATGAATTGCATTCATAAATTGACTAAAGAAACTTGAAATTAACCCTCAACGAAATGTATTTTGAAAAGTAACAAACATTTTATCTAATTGAGAACTAGTACGAATAATACCAGTATCTAATTTTCCAAGCTGCCCTATTAAATTATTAAATGCAACTTGTCCTTCTGCTCCCATTTGACCAAAAGCTGTTTTTAATCCTTGGGCTGTAACACCATTATTTTTAAGTTCTTGATTAAATTTAGCTAAATTTAACATTCCAAGAGAAGGATTAAAAGCTTCTGTTAAAGCATCTCCTAAACCATGAATTTGATCTCGAGCATCAGAAAAGGTTTTTTCTTCTAATAAACCTTTATTACCCATATTCTGCAATTTTAATTCTAAATTTTGTAATTCAGTTTTTAATTGAGTTATACCTTTAGAATCTAATTTAGTAGAAATATTATATTCAATACTATTAGAATATTTCATTAATTATTTCACCTTCCTCTCGGAAATGTAATCCTTATATCTCCTTTAGAGATAACAATATCTATTATTAAGTAAAAAACATTGTATAAAGATAATAAAAAAAGACCCTACAGCACATCGCTATAGGGTCTTTCTTATTAATTATTTTACAAATAAACTATCTAATACTTCTGTAGAATCGACAGGGTTTTCTGCTTTTGGAGGAACTCTATTCATTCCCCACTCATCTGCGATTCTAAGTGCTTCTTTAATATCTTGATTAGTTGTTAAATTTTGTACTTGTCCTGCCATATTTTGAAGAACTTCTGAACTGAAAATTTCAGCCTTATTAAGCACCCCTCCAATAGAAAGAAGATACTTTTCATACGCTTCAAAATACTGTGCGGCAACCTGTCCTACGTACTCGACAGTATCTTTGTGATTGGCAATTAATTCATCAATCTGTCCTTGCTTGAGGAACTGATCAAACGCGGTGAGTGGATTTTCCGCAACACGAGATCCCGCGAGGTCATCTAAATCCTCAACTAAATTAAGAATTTCGTGACAAACTAATGCACGTTCAAATACAAACTGATTAAGAAATCCATTATCCTCCGCGGCTTCAATACATGAATTAATCATATCGTACATTTCTTGGGAAGTTAAAGGACAATTTTTGACTTGTTCTAAGTTAATCATAATCAACTCCTTTTGTCTCTTATATATTTACTATTTAAGTATAGCATATTTTTCAATTTTTGTCAAGATTTTATCCAGATATATATTGAGATAAATTAGCTAAAGAAATGCTTATAGCAACTTTAGTATTATAAAATTCATTCATTACTGCTAATTTAGTTTTTTTAGATCTTTCTTCAGCAGCTTCTCTTGGAGTTTTAAAATTATCTGATATGTCAACATAAGATTGCGCATTAATTAACTGTAAATAATCTCTATCTAATCCATGTCCAGAAATGGTTGCATGTGCTGCTACTCTTTTACTTGTAACAACTTCTAACATACTTGATAAAACTTGCTGTATAGTAAAAATTCGACCATTTAAGCTCATATAAAAAGCTTGATCATTAGCTCCATCAAATCCCGCCAATGCAGCTAAAGTTGCTCTGTAAGGAATAGTTTCTTTAAAAGCATTTCATGATCCATACAATAAATCACTTTCTCCAAATGCTGGTAATGTAGCTCCCATATTAATTAAAGTAATTAATTCACTAGGAGTTAAGTTAGCTTCTCGTGTTAATAATGTTAATAAAGGAGTATTGTCTTGAATGTGAATATTTATCAAATGACCTTCATTATTGAAAGAAATTTGTTCATAATCTTTTATTGTTATACCTACAATACCCTCTATTGAACTATCGGAAGAACGAATTTGAATATCAGAGACATTTGTTTTATTATTTTTAACATTGTATATACTTCCAGCTTCTCTTTTATCTAATTTTAATTCATCCATTCTATATTTTTTTAATTCTTCATATCATTCTCCGAATTCACCATCTTTTGAAAATCTTCTTTCAATATCTATGCCAACGCCAGACGTTTGACTACCAGATAAAGTAGCATTCTGTAAATTTACATGTAAAGAATTTTCTAAAGCAGAAAAAAAATCTGATTCTCCTTTAACATAAGCTTTTAATATAGCTCATTCAGTAAGCATATCTTTTATATCGCCCATTCAGTCATTAATTTTATCTCCTATGCTATTTCAAAAATTCTCATTGTCTTTAACAAAATCAGAATCTAAAAGTCCTCTTAACATATATAGACGTAGTAAACTTTGATTAATACCTTCTTTAGATTCTGTTCCTAATGGATACCAAAAAATTTTTCCTTTATATGTAGAGCTCATAATTGATTCATAAATACGTTCTTCTTCGGTTTTTCCTCACGATTTTTTTACTCCAGTAGTATTTCTAGCAATAAATTGATATTTAATCGCTTTATAATAAGCATCTCTTATTGTAGGATTATATTTATCAAATGTATTTAAAACTTCATCAATTTTTTCTTTGACCTCTTGAGCATTTTGTCCCATAGATTTTATTTCTGGTACTAATTTCGCTATTGCTTCTCTTGCTCCTGGAAAAGCCATATCAATAGGAGAAGAATCTAATACAGATGCATTTAACTTTTTTATTAATTCTTCACTATGAAGAATATCGTGTAAATTTTGCATATCTTCGCCTGAAATTTCACTAAAACGCATTTCTTGCCTTTTTGTTTGTTGTTTTATGGCATTTTTTAATATATCTGTTTTTGTTTCTGCTATTAATTTTACAAAATTATCTCCTCTTTGTTTAAGAAAATCTTTTTGTCTAAGAAAAATATAATCATTTACAGCTGTCAAAATTTTCACCCCTTAAAATCTCTAATAAAAAAGAGGGGCACCCGCAAGGGTACCCCTCATTATGGAGACTATAAGGGTCTCCTTACTCTTTAGTTATCTCAGAAGAGTCGTCTTCACTAGGAAGATTTACTGGATCAGTAATCGAGTTATCAAAAAGAGATATATCTTCAACAACTTCTGGCTCTTTAACAGACGGTTCTACTTCTTCGGTAGATTCTATATTATTTTCAGTAGTCTCTTTATTTAAAGACTCTGTATTATCAGAAGTGTCTGTATTTTCATCTTCTGGATCATCGGCTACTGAGGTTTCTTCTAAGGTGCCCGCACTAACCTCAGGTTTTAAATTTAATTTAGTGGGGCTATTTAAGGGTTTGATGTTTCACCCTCAGCGCCGCCAGTTTCACCTTCAGCACTGTCACTACTTACCGCAGTATCAAAGATGCTGTTGGTATAAGGATTATCAGCAACCGCGGTGCTAGTTACACCTTCGCCGTAAATATCGGCACCCTGAGTACGATTGGCGTGGCCAAGAATAGTCTTATCCTCGTAATTGTGTCCACCAGCCTCAGTAGGATCAACGATCTGGAGAGCAGCCATAACCTTCTTAGACTTATTAAACTTAGTATAAGCGGGGAAGGCGTCAATGGTAAAGGTGAAGGTGGAAGGATCACCAGAGTTAGCCATTGTAAAGGTGAAGTTGGACTGAATCTTACCACGAGGAATGATAAACTGAGCAGGTAGATCCTGACCAGTAACTTCATCACGGAAGAGAGTGTCAGCTTCAATGTAGTAATACCCACCAAAACTCTCAGCGTCGATCTGGATCTCTTGAGCACCATCAGTGTGAACTGTGTAGCAGTCAATACGGACAGTGTTACCACCCTTTACCTGAGAATCAGTATAGTTGGTAGCGTCAACATCAGAAATCTGGAAGTAAACAGAATCAGAAGCTCCAAGTTGAATCTCGCTATTAGTAACTGTAACAGCAGCACTAAGGGCCTTATCTGTAAAGATTTCCGCAGCCTTAACGGCAGAAAGGAAAGTCTTAGGACCACCAGCACTGTCTAAAACAGTAGCATAAATAGGAGCTTCCTTAGAAACAACGATTGTCTCACCATTACGAATATCCGCAGGAAGTTCAACGAAGAACTTGTCATTGGCAGTCTCAACAACTAGATCGTAAACTTGGTGAGTGTAGATCTTCTGACCAGCATCGGCACCTTGAGCCTTACGACCCTTAACGATACCAGCACCAGAAAGCATGGAGAAACTAACGGGAGAAATTAAAGCATCTTCGACAGTGAATGTTACAGTCTTCTCGCCGTCCCAACCGATTAGACGGGGATTACCCTTGCCGCCCTGAGCGTAAACTGTGGTAGAAGCACCCTCAAGAGAGCTGGTCTTAGCTGTATCTAAGTAGAGAACAGGCTGACCCGCATCAAAGTGCTGATTACCAATATCTACAGCGGTTAGAGGACGAAAGACAACATCACAGATCTCGCGTACACCCATTCGCATAAGCGGACCTCCTTTTGTCTAAAAAACGAACAGAAAAAAATTGTATACAGTCTTTTCCTTTTTTGATATTATTTAGGTTCGCGCTCCTATCTAATATCTCTTATATTCACCCTATCAAGGCTTAGGGAGAATTAATATAATGAACGATGCCATTCAAGAGGTTCTTCCATTTTTGAAGTATCCATTAAAGGCATTGTGGATACCCGCATATAGAAGTCAGATTTAACTTTTTCAAAATATCTCTTATATACATCATATAATTGAAATGGGGTATAATTAAAAAAGATATTTATATCCATCTGTAATCCAACAGCTAAAGTAGAACATTGATCACAAAAGATTGAACGAGGACCATCTGATTCAGCCTGCATAGCATGAACCTTTTCTCGTCCTGCTTTAATCTTATCTGCAATTTTCTTTGCCGCATCATTCGCAGGATTATAATCTGGTTCTCTTTCATTATCTATATGTGGAAGAAAAGCATCATTTAATACAATTTGAAAATCTTCAAAATTAAAAGGATGAATTCTTCCAACTATTTTAGTCGTCTCTTCTTCTTGTTCTATTGAAAAATCTATTGAATTTTCTTCAACAGAAACAATATAATCTGGAAAGATTAAAGTAAAAAGATTTAAAATTAAAGTTTTTACTGTTTCATCTTGATTGATCATCATCATTAATAACTGAAAATCTGATATAATCTCTAAATCAAGATTACCCTTTTTTACCATGTCAGTAAAATATTCCATTTTAGCTAACATTTGAACCGCCGATAAAAAATCATTTTCACCAAATAGCACTATATCTTTTATCTTAGGCTGAGTAATAAATATGTTCGCACTCTCAATTGGCAATGGTTGCCCAGAGAGAATTAAACCTAATTTTGTTTTATCTCCTTGTATACTCATAAAACAACACACCTATTAATAAGAACCATTTAAGTCCTGATGTGAAGGTAGTGTAGGATCAAGATTTACGCTATCATCTGCATTAGAATGAGTTGCAATATACCTTAAAACAATTCCTCCTAAATATTCGTTCATTACAATTTCGCTAGCACCCATAAATTGTAAAGTACCAATACCAGAAAGTTTAGTGCCATTTAAAATACCATCAATATATCCCGCAATTTGATAAGGACGAAGTTTATAATCATCTAATTCCCAATAGTCTAAATGACAAATAATAGAAAAAGTAATTGTACAATCACGATATTGTGGATTACTTGTAGGAATAAAATCATCAAATTCTAAAAGAATATATGCTTTAACCTCTTCATGCTCACCAAATTCAAGTTTAGGAACATTTTTAAGATACTGCTTATCTTTTAAATCTTGAAGATTCATACCATCAATAATTTCTTGATATTGTATCTGAGTATCATCAAGACAATCCGCAGTATTAAGCACTAAAAGTCGTTTTAATTTATCAGAATATGGGCGACTTTCAATAAAAAGTCGCCGCCAAATCGTTTCTTGATCTGTTTCGCAGGAGAGAAAAGTAGATTTAAAATTATTAGCTAACAATACCGATGCTTTTTTCATTCTTATCTCCTGTAAATGATCCAATAGTAACAGGTAAAGTATAAGTTTCATTATCTTCAGTAACACACGTTAAAGTAAACTTACCTTTGCGACCAGTTAATACTTCAAGTTCGCACTTAGTACCATCTTGAGAATTAATACGAACTAAAGAAGAGTCTACACTAAATGTACCATTAGCTTCATAAGTATAAATACCATATGGAGCAACTGTATCTGGTCCATTAATATATCCTCTTTGTCAATCTATTGTTACTTCTAAACTATACTCACCATAGTTAATAGTGTAAGTACCTATTGCGCCATCATGAATTCTAACTTTACACATATTTCCATCATTCATAACATCTACGATTTCTACTCTTGGGTTGCCAGTAACAAACCAAGAGAAAGAACTTTGTAAATAAGATTTTGGAATATAATATCCGATAGTAGTATCTTGCGGGACTAGTGTTTCACCAACGATAACAGATTCAATATCGTCAGCTTTCTTAATTTCCGGAAGTTCTGCAATTGGATTGTCATAATATTCTTGAACTTCTATTTCAAGAATGCCTGGGACAGAAATACTATCTGTAACTTGGACTTCTCAAATATGTCCATCAACTTTAATATGTGTAAAACGTTCAAAAAATTCACGAGTTTGTTTATTTAATTTTATAAAAATAGTACCAGAAAGATTTAATTCATTAATATTAATTCCACGTTTTTGAAATCAACGAATATCTGTCTCTGTCGGACCTTGAAAATAAATTCAGTATTCTGTATCATCAATTGTAATAGTATATCTACAACGAATGATTTCTGAACGGAGATATGCTGTTTCTGTTAAAATTGGAAGATATACCATCCAATGGGTACAATCATCTAATATTTCAAAAACATCCCCAGCTTCAAGACCTGCATCATATTCAACAGATAGAATTTTTTTGTCATAATCTGGTTTTAAATTATTTAAATTTATAAGTGCGGGCCAAGCTTCACAAAGAGGAGTTTTAATTAATCTACTATTATAATCGTTTTTTAATGCGGCCCGCAGACTATTTAATTTTTGTTGATTAATTCGACCTAATGCATTTCCTCCTTGATATTGAAGTCGCGCACTAAGAGTCTTTAATGACATGGTCGTCTCCTACTTCTTCTCTTGACTGTTGCGCTTCAGCACCCTCTGAAAAAGCTAAAATTGCTCCAATTGATAATATTAGAATATGAAAAACTAACATTGTGTGATTAGCTGTTGTTATTCCTCATAAAGGACTGAATCCTTTTACAACAATCGCGCTAAGAGGGCAAACAATAAGTCCTATCCACTTTAAAGTGTTATATAGTCTATTATTAACTTGAGAATTAATAATATTTATTTCCTCCAAAATTTGCCCCCCTTTCTAAAATTTTTATCTAGCTAAAATAAGTCCTTATCTTATCTATTAATCCGCAGCATTCAAAAATTGTTCTGCGGTAAAGCATAAAATCTGCTTCATCACTCATTTCAATTAAACCTTGTAATTTACATACTAGAGCAACTAAATATTCTAAATTAGAAAATAATCCTTGCATTCCCAAAAGCTCAAGGATAATAGTTTCTAATGGTTTACTTCACTCTTGATGTTCTTCCCGCATAGGTAGAAGTTTAAAAATTTGTGACTGTAATCTTATTAGATTATTATCAATTGCTCTGTTGTCTATATCAATATCATACACGCTAATCATAATACTGTGTATCAGATGTATCCATGATTCTAGCAAAAGTAGAACCGTATCCTCCACCTTCTCGCTTTTTACGGCGATTGTATAATCTCTGTAAATGGAAGCCTTTTGTTTCATATTCCTTTTTTAGAGCCACAAGCTGTTTAATATGACTTGCTTGTGAAGTAAATTTAAAATCACTTCCACTATACTTTTGACGAACAAGATCAATATTAGCTAATTGATAACCTAACCATTCGCTAATCATATATTGACGAATAATCATCATTTCTTCTTGAGTTAAAGTAACAGTAAAAGTTTTAGATTCTAAATCTAAATCAAAAAGACTCTTTTTAGGAAACTCAAAATGCGGAATAGCGGCCATTAGAATTTCTTCTAATAAAGCTTCTGTATCTTCTTTTGTCATTTCCATAAACATATCATCTGTAATCCCCGCAAGGAAGAAATCATACATTTCTTCAAAAGAAGTAAAGGAAGAAGTATCTGACATTTTGGCCTCCTTCCTATTAACTTTGAGTTACACGACGTCCTGTTCTATTAGCCTTAGTTGCGCTAACGCGACGGTGAGAAGGAGCTTCATTTTCAGTTCTTACATTCTCTGTCGCTTCCGCAAATTCAATTTGCTTGTTTATATCAATACCTGTCATTTGAGAAATTACTCGTCTGCGATTAGTATCAGGAATTTTCCAAATAACAGCGTAATCAATTATCATCTCACGGATTCCTTCTGGAGCAAAATCTAAAGCATCTTGTAAAGACTCAATTAATGCATCATTATCTAGAAGAAGATGCTTAATATCTTTTAACTCCCAATCATATTCAATTTGATCTTTGGGAATATTAAATTCTGCTCTTAAATCGTTATTTTTTACACAAAGATATTCGTGAAGAAGCGTTTCTCCACCACTAGTGTAATGTAGTCCACGAAGTTCTCCCGCACTAATCTTTCTCTCTTGGAAGGGTTCAAAAACTACTCGACGATTTTGATCTGGAATTGTATAAACCACTTTATGGTTTACCATATTACGTACTGGAACTAGTACATGATCTTGTAAATTACTCATTTTATCTCCTTTTATCTCTATAATATACAAATAAAGGAGGAAGCATCTAATTTAATGCTTCCTCCTTATTAATGTTTAAACTTTACAAGTTTCAATTTTTCTAATTAGATGACCACATCCAACTCGTGTATCAACATAACAAGGAATATTGTTTTTACGAAGTTGTTCACAGAAAAATAAATCTTCTGATAATACTCCTTTATGAGAATTATTATAATTTACTCAATCAAATCAAGGATAACTAATTTTATTAAAAATAGAGGTTTTAATGAGAATACACCCCATTCCTCCACCGTGAATTTTTACTAAATATTTATTATCATTATGGAGTTTTATTAATTCTTCTTTAGTATATGCACTTTCTTTAGAATAATTAAAATATAATTTATTATACTCATCTTTAAGTTTATATACACAAGTTTTATTTAAAGTTTGATCATCTAAATGCCTACGCACATAAAAGCCACTTACAACGTCAACATTATGAGAAAGAAGATTGAGAAGAGCATCTTTTGGAGGAGTTACATCATTGTCAATCATGAATACATAATCATAATTACCATCTAATGTTAATTGCGCAATTTTATTACGTGCAGTTGCACAATCATATCCTCGCACAAAGTTAAAAGAGCATTCATTATCACCCTTATCTAAATCTCAAATAGATTTAAAAGTATCTGGTGTAATATTTTCAAAAGTTGGAACCGCAATTAAAATTTTCATTTTATTGCGCTCTCTTTGAATGTTCTTCTAAAACTGTTTCTCAATCCATCTCTTTATATTTTTTTATATATTCACGTCGTGGGACTTTGATTGAATTTTGTCACTCTCTATATCCTGCAAAATGCACAATTGCAGGTGAATCAGTATAGCCAGTAACTTTAGTTTCATTATAACAAACAGGAATCTCAGAAACATGATCAGCAAAATAATTTACCGCATCTTGATCTACATAAGGTACTTTTTTATTATTTAAAAAATCAATTAATTTTTCATCTTTTTTAAATTTACGCATCTTATCTAAATCAAATAATGCGACTCCAGCATTATAATACAATGGACCGTAGGGTTTGTAAGTGGACAATGTTTCTTCCACCATTGCGACTCAATCATCTTTTCTTAAAAAATCTCAAATAGGATTAATATCTCTTACACAAATAGTATCTACATCAAGTTGAAGTATTCTACTAACTTCTGGTAATAATTGAGTATAACAAACTCTAATCATAGCCATATAAGTGAATTGTGTTCTCATATTTGGACCGTCTTTAGGAAAAAACTTTTGCCCACTTACATTATGACATTGAATTATATCTGGAAGTTCATGCGGAAAATTATTATCTTCAATGAAAAAATGAACTGTATCTACTGAGCTATTCGCAATAAGTGATTTAGCTGCAGTTTCCATTGAATCATATAAGTTTCTTGTACCTGTATATGCCGCATGCTTTTCCATTTAAATTAATTTATCTTATTAGATTACTCGCCAGATTCGCCTTCAGCGCCAGATTCACCCTCGGGCTCGTCAACAGGAAGATTATGTAAACGAGAAGCCTTCTTAAGATCGGTGTTGCGATAGCTGAAGATAAAGTTGGTGAAGAAAGTAGCTACGCCAAACTTCTTGTAAGCCTGGAAGTCGGTGCTCCAATCATCGTTATCTTCAACAGTACGAACCGCAGTTTGACCCTCAAAGACAATCTTAACAGGCTTGTTGTCTTGACCAACGGGGAAGATATAAGCCTGAGCAGGATCGATTACCTTCTCAGTATTAGTTTCATCAACCATGGACTGAGGAAGAATAATTACATTGTGACCCTTGTAGTTGCCAAGCCAACCTTCGGCCCAGAGACGATTCTTCATATCATCAGAAACCCAATTGGTCTGGGGAAGCATCTTAGCAGCAAACTCAAAGGTACAGTAAATAGAAGCCTTGCCATAGCTATCAGCAATAGCAAGTAGCTCGTCCATAGTGGCCTCGTCAAAGCCCGCAACCTCAGCGCGCTGAACCGCAGGTAGAGAAGCAACTACAGCTGCAAGAGCCTTAGCAATCTCGCGATAAATAAATTCGTCCATGCCTTCCATGACAAGACTGGTTAACTCAGAGAACTGAATGCGGCCATCAAGCATTTCCTCGAAGCCAATACGAGCCGCGCCACCGATAGCGCTAGTCTCAACAGTCATGGACTTACCATCAAGCATGAAGACCTCATAACGGCCGGCAAGACCGACACGAGTAACGAAAGTCTTAGCGCGCTTACGAGCAGACTCAGTGATGCGAGTACGGAAGACCGCCTTATCGCCCTGAGCTACATTGCGAATCTCTGCGAATTGGGCATATTGAGCCTCAACACGAGCAGGAAGAACCTCGTCAATAGTCTGCTCAATTAGACGGAAAATAAGATTCTTGTTCTCACGGTAATCACTATAAGAACCAGCTAGTTTACGGAACTCGGTTGCAAGAGCCTCATTAACCTGATCGAGAGTGTAGCTCTCGTCATTGAAGGAATAGGCTGTAGGAGCAGAAGGATCTGCCTTAAGAGCAATACGAGCTAAAGATAATAGATCTTTGTATTCCATTCTACATCCTCCCTTCATTAAGCCTTAATGCACTGAAGCTTGACCGCAGGTTGACCATCGGGTAAAGTATACTCTTTAACAACCTTGAAAACAAGATCGCCAGAATTACCCGCAGTAAGAATACCATCATTACCAGGAACAACGGTATCGTTAACCTTTAGGCTAGTGCCATCAGCAAACATGTTAGTAGTAAAAATATCACCAGCTACAAGGCCAAAGACGCGAGGATAAATCTTGCCATCATAAGAATCCTCAACCTTTTGAGCCCAATCCTTGTGCATCTGATGACGCTCATCATAGAGCTTTTCCTCGTTGTAGACGAGCATCCAAGCGCCGTCGCCTGTAAAGTTAACCTCGCCAGCAGCGTAGTCATACTTTACAAACATGCCATTCTCAAGAATGGTAATATTTTCAGCAGCAGGGAGCTGTGCATAAACACGACCGTCACGAGGAGCAGAAAGATGGTTAGGCTCAACCTGGCCGTAACCCTCTCGTTTAAATGTAATAGCCATATTACATTCCTCCTTTTACTTTAAAGATTTTTAGTTTGACGAAGTGCTTCAAGGAAAGCAGGAACGCTCTCAGATGCTTCTTCGTCGAGAGAGAAAGTCATAGCAGGAGCTGTCTCGGATTCAGATTCAACTTCTTCTTGACCATCAATCATGTCAAAGTTAACATTTTTCTCAACATAAATAACAGCTAGTTTAGCCTTAATTTCATCAAGACTATACTCGCTCTTATGAGCGATAACGTCAGCCTTATCCTCGTCAGAAAGCATATGATAAGAAGCAATTAATTTATCCTTCTTTTCATTTTCAATATTTAGCTTAAAATCACGAAGTTCAGCAATCTCTGCGCGAAGAGATTCATTTTCGCTAACTAAAGCCGCATATTCTTCTTCTGTACGGGTAAACTGAGTCTGCTCTTCTTCAGTCTCGGCCTTGTCTTCGACTTCTTCTTGAGCAAACTCTTTAGAATTAGCTTGATCATCAGCTGTTTCTTCGACCGTTGTATCAACAGCCGCAATATCATCTACAGATTCCTCTACAAAATCCGCAGCAGGCTCTTCTTTAGGCTCTTCCTCAAGAGCATGCTCAAGCTCTGCTTCTTCTGTAGTCTCTTCTGTTAGATCAACATTTTCGTCAGACATGTTCAACCCTCCTTTACTATTGAGCGCTGTTTGTAAATCGTTCATCATCGTAAATAAGGTTTGCTGGAACTCCACGCCTTGAGTAAAGTTCTTACTTACCTCTGGAGATGTAACCGAAGCGCCTTCATAACAAGGTTCAACATCATCCCCAAGAATGCACAACTTACTAAAAGTTGCGTCATTAATAATGAAGAAATCTACACCAAGATTATTATCAGTTGCCCAATGACCTTCTAGAGTTTGATCATCTAGTTCCATTGATTGCGGCTGACCTTCGCGAAGTACCTTGGTAAGTTCTTCAAATTGACCAACTCATAAATAACCAGTTGTCATTAAATAAGTGCGTTCAACTTGATTACCAAATTCATCTGTATCAATGAAATTTTGGAATCAAACTTCTGCATCAGGTGAAACGAAACCATAAGGAATAGTTTTGCAAGAGAATGTTAATTCACCATCCTCGATATGCATTATATGCCCATGATCGCCAAAATCTTCTTTATCTTTATTAAACGCCGCTACGATAGGTGTGCCACGTAAAGTTTTAGCCATACCTTCCGCAGTCTCACGATTAATATAAGACCCATTGCGATTATGTCCCAGATAAAAAACTTTAATCTCGCACTTAGACATTAAAGGGTTAATATCAAGGGGTTGTAAATTAATAAACTCAGGACCTTGAATCATATCTACCTCAGATTTATTTTTTAATGCCATTTTCCCCCCTTTCTATTAACCCTCAGATTCTTCATTTGCGATTGTTTTGTCTGATTTTTCATCTGGTGAAAGCTCTGGGCGTCCACCTTGCTCGTCCGCAGATGCGTTTCCATCATTATCGCCACCAGACTGTTGAGTTTTGCTAATGGTAGAAGACATCTGAGGAGGAGTAAATATCTCAACAAGCTCCATAATTTGATTCTCAAATATGGCAGTAGCAAGTACTGTACTTGGAGATTGTCCAAGAGCAACTTGTGGTAAAAGTTTAGAGAAGCCAATTTGAGTTTGCTCTTTATAAAGCTTGGAAAGATCTTTGTAATTATAAATTGTTGTGGGTAACATTTGTACCCTATATAAAAGACGCTTTGGATTCTTGTTAAACATCTTTAACAAAGACTCCGCATAATCTTGGAATTGTAGAACTAAATCAAACATTGTAGCTTCATCATTTGCAATTGACTTTTCAAGCGCTAAATTACCACTTGTATTAAATTGCATTTGACTAACGCCAGCTTCATTATAGACTGTTCTTTCCACTTTCTCGAGCTGGTCGGCCGCAGACTCATTACTGTGATCAGATAAGTCTTCAACTTTAACATCTGCAAAAGTAGTAAGAACATTAATACCAATTGCTTTGCCTAACATTTCAACTGCATTCTTATGAAGTTCTCGAGCTTCATCTACGTCAAATATTAAGTCACCATTTTTATCAATTGGCATCTCTTGGATGATTAATCTAAGAAGTTGTTGTTCCATCTTTTGTTTATCTAAATCTTGAGCATCTTCAAGATCCATTAATTTTGGAACAATAGAAATAAATAATGGAATATCTGAATTGTTTAAATTAAATTTAACAGTACATTCTGGATCTAGAGTAAACCAGCCTTTTCCACTACCAACGTAATCTTCATCCATTTTTCCATGCTTATATTTAATATAAGCTTGTTGGAATTCTTTGGGGAACATTTTTAAAACTTTAATGCGATAGTCTACATCTTTAAATTGTTCATCAAAGAATTTAACATTAAATTCTATAATATAATGCCCATTTAATTTATATCTTGAACGACAATAATCAATAGGAAGTTCTTGTAGGTAGGCCGCATCTTTTTGTTCAATTTTATATCCATAATAACAGCCGTTCCGGAGTACCTTAAGTGCAATTTCCCCAAAGGTGCTCTTTAAACGACAATTATCTAAGAATGTATTAGTCTTTAGTCAACCTTCAATAACTTTATCATCTTTAATTTTATCATCATATCTGATAGGAGTAATTATCCAATCATACCGATATAGATAAGCCATATAACGACAAAGGCGAGAGTAAATACCACTTTTAACAAAGAAATAATTGGAAATGGAACGGAGTTCTTTTGTTTCATTATTCTCCAAAGCCCTCATTATATCATGTTTTTTAATTCTGTGATGATGATTACGATCAACAAATTCAGATGCTTTAATTACAACATCATCTCGATAAATTTGCCCGTTAATTCTCATTTTATTAAATTCATGCGGAGACCGTGTTGAGTTATTTTCTGAGGCAATTAAACGGAAATCTTTTGTATCACTCAATATTCGACCCCCTTAATAACCAGCTGCTTTCATAATATAATCATATGATAATTTGGCTTCATCATAATAAGGAATACAAATTAGTTTTATATTATGAGCTAAACAATATTTACGTTTTTGCATATCATTATATTTTTGCCGTCCTACACCTTTTTTCCCACCAAATTTATCTACTGCTGTGTAGTGTTGTTTACCCTGAGCTTCTATTAAAAATTCAAGCTCACCATCCTCCGTAAAAACGGCAAAATCAAATCTTAGATGCCTGCCACTAGAAGCAACTAAATCATCAAACTCATATTCTTCTTCAAAGGGAATATCATAATCAGTTAAAATATTATGAATTTTAACTTCCATAGTAGAACTCATCATAATATACCCCTTACGTCAAAATATTTATTCAATTAAATATGAATCTCTACAATATGTAATTTTCTAATTTTGCCCCAAAATTTAATTATAAAACATAAAGTCTTTAATATTTCTTCTTTTAATTTTCTTTGAACGATCTTCTTGTAATTTACAATAATATAAACCATAAATTAGAGCAGAAAACTTATCTTTTTTAATCTTTTTTGAATTCTGTTTTAAAATAATATTTGCACCTTCATTATCTGTAATTAAATTAGCCATTTGTTCTTTTAAAATAGAAGTTTGAACAAATGGCATCAGATAATCTGCACGTTGAGATTGAGACATTTTCTTACCTTGAGCTTGTGACATTAATTTATTCTTCGCGGTAGTCTCGTCAATTAGAAATAACACGCGGCCCGCATTAATCTCTGACTGAGTATAAGAATACATTTCTGAGTTAAGACCAACATTAGCTTTCATTATATACATAGCTTCATATATTGTATTTTCAGTTTTCATATTTTTGTAATGATTATCTTCATCATTCATAACGCCCCAATTATAGAGCGTTTCTCCCGTGTCTGGATCTACAGTATCCATTGTCAACATATCAACAAGACCTGCGCCTAAACCGTTACCGTCGATAACCGCAACTTTACAGTGATATTGCTGGAATAAACGCTTTAATTTAAGAGCTTGCATACCAAAATGCTCTTCCTCAAAACTGTAAATATTAACAACTCGTTTGCGGGGAATATCGCCAGAACTAGGAGTGACCTTAATAATAACTGCTTCTGTAGAACAACCAAATCTACCAACGTCAACACCAATTACATAATAACCATCTTTAGATGTTTTGCTAGAATATTTTCATTCCGGAAGATTAATACGGCGATTGCGATCAAATCTTTCTGAATTAAAGAAGGCAGACTCTACATCGCCTGACCAATGAGATTCATACTCACGTTCAAAAGAATCCTCATTAAAAGTACCATCTTCGCGTAAATCCCGCACGAAATTCTTACTAAGAAGACCTTCCATTACAGGAACTCTCCAAGAGCCACCTAAAATCATAGCTTCTTTTGGACGCGCTACAGACATGCAAAGTAACTGAATAAGTTTCTCATAGCTAAATGTGCCTTTATAGCCTGCTGAAGTTACAAAAATTTGTGATTTATTTAATTGCTCTTTTGGATCAGTCTGACCTTGAATCATACGGTCAACATTAAGTGTAGGAAGTAAAACTTCATTAAGAAGATCTTGATCTAAGCTTACACATTCCTCCGCAAGTAAACTTTGAAAACGACGTCCACGAGTCTTTTCACTTTGAGCAACATTTTCTAGAGAACTGCCATTTTTAAAAGTATAAATAACAGTATCTTTTGTGCGGGATGTTCGAGCACGTGTACCTCTAGTATCTCATATAATTTCTCGTTCCATTGCTGGAATAAGTTTACAAATTTCGTCTACTTTTCCGCCAAGAATTTCTGCAGATTGTCCTTTACCGCCCGCAACAGTAGCTATTTTAGCACCAGGATAAAGAACACATCGCAACATTAATGCCATAATAGAAATAAAAGACTTGGATCAAGCACGAACGAAAGTCGCATAGACATATTTATGTCTAAAAATAATTCGTAAAAACATTCTTTGATAAAAATAAAATTTAAAATTATATGGATTTCCAAGAGATAGATAGTAATCAACTAATTTATCTGGATAAAGACGTCAATAAGCAATTAATTTTTGATATTCTGATAAATTATTATGTACATGTAATTTAATTGTTTCATCATCTAAATCTATATCTTTTTTATTAGATGTTTTTAATATATCTCTAAGAGCCATTAAATATCACCTGCTAAGAATCTTTCAAGAGCTTCGGCTTCAGCTTCAACTTCATTATCAATGAAATTACCCCAATCTTCAGCTTCTTCATCTGTGAGTGTTTCTGCCTCAGCCTCTTCCGCAGACGTTACAAGGCCCGCATTTAAATCAATTTCTGAATTTTCAGCTTTCTCAAGCTTCTCAATATAAGATTCAATTAGATCGCCAAGACCTAATTCTTCACTTACAAGAGCATAATTATAAGCTTTAAGGTCTTTAATAGTAAAGTCTATTTTATCTTGCGGATACTGGTCTGGATCAAATTGTGGTAAATTAGGAATTATACCTCCATCTTGTTCACAAAGACGTACTAATTCTCCAATAGAAGAGAGAACTTGCTGTCTATCTTCTTTATTTTGAGCTTCAGTAAACTTACCGCCTTTGCGGAGTTGGTCAAACACGCCCGCGAGATTCTTATATCCTGTTAAATCTCCAACATCTAAACATTCATCCATTTTAAGAGATGTTTTGCACATCTTTTTTAAAACTTCTTCTCGGTCTGTATTTAATTCGTACTCTTGGGCATATTTATTATACATTGTTTCCATTTTAATTCATTGTTCTGGAGTATAAACAGTACCTCATTTTAGCATTAAATAATTTATATCTTCTTCTGTGAGTTGATCTGTCCAATAAGTAGCTGAGATTTGATATTGCGGCGTCTGCTCTTGCGGTGTAGAGGGCTCAGCCGCATCTTCCATTTCTACAAATTGAATATTTTCAGAATAAGGTACATCTTTAGCATTAGTACGAGTTAGAGTATCATATTGACCTTGAGAAATTTCTCCAGCTTGAAGTTTTTCTAATAGCTGTTTCTCATAGTCCTCATCATTTGTAGATTCTTCGTTTTTATCTTCTGCAGGATCGGGCTGTTTTAAGTGGTCGGAATCCGCAAATGTGTAATCCGCATATTGAACCATATTCATTGTGCGTAAGTAAGTACCTATTACAGATTTGGGTCCAAATTTAGCTGGATCTTTTAAATAGCGTTCATTTGTAATTTGAATTCACTTTTTTTCAAAATATGGAACATCAAACATTTCTAATATTCAAAGAAAAGTTTCAGGCTTGCGATTATCTATATATTGTGTTAAACAATCTTTACATAGATCGCATCGTTCACCTGTTTTCATTTTAAAGAAGTCAGTCTCTTTTAATGAGCGCCCGCATTTACTGCAAGTTTTTTTACCTACAGTTGGCATACTTCCTCCTTTCTATTTATTTTTAGCGCGGCTTGCGTTTTTGCAATCTTTACATTGAGAATACCAGCCATCTTTGCTCGAATTCTTCGCATAGAATAGCGGGTGTCCTAATTTCACTCGGCCGCATTTACTACATTTTTTTCAATATCCTTTTTCTTGATAAGTATAATATCAAATAACATAATCTTTCGCATATTGTTCTGAAATTAATTTAGGAATTCTTTTGCGCCATGTAGTTGAATAATATTGTTCGCTATGTCATTCTCCAAATTGATCATATAGCTTCTCTTGGATTTGTTCATTAGTAAGACCATCTATCTTATAGATTAAAAGTCACCATAGAACAGGATATTTATATTCAAGAGCTTTAGCTGCGGTATTTTCTAAGTCAATTAAATGTCAGTGCATATCAGAATGAAGATCTTCTCAACATTCTTGTTTTAAAATCTGGTAGTATTGAAGAAGGAAAGATATATGCTCTGAATTGAGAAGAGATAGGGGCATATCAGAATGCGGCATTTGCTCTTCATCAAAATAAATTTTTTCTGGGATGGGGATATTAGCTAATGTTCTTATCTGAGATGCAGATTTAATTCTACCAATTTGGTTAAATGACCCTTTAATTAAATAAGCTTGTTTTCAAGTATCAATGATAGCTTGATTTAATTGCTTGCGTTTGTATTTAGATGCAGTAGTAAGTTGATTTTTTAAAGAGACAATTACATCCATACATTCTTTAAGACCTGGGATAGTATCTATATCTTCTTCTGTAATAGGGTCTTTAGGGTCTAGAATTTGGCCTTTATCTACTCGGATAAGATTATAAATACCATCTTCGCCATTTTCTAGCTTATCAACTAAACCTTCATAGGATACTTGCCTCTTATCAATTGTAAACTCTCTATTGGGGGTTAATATAGGATATTTTTCTACTCGTTCTTTTTTAGTTTGGTTGCGGTCGTGTGTAAATAATATGTAATCTGCTAGTATTTTTAAAGTTTTACTATCATTAAGAGGATGATTTCCTAGAAGATCTTTTACGTAAGCTACTCTTTCTTCTGGAGTAGTAAGTGAGTAATCTAATTCCAATGGAAAACCTCCTTTAGTAAAAATTTTTTACCTTTGTTAAAAGTATAACATATATCTAAGAGGTTGTCAAGGGGAATTCCTGAAAAGATTAAAATTTTTTTGATAAAATAAATAATTTATATCGACAAAATAAATTTATTTTGGTAAAATATAATTAAAGAGAAAGGAGGAAATATGGGACGAAGAATGTTAACTAAAGGCCTTAAAAGTACACTTGGTGGAAAGAAAGGATCAGCAAAGAAAAAATTGATTAGTGAACTTAGTGGTGTAGGAATTAATGATTCTAAACTAAATAAAGGAACTAGTAGACAACGAAGAATTAAAGATACTCTAGATTGGTAGAATAAGATGATTTGGGCGATTTTTAGTTCTGATAAGCGATATATTATTGATTTTTTCAAGGGAAATTCTGATGATTGTTGGAAATATGTGCAGAAGCATAGCTATAATTGTGGGATGATTGGATCTATAAATGAAGATGTTGTAGACCTATGGAATGATGGATGGGAATATCTTGATGGAATGTGGATAGCTCCGAAATCATAATTGAAAATTGCTCTTGACATTTTTTTGGACGTGGCAAATCTATATCCTACCTCGCAGGTAGGAAATAACCCACAACCATGCGCCCAGTCGCAGCGTTTTAAATCCAGGTCAAGCATGGAGGTAATTGCTTAAATAATTTATTCAACTAATGAGCAATGTCGAACTGTGCCCCCGTCTTTGAGAAATGTGATGATTTTGTGAAAGTACTATGCAAGCCGGTCAAAGAGTGCTACTCTTTAACTAAAGAGAGGACCAGAGAGAAAGGCAAGACAATGACAACCATTAAGACAAATAAGGCCTATGAAACAAAGGCTTACGAGGGTTTCGCTACCTATTTCCCTGCAGGCGACACCGCTACTATCACCGCAGAGTACACTACTAAGTGGGGTAAGATGTATGACGTAACCACCGCACACAATGGCAAGTATAACGTATCCGAAACGGTTCTGAATCAGATTTTGAATCTGAACTAAAAAGGGAATTTCATTCCCTTTTTTTAAATTGGCAGAGTTAGAATGCGGTAACTTTTTCCAGGAGATAAAAGGTTAAATAATTAAATGTTTGATGAGCGGGATCCAAGAGAGTAAGAAGATCTCACAGAGTAAGGACGTGCGGCCGCTGCTCTTGTCACGCTCGCCTAGCTGTCCGAGCGGCTGGCGTGGCTGGCTCGCTGTGCGTGCTATGTGTGTAGTGTTGTGCATGTGTGCTATGTGTGTTGTGTTGTATCATGCACATGTGTATCATGTGTGTATGTATGTGCAAATGCACAACCGTGGTTGGCCGAAAATTTTAGCACTACACGCAGAGCAATGCAAGCGACAATCGCAAGATTCTTAGAAAATTTCTGTATGTGTAGGAAATGTGGAGAGTCTACAATTTTGTCATTCTCACGTGCGGCCGGCCTAAATAAGCGTATTATATTAATCAAGGAAAGGCACACCAACCCGAAAGGACAAGACCATGACCGCCTACGCCAACCTCCGCAACGTCCTCGCTACCATGTACGCTGCTAACTACTTCGCTGATGATGCCGATGTTTCTAACGACCTTATTGATGCCTACACCAACGCACAGTTCGACCTCGAGGACCACCTCTTCGACACCTGCCGCACCTCTGCAGACTTTGACCACGTGCATGAGCGTTTCGATAAGATGGTAGAGCGCGCAGCTCGTACCGCTTCTAAGGGCGATGCAAACTTTATCGCCGCTGTGATGGACGACATTCATCAGTGGTAGAAAGAAAGAGCCAAACGGCTCTTTTTTTCTTTGTTTAAAAAGTTAGCCTAAACTAACATTCTAAAGCCTTTTGCGGTTTGGCTTATTTAAATAAGCCTTTTGACTTATAAAGCCTTAGAATAGCTTAGAATGGCCCAGACGGCGTATTTTTTTAGTTAGGTGCCTTATTATCGCATGTAATTATGTAGTATTTATGAACCCTTAAAAAGGCTCTGAGAGTTTGACATTTGCATTAAAGTATGGTATAATTAAAATGAATGTCCAGTATGGCCGAAAAAGTTAGCCTAGGTTAACTGTAGAAAAATCGAACACCAGTTCGCGTGTATGGCCGAAAATTTTAGCACAGTGCGCGGCAAAAGTCAAGAACTATTTTGTGTCTCCACAAAATCTACACAATTCATCCAGGTTTCCTAAAATGTGGAGATTATGTGTAGATTATTTCACAACTCTTTACTCCAGGCTGTTGACCTGCGAAAATAATAATTGACCAAAGGCCACGACCACTTGGAGCACACCATGAACGACCTCACACTCCACACCAACTTTTGCGACAACTACACGCGCGCGGCATTTACCCATGATTATATTTTTGCTTTCACGCTTGACCACATGTTTTACGCGGTCAAGATGGACAATGTAGACGCTCGAACGCTTGTTCTGTTTACCACGCTTGACCGCGCCGCAAAGTCTAAGGGCGGTGCCGTGTCCCTGCGTTTCCGTCCCACGAACGCTATAAAGCGCGCTATCGTGGAAATGGGCAATGTAGTCTATAAGTGCACCGCCGCTAGTTTCGCTGCCCTTTGCGAAAGCAACAAATACAATAAGGGCGAGAACGCAGAAAAGCTCGTTACCGAAAAGGTTTTTGGTGAAACGTGGCATAAGGATAGCGTACCGTTTACCGATGGCGCAGACGTGAGCCATTATCAGGTCAAGTTTCAGGGCGCTACGTTCTGCAAAGAAACGCAGCTCTTCTAATAAGGGCAAATGTGGAGAGTTTGTGGAGAACTTGCACAAACCCTTCATATCTGTTATATTGGTATCGTGGAAGAGTGGCCGCATAAGAGAAAGGCGCTATAATGGGAAAGAAGAAGAAGAAGATTACGCCCGTTGAAGAGAGAGCAGTACAAGCAAAGGCTAATGCCGAGAAACTTGCTGATGTGTTTCGTGCCCTTGGTCTTACTGTAGAAACCTATGAGTATAACCCTACTTGGCAAGTCAACGCAAAAGAAAAGCCTGAAGTTATTTCTGTAGTAGAACTTCCAGAATTGCTTGACAGTGACGGAGAACTTCTTTCATTTTGCTTTTCTCATGACACAGGACGCATTATCAAAAATAGCATCTTCTAGCGTCAAGGAGTTATGGAGTTCTCCACAAAAACTCCACATCTTGTGCCGGCGGATCTCCCGAACAAATGTTCGACTCCAGGCAAATGTGTAGGAAATATGGAGACAAAATTCTCGTTGACAGAACCACTAAAGGAGCGTATTATATTAATTGTCAGAGGGAGAGCAAAAGGCAATCCCCAAAACCGAGACGAGGAACGTCTCAGAAAGCAGGTGCCAAATGGCAGAGAAGATGACCCGCAAGCAGGCTCTCGAGTTCGCAATCTCCAACCTCGAGAACGAGGAAGTCACTGAGGTTCTTGGCAAGATGCTTGAGTCTATCAGCAAGCCGCGTGCCAAGCAGATTAGCAAGGCTCGCACGATGAACGAGAACACCGCTCATGCACTGTGGGAGGTTTCGCCCGAGACTCTTACCACGAAGGCCGCTACTGAGATGGGTATCCCCGAGATTATGACCACTCAGAAGGCTTCAGCAGTCCTTCGCGTGGGTGTGGAGCTTGGCCTTTTCGAGAAGGTCACCGAGGGTAAGAAGGTCACCTATCGCAAGATTGGGTAGCCATGCGACCCGAGCAAGTCGTTAAAAGGCTCACCCTTGCGAGGGTAAAAATCCTGCCAACCTTTGGGGTAACAGGTAGGCGCTAGTTGGCTTCGGTCGCTAGCGCCTTTTCTTTTAGCTAAAAATAGAACACCAGTTCGATGTAGATCGCCGGCCGCATTTATGGAGATTTTATGAATTTGAAAATAAGGCTTGTATCCTAGATCGAAAAATGCTAAAATGAAAATGCTATTTATCTTCTCTTGGAAATAAAAATCATTTGTGAAGAAAATGTGAATTGAAATTTAGACTTGATTCCTAAAACTAACAAGAGTATATTATTAATTGAAGAGAGGAACCAAGAGAAAGGAGAAAATTATGGTTCTTGGGTTCGGCTCGGGAGGCGTTCCGCTTCTATAATTTGCGGCAGTAGCGAGCCGCATTAAAAATTAGTCGCTACCTTGCAAATGAGAATTCTAGATGCCCTCATTTGCAAGCGAGATTAAAAAACAAAAATTAAGACTGTTTCCTCGCCCACGTACTGCCTAGCGCTGCGTGGGCGAGATTGTTTTTTGAAATTTAAAATCGAACTAGTGTTCTGTTTCCTGCGGCCGGTCGCATTTGTGAAGAAATTGTGAACTGTCCAAAAGTATGATATAATAAGTATAACGAAGTCCAAGAGAAAGAAGAAAACAATGACCATTTACACAAATCTCCTTCCTATTCTTGATGAATGCAACGACCGCATTCCTACAAAAGAAGGTCGCTACATCATTGTTAAAACTCGCAATGACATGGTCTATCTTATGAACATCGACAATGGTGCGCAAGGCGCAATTGCTAAAGATTACTTCGAGAAAGAGTTTGAGCCTTGCGAGTAAGATTTTTAATTATTTGGTTAATCAGTTAACCTGCGAAATCTGCTAAAGTTAGTCTAGGCTAACTCTTTGTGCCGGCTACGCTTATGAAGAAATTGTGAATTGAAAATTATGCTTGACACCGATGCCACACTATGGAATAATAATAGTTGAAGCGGATGGGGCACAAAAGCACCAAGTGCGCCGCAAAAGAGTGGTAATCGCTCCACTAAAAAAATTGCGAGGACTGACCCACCTTACGGGTCTTTTTTCTTTTTTAAAAAATTTTTGTGACAAAAAAATTTTTTTATGATATAATATAATTATCAAAAGAGAGAAAGGAAAATTATGATTGAGATTATGACAAACGTCTACATTGCTTTTAGTTGGTTTTGTCTCATTGTTTTTGGTACTTATGTTCTTTGTTGGCTCGATGAGCACAATTACTGGATGCCACCTATCTATGTCGGTTGGGGTGCTATCCTGTTCATTCTTACTCTTATTGTTAACTTCATTAGTTAGGAGAAGACATGACTGTTACAGAACTTATCTTCAAGCTTCAGCAGGCTTACTTTAAGTATGGAGATGTACCCGTTTATCTTCATTTAGATGAAGAACCCGAGTGCACTGACGTTATTTATCTAGCTGAGGGAGAAGAAGAAGGCCTACACAATGAAGCGCATTTATGTCTAATGAATTAACCGAACACTAGTTCGGTTTTTTGTGCCGGCCTAGGTTATGAAGATTTTGTGAAGATGGTTGACAATTCGCTAAGAATAAATTATTATTTAATTGTCGCGTAAAATCAGCAAAAAAAGGAGTAACTATGTTTGACCCCATTTGGTATTGTACTTATGAAACTCAAGATGGGTGCTACTATTTTGCAAACAAAGATATTAAAATACTTTGTTCTGCTCTTGAAAAATTTTTTACAGAATTAAATTTGACTTGGGAACGAAAAGAAGTGCTGAATGCAAATAAAGAACTTTGCAGTATTCTTTATCGTCCTAATGATGATGATGATGGATGGGTTAGCATTCAACTACGATAAAACTAAAGAGTTTAGCATTTCTCTACAAAAAATGCACAACTTTAGCCGGCGGTAAATTGTGAAGATTTTGTGAAGAAACTTGCATTTTTAAAATGAATATTCTAAAATAGTAACCGTCAACCAAGAGAAAGGATAATCATGCAGGCTGTTTACTTTGATATGGATGGTACTATTGCTGACCTCTATGGCGTTGACGGTTGGCTTGAATCTCTTCACAATGAAGATGTTACCCCTTATGAAGTTGCAAAGCCTCTCTGCAAAGAAATGATGATTCTTAAAAGCATCTTGACTACTCTTCGCAGCTTTGGTATCACTGTTGGCGTGATTAGCTGGAGCGCTATGGATGGCTCTAAGTCTTACAATAGTAAGGTGCGACAGGCTAAAAAGGAATGGCTCAATAAGTACTTTGGAAACGTGTTTAATGAGATTCATGTTGTCAAGTATGGCACTAACAAGAGCCGCATTGCAAAGATTAAAGACAGCATTCTTTTTGATGATAACGCAGACGTGCGGGCAACGTGGCACGGCAACGCCTATGACGAAAAGAATATTGTCAATGTTCTTTGCGGGATTATCGCGCAACTGAAAAGTAAAGGCATGAAGAAGAAGAACTATGAAGAAGATTCTTCTGTGCCCTCTGCAAATGGTCACTATGCTTACATTGACAAGATTTGTCTTGCAGATTTGTCTATTATGACAAAGGTAGGCAAAGCTAGCAACCTTAGAAGCAGGCGTAATCAGCAAGCATCCTATCACTATGCTGACATGGCTAAAACTAGTAATGTAGAGATTAAATATTACTTTGTGTGCAAAAGCAATGAAGATGCTTTAGCTATGGAGAACGTTCTGCGTGGCGCTATGATGATGGTTTGCCCTTACAAGTTTAAACTAAATGATAGACTTCTTTATTGGGATGATGAAATAGTTGAAAAAATTATTAATCATCCTGACGTAAAACGCTGGGCAAAAATTCTTTGTATTTAAAAGTCAAGTGAGAAAGGAGACTCCACAAAGTCTCCACATCTCACGCCGGACGCAATTGTAGAGATTTTATGGAGACACTTGCGTTTTAATCAATTAAAAATTATAATATAATTGTCAAGAGGGGACGAGGAAAGGAGTCATCTTCTAGTACTACAAAGGCAAAAGCAGAGGTTTAGGCGTGCGAATGTGAGTAGCCACAAGAAAAGAAACGCCTACCCCGTGGTCGTCCTAGGCAAGACCACGGGGTTTTATTTTAGGCTTTAAACCGAACTGTTGTTCGATTAGATCGGCCGGCGCGAATTGTGGAGACTTTGTGAATTTAAATTTTCTCGAACAAAAATAAAATTATTTGGTATAATTTTATTGGTCCAGAAAGAAAGGAGCATGGCATGGCAAAAATAAATACAAAACGAATGAGCGCAGAGCAAATTTGTTGCTATCATGCAATAGATAATTGGATGCGCTGTCCTTCTGTTGCAACTTTTAAAAAGTTGTATCGTGATGGCTTTCGTTATCGCTATCCTTTCAATCCTATTTATAGAACATGGCGTATCTTTTGTAACACTATTTTTGGCAGGTATGCACAAATTCTAGAACAGGGTTACATTTAAAAATCAAGTAGTTTGAGAGTATCTACACAAAAACTCCACGTTCTTAGCCGGCCACAATTGTGAAGATTCTGTGAAGGTATTCACATTCTTTCTATTCTGTGTTAAACTATGTTTGTCCAGGAGAGAAAGGAAAAAATCATGAATTGGAATCGCACTGTTTATCTCGTTCTCGCTCTCACCATCCTTGGTCAAATTATCGTGCGGGGTAGCTACATTTGGGGACAAAGCGCATGGCTTATCGCTAACAGCCTGACTCTTATTCGAGATTTTGCGCTTGACCGTCCCGCTGCTGACAAGGTAAAAAACTCTTGTATGCTTGCTATCACTGTCGGTCTAATCGTTCTCTATTTCCTTTAAAAAAGTTCTTGACTTTGTAAATGGAATCCTCTACAATGGAATCATCCAAGAAAGAGAAAGGAACTGCAATGACTCTTGACAACCTCATTTCCAAGCTTCAAGACGTGCGTGCGGCAAATGGTAATGTTAACATTCAACTGCTTGAGCTGTATGGTACTAAGCAGCGCAAGGGAAAGAAAAACTCTATCTTCACCAACGACATTCATCTGTCGTATGCTGAAGATGAAGATGAGCCGATTGAGCAGGCTCCGCAGGTCAAGTCTAACCCTATTGGATTTTGCTAGAAAGGTGGTTTCTTTATGCGGGACTACATCGCAGCCTTTGCCATTCTTGTAAATCTTCCTTTGTCTCTTGTTCTGTTTGTAATTCCAATTCTTGCGATCATTTTTGGCTAACCGAACACTTGTTCGGTTGGCCTGGATCGCCGGCGCCTTTTGTGGAGATTTTGTGAAGACGTTGACAAATTCCCTGGAGTAGATAATAATATAATTGTCCTCCAAGAGAAAGGAAAAAGAAAATGACTCCCATTCGTGAAAAGTTCAATTTCTACTTTGTTGGTGAGACTATCGAGGACGAAATTTTCTATCATGAGCCTGACCGTCCTATGTCTCAGCTCCACGCCGAGCTTATCGCGAAAAAGTTCCTGCAGGAATTGGGTGGCGGGCATCTTGACGCATTCAATTCTGACACAGACGAGTTTGTCTTTGATGTAGAAATCTAGCGTAGACCGAACTAACGTTCGGTCGAACGCGCCGGCTTCAAATGTGGAGATTTTGTGAATTTGAAAATGATCATTGCAATGTGATTCCTTTATGTGTTATAATAGAAATGCTAGCCGCTTGCGGCCGAAAAATTTTACCACACCGCGCATAAAAAGTCCAGAGGAATCCAGGGTTGTCGGTGAACGGTAGAAAAAGAGCGGCGAACGGTTTTCCCGCAACCTAGATGATCAAATGTGAAGGAATTGTGAAGGGGCAAGTTTTCTCTTTACAGGTTAGGGGAACAAGCGTATAGTAATAGTCAAGGAAGGGGAACGGAAAAGCCGAACCCCACAACCGCGGGGACGCCCCGCAGAAAGAAGGTAGTCATGTCTGAGACCACCATCACCCGCAAGGCCGCTCTTGAGTTCGCCATCGCCAACCTTGACAATGCTGAGGTCTGCGCTGTGCTTCAGAAGATGCTTGACAGCATTTCCAAGCCCCGCAAGGCCACTGAGAGCAAGGCGCGCAAGGTCAATGAGAACCTTGCTAACAAGGTCGCTGAGCTGATTGCGGATAACCACGCTACGGCTATCACTACCAAGGACGTTGTGGCGCTTGGCATCCCTGAGATTGCTACGACGCAGAAGGCGGCTGCTGTGCTGCGTGTCGCTTGTGAGCTGGGTAGGTTTGAGAAGGTCGTGGACGGTAAGAAGGTCGGTTACCGCAAGCTGCACTAGTCCCAAGGGTGAGCGGGGCACCCTAAAAACCCCGCATTTTTCTTTTGCTCAAGAGTTAGCCAAGGTTAACTTTTTCCTGGATCTGCCAAAAGTTAGCCTAATCTAACTTTCTGTGCCGGCGCGAATTGTGAAGAAAATGTGAAGGAAACTTTTTCCAAAAAACTATTGACCCCAGGAGCTAACAAGAGTATATTATTAGTTGTCGGGCGGGCAAGGGGTCTGCCCTCGGGGCCTTGGAGGTCTATCATGCGTAAGGTTTTTGCTATTCTTGACATTGAAACCATCACGGACGCGCGTCTCGCGTTTGACGTGGCTTGGATTGTCTGCGATTCTCACGGTGCGGTTCTTGAGCGTTACAATGCGCTCGTCTCTGAGATTGCAAACGCGCCTTTTGGTTCAACTCTGATTGCCCGCGATAGCTTCATGCGTAACAAGTCTGATTTCTATCGTGACGCGCTAGTATTTCACTCTGTCCCCGTCAAGTCATTCGCTGAGATTGCGGCAGACTTCGCGGCGATTTCTGAGCGCTACAATGCTACTACTGTTATGTGTGCCTACAATGCCCGATTTGATTACTCTGTGCTGAATGATAACGCTAACATGTATTATGGTGAGAACTTCTTTAGCGCAGACGTTGAGGTTGTGGACATTATGACCATGGCACTCGCTACCATTTGCGATACTAATAAGTATGTGCGTTGGTGCATGGTTAACGGTTGCATGACTGATAAGGGCAACGTAAAGACTAACGCTGAAACCGTGTATGCTTATCTTATGCAGGATAAGGACTACACGGAAGCGCATCACGCGCTGCAGGATTGCGAAATTGAATCTGAGATTTATTTTAAGGCGCGTAAGCGTAAGCAGAAGCACCACAAGCAATTTGCATGGCCTGTTTTTGGTTGCGAGGAATGGCACAAGGTACAAAATCGTAAGTAAGGGTAAGGGCGCGCAAGCGCCCTAACCTTTGCCGCAAATGTTAACCTGGGGTAACTTTCCCTGGATCGCGCCGGCCAAGGTTATGTTTTTTCAAAAATTTTGAGATTGAGTATTGACTGCAGGACTCCAAAGCATTATCCTTTTAAGGGAGGGAGGGAGGGATAGACCTAAATAGTTAAATGATTTATGTTCCAGGTCTTCAAAAAAAAACTATTGACTCTCATGCTCAAAGTAGTATCATTAATAGTGAGCAAGGGGACATTGAGAATCGAATAAAGTCAATCCACTAACTGGAAGGAGTTTAAAATGTGCGACTTTTGCAAGCCTATGACCGTCGAAGAGTGGAAGGAGTTCAAGGAGTGGAAGGACTGCAATCCCTACCGTGGGGATGAGCAGGTTGAGTATGAGGGCATCTGGTATGCTCTGAAGCACCGTAAGTTCTTTATTGGTGCAAAATTTGATGGTGGGTACCTCTCTGATGAGGTTGAACTCAAATTCAAGTTTTGTCCTATGTGCGGGCGCCCTCTGTAAAGAGGGCGTTTTTCTTTGTGTAAAAAGTTAGCAAAGGTAAATTTTTTGCGCCGGCTAAAACCTCTGATAAAGTATCTTATGTAAAGTAGATTCTCACGCATTCCCGCAGGTAAAAAGCTTGTATCAGCCGCAAACTCTGATAAAGTATCTTATGTAAAGTAACCAATTGTTAGTCCGGCCATCGCAGATGGCCGAAAATTTTACCAGGCCTGCAATCAAAAAACAAGACTTGACTCGGCGAACGGTAGGAAAACAGCGGTAAACGGCACCCAAAACTTGATCGACCGCTCATCCCCAAAAACCTACCGTTCGCCGACCTTTTCTAGCTATTCAGACCCTACAAGCGTAATATTATTGGTGGGGAGAGGAAGCGTCCCCGCGAACCTTGAAACTAGAATTTTCTCAAGACCTAAAAAAGGTCTAAAATCTGCCAATTAGCTAGGCACAGGGTCTAGCTAGAAATAACCCCTACGGGGGAGAAAGGTGGGACACTATGACCACCAAGCAGAACAGCATTACCCGCGCCGATGCCCTCGCTTTTGCTATCGAGCGTTGCGAGGATAACCCCGAGGTTGTGGAGGTGCTGACCAAGATGCACGCGAGCATTACCAAGCCGCGCGCCAAGCAGGTTTCTAAGGCTCGAGTTGGTAACGAGCACCTTGCAACCCTCGTCCGTGACGCAGTTAGCGCTCACGGCGATGGTATGGGTACCAAGGACATTGTCAACCTCGGCATTCCCGAGATTACCACCACGCAGAAAGCTGCGGCCGTTTGCCGTGTTGCGTGCGAGCTCGGTTATCTGCACAAGAACGTGGACGGTAAGTCGGTTACGTATTCCCTCGCGTAGCCGCGCGACCTAGGCAAGTCGCTAAACTGCCTAACTAACTTATTCCCGCGCCCTAGGTTGACTAAATGAGAATGAGAGGTCCCTAGGGCGCGGATTGTTTTCAATTAAAAGTTAACCAGGGTAAACTCTTCGGACGATCGTGGCCTGGAGCGAACAAGTGTTCTAGTTGGCCGGCATGATCGAACAAATGTTCGATTTGCCATCGATCGTTCTAAAACTACCGTTCACCGACCCGCAAAGAATTTTGATTTTGACTATTGCATTCTGCCCTCGTAATAGTATCATGGAATTGTACTCAAGGCGGCGACCAAATAGGCCTAACCGAACCAGGTAGGGTACCTAATGCGCATTATGCGGGGAGGACAAAACAGGTGTACTACCAACACCCCTACCTAAATTACAGAACAAACGTTCTATCGAACTGGTGTTCGATTTTCAAAAACCGAACTGGTGTTCTATAACGTACTCCAAATCGAACTGGTGTTCCATGTTCGGTCCTGCCGAGCCGTGCGCACGCATACGGCTTTTTCCCGTGAATTCGCGACTCGCATACGCCCATACGCAAAATTCCTAGAATTTTCCTAAAACCAGCATACGCAAAATATAGCATACGGCGCATCTGTAGATTTTCACTTGACAGAACCGCATTTTTATGGTATAATTAAAGTGACGGCCTTTTTTTGCCCCGCACTTTCCTAAAAAAAGACCCGCACGCCAATCGGCATACGGGCCTTCATGCTAAAATCGCTATACTTAAGCGCGCTTCTGGACGAGAGTTACCTCATACGTTTTACCATCGATTTCGAAGTGGAGCTGACGCTCAGCATTAGTAATCTCCACTCCATTCTCCGCAATTGCCCCAAGAGAAGAAGCAATAGTATCAATGATCATCCTCTTGGTATCATTAGGCTTGCGGGTTCTTGCTCGGGATGACTTGGCCTTCGTGGTTTCTTCAACCTCAGTCTGATCCTTGTATCCCTGCTCTCCCAGGTAGCGCGCAATAGCGACCGCATTACTAATCTTTTCTCGGCGAGCCTGCCTAAAGACGTCAGCCGGAATAACGACAGTCTGCGGGGTTCCGTTCTTGTCAGTGAAAGAATATTTGACGTCTCCAGGATTCATGCGGCTCTCCTTAATAGCACATGGGGTGGACCAAGCCCGCCACCCCTCGGGCGTTAACTAGCTATTTACTGTGGCGTTTAACAGGCCGCCGCAGCCTAGGCGATCTCGAAGGTAGCGGGATCGCTCTTCTTCTCGCCGTCGTGACGGATAACGCGACCCTCACGGCCAAGGTAACGGAGGGCGGCGCTCATCTTCTGAGCAGAGCAACCAAACTCCGCAGCCATGTCCTTGTTGGTGACAGGCTCATCGTGGTTAGCGAGGGCGTTGTAGACGTTCTCACGGAACTCGACAACCTCTGCGTTCACCTTAGGCTTGCGGGGACGAGCAGCGTTCTTCTCGATCTGCGCGATCTTCTTCTCGCAGAAGGCAACGATCTCGGGGTCGTCAGCCATGTACTCAGCGATGCGGGCGTAGAGGTCCTTCTGGGTGGTCTTGGTCTCGGTCATGGTAGTTCTCCTTTTCTGCCTTGCGGCTGTCCTTTGGTCAGCCCCTTTGGCTGACTCTTTGTTTATTGAGGAGGTCATCCTCTCAGGGTTTGGACTTTTTCCTCTCCCTTTTTTCTAATTATATTATATCATGTTTTTATGTCTGCTGTCAAGTACTTTCTTTTGGTTTAGTTCACTTTATTTTCACGTCTCGTTCATGATTTCCTCCTTCTCCCTCTCTCTTTATATATATTATAGCATAAAAGTAGGGCAGCTGACAAGTTTTTTCTTTTGTTTTAGCCATATTTTTTATATATTTTATGCTTTTTTATATAAAAATGAGATCGAAAATGAAAATTTTATGCAAGAAACGTTTGAAAATGAAAATTGAAAACGAAAATTCAAAATGAAAATTCATTTTTGAAAATGAAAACCAAAATTTTATTCAAAAATTCTTTTGATTTTCAAAATTTTTTAACAAAATATGCAGAATTTTTAGTTGAAATTTTGATTTTATACGCTTTTTCCAAGAGAAGAGATAGAAATGCGGCCACTTGCAAATGAAAATTGTAATTAACAATGCTTAAACATACGCGGGGAATCCAGTGATTTTCGGTCGAAATACCTGAGCTCAGGAGAGGTGAGTGGCTTAGAGGTTGTGCGCCACAGCTCCGCTGTCATATGTAGCCATTCTATGCTTTTTCTACTGGATTTTTAATAGTTTTCCGTTTTCTGTTTCTAATAGCATATAGATATGCTTGAATTGCTCGTCTAGCCATTCCAGATAACGATTCTCCACGCTCTTCTGCAAGAACTTGTAATTCTTGCTTTTCCATTGGAGAAATTAAAATCGAAATTTGTTCTTTAGGTATTTTACTCATTATATACCTCTTTATACGCATCTTGATATTCTTTTTCATACGCTTCTAAAAGTAAACCACGATCTAATCCAGACTTTACTTTATCAGCTAGTATTTTCACATTATTTTTAACAGGCGCCGCAAGTTCATTTAATACTTCTTCGTTAATTTCTCTACCTTGTTCAAGAACAGAAGTAATATATTCACTATCAGCTCTGATCTGTGTTTTACTATATTGCTTTACCCAATATAACTCATGATAATAACCTTTATGTCCAGGTCTTTGATAAGATTTAGATATTTTAATTAATCCTACATCTTCCAATACAGCTAATGCTCTTTGAATTAACAAAATATTCTTTTCTTGCTTAGTATACCCTAATGCTAAAGCAATTTCTGTTTTTGAAAAAAAATAATTTTCATTTTTACCATATGTTTCTTTTATATATAAATGTTTAATATATTTACTCATTAAATAACAATACACTTTAAAAGGTAATTCAGTTAAATAATCTAAACAAAATTTTACATTATCAGCAGTTAAACCAACAAAAGGTTTATCTACTGCATTAAATACATAAAACTCATCTGTTTCAGTAATTAATCCAAGATCTATATAAGTTTTAATTAACACATTACACTTATAATAAGTTTTATGTAATATGCTCTTAATAGAATCTCTTAATTCTTTCTTATCTATATAATGATATGTATTTCCATTCTCTTCTATAATATATCCTTTATTAAAAGAGGCTAAATATAATTGAGGATCATATTGTTTATTTTTCATATGTTCATTTGAAACACTTATAAGTAAATCATTTTTCACAACTATCCTCCTTTCTATAAATAAAAATTCTTATCTATATATCTATTATCTATATCTATTAGGCGTATTACTTTTTTAAAAAAATAAGCTTATCTAGTATTACTTTTTTAAAAATCTAGTATTACTTTTTTAAAAATCTAGTATTACTTTTTTAAAAATTATTAGATATAAAAAATATCTGGTATTACTTTTTTAAAATTCTTGATAGACCTTTTTAATATAGATAGACATTTTTTAACTATAGATAGACATTTTTTTAATATAGATAGACATTTTTTAATCTACAATATTCTTGATAGACTTTTTTTAATTCTTCTTTTTCTTTTTGTTTCCTTACTATTTCGCACAAACAATCATCACATTTAATTTTAAGTCCACAAATCTGTTTATAACTACATATAGAATTAATTTCAGCCATTAAACAACACCTACAAATTCACAATCAAAACCATTAGCATTAAACATATAATAATTAATTGAAGGATCAGGTTGATAAAGATATCCCGCATCAATTAACTTTTTTATTGATAAATAATATTGATTGTGTTTCATTCCAAAAGTTCTTTCTACTGCAATCTGACTTAAATTTAAACCACATTCATCACCAATGCTACAACTAATAAGATATACATATAATTTAAATGGTCCTGCATCCAATATTTGTGCAGCTCTTTGCAAAACATCTCTTTTAAAATAAAAATAGTTTTCACTATAATCTTCAATATTTTTAAAAATAACTCGTTTCTGATTTGGATACCTTACTTGTTCATCATAAAAATGATTTGGTAACTTATTACGTGGCATAAATATAAATCCCCTCATTCAATTTTTTAATGATAATTAATTCATCCACAACTAAAACACTTATATTGATATTGAATAGGATATGTTGTAAGTACCATCTTTGTATTCCTATACAATGGCTCTTCGCAGTTAGGACACATGATTTCAGTACCAACTCAATCAGCAGGCATAAACATACCTACTTTATTATCTCTATTCACAAAATCTTCCCATTTAATCACTGCGGCCACCCGTCCTTTTCATATGACATAATACGCCACGAATCGTAGATAGATCCTCGTACTACTATACGGCTCCTAATTTTCTACAATTCGTAGCTGTTTTTGTAACAAAAATTAACAAAAATCTATACCAAATCTAGTATTAAATTTTAAATTCCTATACAAGATTTAGTATGATTTTTGTTAAAAAAATGACACTCACAAAAATCTAATTTTTGTTCTACCAATCTTCTCCAATATAGCCAGTGTGCGGCCGTCCGTGATCATCATTGTCTCCGTCTAAAAAGAAAAAGGCAATTAAAACCACGATTAAAACAAATGCAATACTAGACATTTAATCTTTGCACCCCATTCTATATACAGTTCAAAAGTAAGAAAAATAGTAACATAATGATATATTAAATTAAGAATAAAAGAAAATCTTTCTTCGTCCACATCAAAAATCCAAGATATTTTATCTAATCCATCACAAAAAGCATAACCAACTAACAGAGATATTAAGTAACATACTAAAAAATCTAAATTAAACATGTTGATCTTTTCTATAAGTATCTGATATATAATACACATTATCTAAATCTTTATCAATTATTATTTGAGTATTAAAATCACTGAGTGTATGCGATAACCTATCGTTTTCTTCAAAAAAATAACCATATAAAATTCATACATATACACAAACCGAAAATAAAAAAGGTAAAAAAACTAACAAAAGAAATAATAGTAATAACATGCGGCCGTTGCCTTTCTCATATGACAATATCTAGCAGCTCATGCAATTGACAATCACAGTCGCCGCATTAAATTATTCAAGCTCTCCACAATTAACCTCTGAATAAAATTCTTGCATATCATCTAGTCTAAGCATACCTAGACAATTGCGGCCAGTATCAATACAAATTTTCTTAGTATTGTTTGGCATAGTTAAAGTAATTATTCTATTGTTATCACTTTTAATTTTAACATTATCATAATGTGAATCCATTTTTGCAATATCTATAATATTATCATGCCAATATTTAGTAGGAGTATGTCCAAATATTACATTATAAGGAAGATCTTCTATACCATATATCCAACATTCACGCACCCATAGTAGAGTCTGACTAAAAACTTCCCCATAATCTGGAATGTCAATCTGTTTATAGATACCATTAAAATAAGCATCATCATCAGACATATGCCCACCTATACTAAGTCCCGCATGCACCATCATATAACGATTTTCTCCAAGAGTAACATCAAAATAAAAAGGAAGTCTCGTAAGCCAAGGAATCAGCACATCATATCTCCATTGCGGAGTCGTTAGATCATACAGCGCTTGCATGGTTTCTCCTCCGCCATTCCAGCTCCAAGCATCATTCCATTCCCAAGCTTGATCTTCCTCTATTGTAAAAGCATTAATATCTCTTCTAAGAACACTAAGCATCATATCTTCGTGATTACCCATTAAAAAATGAATATTGCGGGGTGCTTCCTCAATAGCCCAAATAATAGCCTCAGCAGATTGCGGGCCCCTGTCTATAACATCGCCAAGAACAAACAGCTCATCACCGTCGCCAAAGCTGACCTGCCGCAGCAAATCAGATACTCTGTTTAAGTATCCATGAATATCGCTCATAACATAAGTAGCCATTTCTCTCCTCTTAGTTTTTAATAATCAGTTAATATACGCACTATTTCTGGACGTATATTATTCATCTCAAAAACATGATCGTCATCTGCATACGTATAATAATGCTCAAAAAATCTAAGAGCATCTTTCTTACTCTTGGCAAAAACAATAGCTACATCATCATTAAAAGAATGATCAACCATTTGGTTTGCTCTAGCATACACAAATAGTTTATATTTATTAGTAAAGAGTTTATGCCTGCGGCCCTTGATCTGACGACGGTACTCATCTATATCATGTTCATATAGCCAGCCAGTTCCAGGATAAAGCGCAGCTCAATCTGGTAATTGAAAATGCTTTTTAGTCATTCTTTTCTCCTTTAAATAGAAGAAGTGTACCTCAAAAAATTGAGGTACACTTTTAACAATCTTTTAGATTAAACTATTTCTCAACAAACCAGCGGAGCCAATTTGCATCCAGCTCATACCGATACTCATGCGGAGCTACGAGCTTATCATACGCAAAATTCTTCTCAACCGCAGGTTTAGTAGGAGGACGATTAATAGTAAACCACTCCTTACCATCATATTCATGACGGCTGAACCAGCATCCATCCTTCATTACAATAATGAGGTCATATGGAATAAGAGCCATTCCGTACCCATTATCATAATCAGTATCCTCTGCTACCGAGAAAAACCAGTTAATGTTAACTCGAAACTCGTAATTTCCGATCCAATCAATATCGGTACGATCATACCCATAATGATTAAGCAACTCCATAACTTCGTCGCCCAGATTAATCATCATATTCTTTATCCTCTCTCTTGAGATCATCTACGTTTCCATCCTTATAATGGAATCTGCCAATCTTCTTGAAATATTCATCTGCTCTATCTTCGCCAAGATTCTGAGCATAATCTTGATAAATAGCTCTGCGGACTCTGCTCTCCCACTCAAGGTACTCTTTCTCTCCAAGCTCTTCCCGCAGCCACTCCTCACCCTCTTCTCCAAGATCAATATTGCCGAGTCGATAGGACATAAGAAGATGAGTAATGATATAGCTGCGGATCCAGCCAAACTCTTCGTTAACGTAGTCCTGCATAGTTTCAATTGCGTTATCCTTAAGGAGAGGGATTCTATCTTCTCGTTCATTTGCCATGTAAAGAATATCACGCTGATGATCAAAAAGATTCCAAGACACTCGCCGCATAGTCTCTTCTACAAAAGTATTAAGAAGATAGTCGTCCTCAGCGTAGGGACGAGTAAAGACGTGATCGTAAACTTCATGAACCTTCATTTTATCTCCTTAATATTCCACAGTGTCAAGATATACATCTTCACCGTCAGTAATTATGTAAATATCGAAACTTCCACCATCAAGTGTCTCAAGAAGCTCTTGACATTCTCTCTTTACATCTTTCAAACAATTACTTGCGGGCGCGAATTCGTAATACTCACCATCGCAGCTTTCTCCCATAACATAGAACATTGTTACTCCTTCACCACCTTAAGGGGCAGAATAGTATAGTAATTACACCAAGTCTCCGCAGCTTCCGCATACTTCTCTGCGGCTTCTCGAGTACTAAAAACATGCTCACAAGCGAGAACAGGAGAATATGACTCATCATCTAGAGAAATCTCGTCTGCGATGATCGCGTAAACCACGTCGTAAGTCATTGTTAGCTCCTCTTACATCTCTTGGGATCGAGAAACGGTACCCCACCACGAATTACCTCGCCAGACAAAGATCTGCTCAATTTCCGGATGCCTGCGGAGCATCTCAAAGCAGATCCTCTCAAGCTGATACCAAGAACGCTGCGAATAATTAGGACGAGTAACAGCGCCATCTTCCCAGCGAATGCTCAGTTCCCAATCGAAAATTTCAGAATCATCATGGCTCTTGGAACGATCAGAACGATAGACACGAAACTCTGCCATATTACCCATCCTTTCTTCTTTTTCTTTAATTATATTATAACATAAAAAATGGGCACCTGTCAATACTTTTCTTCAATATCAACAGGTGCCCACTCGGTTACTTAGCCTTGAAATTCCAAACAGGGTACATATGAGCTATAATATCTGCATTAGGATGAATTGCCTGGATGATCGCCTCCGCATCCTTATATGCCATAGGAGCCTCATCGAGAGTCTCCTCGACTACAGAAGAAGAAGCAATACCATCCATTGCATTCTGAAAATCCTTAAGAGTCAACTGATTGCGGGCCTGCCCTCGCGACATGACACGACCAGCACCATGCGGCAATGAGCAGTTCCAATCCTCATTTCCAAGAGAACGAACAATGAGAATTCCATCGCGCATATTCAGAGGGATAAGACCAATCTGACCCTTATATCCCTCAATAGCGCCCTTGCGGATAATGTGATGATCAACATCTACATAGTTATGAATACAAGTAATCTTCTGCGGATCAAATGCCCATCCCATATACTTAGCAACCTCACGATAGATTGCCATATGAGAGCGATAAGAAAACTCGTTGCAAATCTTCATATCATGGAGATAGTGCTCCATATCTTCACCCTCAAGATAGCAAAGATCATCCGCAGGCTCAGCCGCAATTATCTCACGGCAAAGCTCAATCCATCCCTGGATACGATCAACACGATTAATTGCGCGAAGCGCTGCAATTCCCATCTTCTGATGAAGTCGATGCTGTTCTATACGCTCATTGCGACGATCGATTGCAATCTGCTGATAATACTCAGCAATCTGCTTTCCAAGGTTGCGGGATCCGCAATGAATTACAAACCAATACTGATTATACTCAGAATTATAATCAAGCTCGAGATAGTGATTTCCACCACCAAGAGTTCCCATAGACTTGCGGAGACGATCATGATTCTGCAGGTAGTCCCAGCAGTAAAGATCCTCATATGGAAAATCTACAGAAAGCTCATGCTCAACAGAACGAACATCAAAGCCAGTCGGGATATACTCTCGACAAACCTGATCCAGATACTCGCAATCAATATTATCAGAGTTAACAAGAAAAGCAGACACACGGCAAGCAATATCTACGCCTACGGTGCCAGGAACAATCTTATCCTTAAACTCAATGGTCGAGCCAACAACCGCACCCTTCCCCGCATGAGCATCAGGCATGATGCGAATCTTAGAATCTCGATACGCAGGAGAATTAGCAAATGCGTCAATCTGCTCAATGGTAACAAGGTCATTACCAACCATAAAGTTCTTAAGATCAGCCATAATTCTCCCTCTTTTCTCATTTTCTTTAATTATATTATAACATAAAAAAAGAGCTTCTGTCAATAATTATCTTACCGACAAAAGCTCTACAATTTAAAGATCAAGTTTATGAATAATATCTTCGTAAGTAAAATGATTATCAATCATATCTTTAATGTGAGGAATTTTACCTTGACTGTAGTAATCATTATACTTATCCCAAACCTTTGTAGTATCATTGAGACTATATCGTCCAGGGATTGGAACTGCATACCCCGCAGAGCCGTCACTTTCGGGAAAAAGCTGATAAAGCTGACGATTTTGCTTAATTGCATACTTCATTTTCATTTATTTTCCTTCCTATATGTGACGTTTAATTAGCTTCTGGTAGAAGATTACTTGGACTTCCATCATACTGACTAATTGTAAATCCTTGCGGAAAACGCAACTTAATAATTACTTCAGTATTTGCCGATGCAGGAAATTGACATATATCTTCATCTTCCCTATAGATTTCAATTTCAGATATTGCGCCAGAGTAAGCCTGATAAGTTTCATCTGAACCATCTGAAAAAGCTACTGCAACAATTGCATCTCTTACTCTCTTAAATTTCTTCATACTTATCTCCATTGGCGACAATATTCATAAAGAACAATTCCACTTGCTACACTTACATTAAGAGATCGTACTGATCCAATATTTTTAATATAAATCATACTATCACATAGATCAATATCAGATTTAGAAAGTCCTGCATTTTCTTCTCCAAAGACGAACGCACTCTTTTTTGGAAATGAAACATCCATTATATTAATTGGATTGTATTCCATAATATTATCAACTGCATACACTATATATCCAAGAGAATGAAGATGATTAATTACTTCTTCAATAGTATCTGCATGATATACGTTTTCAAAATGATTTGTTCCTACACAAGCTCGACTATCATATTTGCGGCGCCCGCAAATGTAAATTTCCTTACCTAGAAAAGCATTATTGCTTCTAATTGAACAAGCAATATTAATATTATAAGAAATATTTTGAAAAACCATAACAGCATCGTTACGATTTTCTTGAAGATCAGCTCTAATATCTGCGGTCTGCCATTGATGATAATAATCAATTACATTAGAACGATTAGACTGAATTGTGTCATTAGCATAACGATACTTTTCTATCATTAATATTCCTTATCTATATTTAGTAGTTGGAATTAAATCAGTGGCGATACTAATATATTTATTGCCTTCTTTTTCTGAATGATGAACAAACTGATACCCGCAATGTTCGACTGTATCCAGAAAATCTATAAATTGACCGTAAAAATCTATTTTTGTTTCTCGATTCCAATTTTCTGGCGGATAAGTCTGAATTCGTTGAAACCAATTATAGCGTTTAATTAGATAATCTTTATCTACATAACGATCAATTTCTTCTTTATACGCCGCATCTATACGATTAGCAATCATATAAAGATATTTGTAAGGAGGACAACTTTTACTTTCTTCATTCCTAATAAAATGATCTGCCCATTCCCGTAGCTCTTTTGTAATAATCATATGTGTACTCTTTCAATTTCCAGTGGTCACAAAAATTATCAAAACAAGTTGGTCTTCCAGTTCTCTCACAAGGAAACCAATAAAGATCTTTGCCTTTATCGTATTGAATGTGTCTTAATTGAAAGAAATGACAATTCTTACATGTTTTTTCCATCATTATAAATTTTTCTTGTTTTATGATTTAGTTTTTCTTCAATTTTGTCTAATCTTTTAGACAAACGTCTTATATTGTACCAAAGGTTATATACCTCATGGTTTTCTAGCTTTCTAACTCTGTGAGCTAATTCTCAGAAATCTCTATCGGTTATCATATGACACCTTCTCAAAATTACTTATAAAAAGCATAAACTTCATTATTTCTTGTATCTGATATATAGTTGCTCTTCCAATAATTTCCCATTTTCCTTCAACATAAAAAATTGTAAGATCCTTATTAAAGCAATGGAAAGAAAAAGAATCAAATTCAAGAAACTCTAGAGAGCTACAATTCTTTGCAAACCAACTATAAATTTCTGAAAACTGAAAATCTGCCCAATCATTCAGAATAGCTTCTGAAAATTCATAATCATTCAGCATATCAAAAAATTTCATTATTTCAATAGGAGAAATGTTAGTTTCCATCTTTTTCCATTTCTTTCTTAATGTTGCGGATTTTGCGGGAAAGCTTACGAAGGACGCCATTGCCTTCACTGTTTTTACCATTTGCCATTAGTCGGTCATATCGGCTCTGAGTTGCCGCAAGTTCACTCTGTAGATTTTTAGAATTCATACTCATACTCCTCTTCAAACCAGAAATTCGTATAAAAATAATACATAGGGTCAGAACCAATCCATACATACTTACTCATAGGAACTCCTTTCCCTTTTTTTCTTTAATTATATTATACCATAAAATATAGTCATGTGTCAACTACTATTTACTACTTATTCGGCACATATTTTGAAAAAAAGTCAATCTTTTCTCTAAAGAAAGGAAGGCCAGAACGTTCTGCTTCATATTCAGTAAATCTGTCTTGAAGAAATACATTATCTATCTTGCCGCAAATTGGACAATACGAACCCCGCACATAATGTACAGAATCACTATAATATCCATAAATAGTAAGGATACAATCAGTATAAAGATGCTTATGATCACTTTTCTTTATCTTTTTCTTAGACTTTTTCTTTCCTCGGATAGGTTCCTCGGGAAGTTCTGTGTATTTATATTTAAGTTTTTCTTCTTTCCATTCAGACGGCATTGTTAACTCCTTCTCTTGGAAATTATTGATTTTCTTTTTCTATTATATATTATAACATAAAATTTAATTTTTGTCTATATAAAAAAAGAGCCTTAGATAAAATAAATTTATCTAAGGCTTTTAATTTTTTTAAAATATATAGAATATTTTTTTATTTAATTTTATAGAATTAATTATTATTTATTTTACATTAAACAAGGAACAATTACAGTATAATTATTTGCTGGCAAAATAAAATATCAGCGTCCTTCTTCTGTTTCAGCTTTTCCTACTCTAGATTGATAATCATAAATTAGAGAAGAATAATTTTTTTCAAGAAAATCTTCTTTAGAAGGATAAATGTTAATACCTAAATACGGCGAATATGTATTAAGTTTATGTGGACTTTCTGGTATATAACATATGATACTACCTGGTTTAGCTTTGCCAATAAAATAAATACTAGAATCATTCATTAAATTTTTAGTCATTTCAATTGTGTTATCATTTTCATCTTTAAATTCACCGTATATAGAGTCTGAATATTCAACTCCACCACCACCATACATATCTATTGTAACTGCGAATTCAACTAGTTCTTCTTGAGAATCGTTATTATCATTGTTATTATTATTAATAGGATTATCTATATACATAACTCATTGATTATTGTTATTACAGATATATGTATCTCCTGTATCAGCCACGAGAGCAGTAGAAGCAGGTTCTGCTGGTAATTTTTTTAAATCTGCTATATTATCTACAAAAAACTCATGAGTTCCTAATACAGCATTGGCACTTAAGACTTTATAAGCCATAATATCACTTCTCCTTTATATATTAATTATATATTAAGAATAATTAAGAAACGTCCACACGGAACTTGAACGCGAGGTGCAGTTGTTCGGCACCAGCCCTCCGCAAGAATGGAACCTTGTAGAAATATCCACTAGCGTTTTGTTCAATGGGATATGAACCGTCAAGGTCCCCCATTCCCTCGATGACGAACGTCCCGGTGCCCGTCGTTTTGTCATAGCTTGTCGGAAGCTCGATGACCTCGGAGACTTCCTCGTCCGCGTCATCGTTCTCGAATACGTTGAGAAGGAACGCTTTCTCGATAAAACTTAAGGTATTTGTACGGGGAAACACGGCGAAGGCATGTGGACAAGGGCACAAACCGGTATTGGTTGCGGATACACACGTGAAATAGTTACCGTTCCTGGCATCTTCGAGAGAAATGGAAAGTGCTCTAACCTTGCCGATCATGTTCTCCCTCAGAATATCGCCCTTTGCTGGATCGGCGTTCACGTAACAAAGCGGCGCATTGACCCAGTAATCGCTCTTCTGAATAACAAAGCCGTCACCAGCATCCGTATCACTACTGCTGTCTGAAGTATTTTCAATAGGATTGTCAATATATATAACTCACTTACCTGCATTATTACAAATATAAGTGTCTCCAGTAGCAGCAACTAGCGCTGTTGATGCAGGTTCTTGCGGCAGTTCTTGTAAATTTTCAACATTATCTACAAGAAATTCGTGAGTATTTAATGCAACATTAGCACTTAAAGTTTTGTAAGCCATATTATTTCTCCTTTATATATATTAATTATTTATTAAAAATAAAATAGGTTTACGACGGACTTCTTTATCGCGTCGTAGAGCCAGTTGGGGAGAGGGTAGACTTTGGTCATGGTGCCTCCTTAGTTGGAGTACTTGATGTAGATTTCGGGGAAGGTGCCATCGCCCTCGTAGGGCGCTGGGATGTTCGCCAGATTGAGCGCGAGGAACTTGTTCCCCCCGAAGCCCGTCCGTACCTCGTAGGAGGTGTAGGCTGTCTGCTCGATGATGTAGCCACTCTGCTCGTCCAGTCCCGTGATGGTGCGGAGGTAGACGGCCTGCACGGTCTTGGTTGCGCCGAGCGGGATGTTCAGCGACGTGCCCTCGACAGCCATGTTGAGCGCGGCCATGTTGAACGTAGCGATGATATTGTCGGGAAGCGTCATTTGCCCTGCTGGTGGATAGTCCCCAGCATAAATTCTGTCGACGGGCACAGCGTCGCCGCCCATGTAGTCGCTCGGCTCGTCGGTGCCCATGTCGATGTTGACATAGTTGCCGAAGCTCGCACCCCCGCCGCCAGAGCCTTCCACTTCCACCTTGACGGTGTGGGTGCCTGCGATCTGGGTAGCGATGTAGTTCTCGTTGGTGCTATTGCTGGAAATGGAGAATGGAATCGTGGAGAAGTCGACTCTGCCGTCGACAGTTGGAGCGCCGTAGTAGTTAGCGCCCTCTTCATCATCATGTCTCTTCTGGCATGTGTACGTCGTGCCGTCGAACGTCACGTAGATGGTGTCGGCGTCGATGTACTGCGAGTAGGCAAGCTCTGCCTGCGCGACTGGAAACTCGCCCTGCTGCGCTGTCGTAACCGTCTCCTCGAACAGCACGGTCTTGAAGTTATTGTCTGTATTATCGCCATTATCTGGCGTATTTCCAATAGGATTATCTATATACATAATTCATTGTTTATTGTTATTACAAATATATGTATCACCCGTGTTAGCTACCAGGGCAGTTGATGCGGGTTCTTTAGGTAAAATTTCTAAATCTGCAATATCATCAACAAAAAATTTATGTGTATTGTGAATTGGGTCTGTTTCTAAAATTTTATAAATCATATAATTTTCCTTTCTGTTGGGGAAAAATAATTTTACTATATAAATTAAAAATTAAGTTTAAATTTTAATAAAAAAAGACCCTTATACGAAATGTATAAGGGTCAATATAAACAGAGTATCTTCTGAGGCCATATTCAGAATCGAACTGAAGACAGGGCATTACAAGTGCCTTATTATACCATTTAACTATACGGCCGCAGAAGATACTCGATATACTTGGAGATAACGAGAATCGAACTCGTGTCCAGGCATTTTCACTTTGGCTTTCAATGCCTGTCGAACCCATCTATCCCCATTGGAGCGGGCCACGTTTCAGTACCATCTTACTAGTCGTATTCTAATCCTTTATAAAATCATGTCTAGAATTAATTTTATAAATTAAGGTACACCCGCATATAAAAATGACAGGCCCAACCCTATCTGGCAGAGGATTACCCCTGGAGTTTCCCAGCTTTCACAGGTGACTAAAGTCATATATGCGACCAGGTGGAGAGCCCATTATACCTGCGGGCTCGCTGTTATTGTCATATGGCTGGGACTGAGAGAATCGAACTCCCATTAGCGGAACCAAAATCCGCGGTCTTGCCGTTAGACGAAGTCCCAATTTTATTGATCAGAATTAATAGGTAGATCTGTACAGAAGAATACGCCAGAATGCTTACCTTCAAACACATCTCGAGCGAGATCTTCGTAAAGAGTTGATTCAAAACCATGATAGTCATTTAGATTATCATTATAATATTGAACAACCTCATTACGAAAAAGCATATAAGAAACAGGATTAGAGAAAATACTAGGAGTATCAATCATCCTTGACATAATAGGATTATTATGAAAAGCTGCTTCAAATAAATCGGCATTAGTATTACCATTATTAGCAGGAACAACCTTAATTGAAAGTGTAACATTTCCAAAATTTTTAGTAGAAGGAAGAAGTTGACCTAATGCATCTGCTTTGGTTACACCTTCTACATAAAGTGTTAGAATTAGTTCGTCTTCATCAAACTTAATAGTAATATTTGGATCTGGATTAAATAGAGCTTCAATTTTATGAACATAAGAGGTCCAAGGTGAAGCAAGTCCTACCGAAGAATTGATTGATTTAGACATATTCCATACCTCTTTCTATTTTAAATGGAGCGGATAGCGGATCCCGAGACCGCATCTGGAGCTTGGAAGGCTCTTATTCTGCCTTTGAACTATACCCGCATATGCATATGGCGCCCTTTGCGAGAATCGAACTCACAACTTTTGGCTTAGGAGGCCAACGCTCTGTCCTATTGAGCTAAAAGGGCAAATATAGAAATTCTACATATTGTAGAAGTAATATGTGGTACATCCTGTGAGACTCGAACTCACGCTCTTTCGATTAAGAGTCGATTGCTTTACCATCTAAGCTAAGGATGTATGGCTCCTCAAGTAGGATTTGAACCTACGACACGCGGATTAACAGTCCGTTGCGCTAACCAGGCTGCGCTATTGAGGAATTTATATAGTCGCGGATATATTTAAAACAGTATAATATCGTGCTCTACCTTTGAGCTAAGTAAACATTTGTTTACTATTGGATTCGAACCAATAACATCGCCTTTAATCAGAGGAAGTAACTGTTTTACCATCACGCAATAATTAACTTATATATTTATTACCATCTCGTTTTCAAGTTATTTTAGGAGTTAGATTTATAGGTTCTTTTTGATAATCTTCTCTTCATAGCTTATTACTTAAATCTTTAAGAGCTTTTTTAGTTTCTGGCCCAAGAGGAAAACCATCTAAATCTTCCCATAATTTCTCAATATCTCGATCTTTAGAATGAAAATATCTATCTATGATTCCCGCATAATCATCATACATAATTTCTAGAATTCCAATAGGAACCCAAATATTTTGATCTGCGGCTTCCATATCTTCAATTTCATGGATGATCATTATAAAATTATTCTTAGAAAATTTAGCCAAATCTACCTCCTTAAAAAAAAATAAGCCAAAGTAGATTTGGCTATTCTATTTTAATCTGTAGCATATTTTCATTCATACCCGTATGCAGTATGACGCTGATTTTGATTTTTACAAACTCTACCAATGCAAATACTAATATTATTAAGCTGACCTGTTGAGATTTTTTGATCATAAACCCATTGAGCAGCTTCTCTTTGAGAATTAAAACTTTTTATTATTTGCCCGTTTTTTAAAGCAATAACCTTTTTAGAATTTCTTTTATGAGCATTAATTTGTGTATTTTTAATACCAGAATTTAATAATACTCTATGAACAGTATCAGAATCACATTCAAAAACATTACAAATTTCTTTAATTAATTTTCCTTGAGAAAACAAATCAATCATTTTTTGATAATCTTCTAAAGAATAAGTCATTCTTCCATCTCCGCCTGGAGTGGCATTATACCCTTTAGAATAACTCCCATAATAATTTATTCAATAAATTTCTCTATCTGAAAGAATTGAAATATCGCATTCTTCAATTAATTCTATATAAAAATGTTCTGAACCATATTTATTAATTGCTCGATACAAAGGTCTATGTTCATAATCTCGTCTAGGAGCATCTTTAAGATGTTCTTTAAAACGATCTTCTATCGTAGGTAATAAAGTTTTACCAATATAAACCTTATCATTAATATCATTTTTTATGATATAAATTTTTCCAATCATAAAATTTACCTGCCAATCTTTAATATTTTTCTTTATTTTAAATAAAAATTGGCAGGTTTTTATAATAAAAACTTGCCCAATTTTGGCAAGTTTGCCAAATTCACGCCCTGAAGGATTCGAACCCTCACCCGAGGTTTTGGAGGCCTCTACCCAGGTTTTGAAGACCTGTGTGCTACCATTACACTAAGGACGTATATGGTCGCGAGATGCTGGTGTTGCTCCAGCTTTCTCCGGCTTATGAGACCGGATCAGATACTGACCTGCCATCCGCAATATGGTAGCGTGTACCAGATTTGAACTGGTGATCACTGGCTTGAAAGGCCAGGGTCCTTACCGCTAGACGAACACGCCATATAATTTAATGTGGAAATTTTGTGTATTCTAAAATTATGCGACCCCGTAAAAAAATATCGCATATATATATTATAAAATAAGGGAGAGGTACACGAATCTAACATGTAAGAGGAGGAACTCTAGAAAGGAGAACAACAGATCCGCTTTATTATTCTTTCTTTAAGACTTAGGAAGTAAGAACACACCCATCACACATTATTAAAATCAAAAGGAGCGTGCGGAAATACTTAATTTAGTTTTTGCTATACCAAGCAATAAAAAGGCGGTATTAATATTTTTCATGAATATTTGAAGTAACTAAATTACAATCACGCACTTTAAATTTTAGAGGAAATTTTAGAAAACGTAGATTTTGCATTATCACCAACATAATATTATGATTTTGAAGTAACGTTTTCTCTATCACTCTATTTATATTATAACAAAATATTTCTATTTTGTCAAATATTTGGTACGGGTAGTGGGACTCGGACCCACAAGAGCTGTGCTCGGCAGATTTTAAGTCTGCTGCGTTTGCCAATTTCGCCATACCCGCATTGGTTGCCGTGGATGGTTACGCTCCATCTTCTCCCGATTATAAGTCAGGTGCCCTGCTATTGTGCTACACGGCATTAAAAAACTGCGGCGGAGCGAGTCACCGCAGTAGAATTCTGTGTTTTCGGGTACACAGCAACCGCCCTTCCTCGGGGATAAGGTAGTGCTCTAAGTCACAATCATGGGCATCACACCCTTCTTGTCAAGTGGTTTAATTTAATAAAATTAAAGCTTTAGACAATCAATTGCTACCAACTCCTTTTCAAAGAATTAAGCACCTATACCTATGACCTTAGAGAATTAGTTTAAATCCAGGTTCACCACGTGGAGGTTTCTCTATGAACCCATACGCTTTCTTTTGGTATCCTCATGCGGGATCACCTAGGGCAAGAAAGCTTAACTAGCCCTGACCTTGGGGATTTCCGGACTCCCGCAAGGAACCTTTATTCAGGTTTATTTTCCATCGCCCTGTTACGATGCGGTCATTTTTTTTTAAAGACGAGAAAGCCCCGTGTAAGAAAACTCGTCTATACGTTGCATCACCAATATCCTTTCTGGCACCATACCCGCTCTCGGGTAGGGGCGGACTCGAACCACCAATGTATAGCAACGAGACACTACTGAGATCACGGATAAGGCGTAGCGTCCACACTCCTTAGCGACTCCATTTTTTTATTTTTAGTCCTTTGTCGCGCTCGGACTGACTTTGGTTTTACTTCCCACGTCAAAAGAAGGAGCTTTGGTCAGAAGCTCATAAAAACGACCTGCTAGCTAACATCATGCACCTGTTTTAGCTTAAAGGTTCTGCGCGGTAAGCATGATTTCCGCAGACGCCATCTGATTCCCTCAGTGAGTATAGATAAAATGCCCCACCAGCAATGTCGTCTTTCTTTTTTAGCTTAAAGTCTGAGGAAACAGGTTAATACTCAGACTTAGAAGTGATTTTAAAGACCTACGCTTCTCACGGTCTCAAAGGTGATATTATAGACCTACGCCTTCAACGGTCTTAATTGGCTTAGCAACTTTCTGTGCTGGTCCAGTCGTATCGTTCTATCCAGCCGCCGTTTCCGAAGGTAGCTACTCCTTCATCTGGAACTGCTTATATGGGGACACGGATTTGTACCCCATACCTATATCGTAGGTGTTGCGTCTCTCAGAGAATTTCCGCGGTTACTCTGAGTCCCCTATTGCCAATTTATTCTTTTTTCATTTTCTATATATATTATAACATATTTTATTGTCTCTTGTCAAGAACTTTTTTCTAGCTTTGATTATCTGTGTTTAGAAGATAATCACCACCTTTCCTTGACTTTCTTTAATTATATTATAACATATTTTTTATTCTATTGTCAATCTTTATTTTTTGGATCAGATTGCCCTTCTTGTGAGACGAAAAGAAGATACCTGCGGCGCTTGATCCCCGCTCACTTTACTAGAATATTTATCGTCTACTAGTCTAGACTAGATGCCTTTCACATCAGATATTTCCTAAGAAGTCTCTCAACTTCTTTAATTATATTATAACATAAAATTATAACATATGTCAAATATAATTTTTTGTCTAATTGAAAATATAATATTTATCTAAGGTTTCTGGCGCTAGCATTGTGCCAATTTTTTCTATAGTATCTTTATTCATTACAAATAGATCATCTGTAAACATAGCAGATAAATCTTTAATCCATCTTTTTTCATTAAAAGTACAATTTGGATGTCTTAAATTTTGCTTAAAACAATAATCAAATATATATTGTTGTTTTGCTATATTAAGAAGATTATCTACATCTTGAACACTTAAATTACTCATAATAAATTAAGCGATGACATGCTTAAAAAGTGGAGCAAGATCGTCTCCCCATACACTCTTAAAAGAATTAATTTTATCTAGAAGCTCTGAATAACGCTTATCTGAAAAATTAACCTTATAATCATCATCATTAGTTGCAGAGGTACAATAAACATCTTCTTTCTCGTATTTCTTTAGCCTATTCTCAAGATCAGTATTGCGAGCAGTTAGATTCTGAACTTGAGTAGTTAGATCATCAATCTTCTTAGTCATAACAGTAAGATCATCTTCTTGATCAGCTTCTGCAAAAGCCTCTTCAAGTTGATCTGCAATATCTTCTAGAACATCAGATAGATCTTGTCCAGTAGAATAAGCTCCAATATCTTTACCATCACTATCTTTATAAAGAAGCTCGAGCTCAATCTTTCCATTTTCATCACTTGAAAAAGTTGAATTAATACTTGCACTATACATTTTAACCTACTTTCTTTTCTGAGCCGCAAATTCATTCTCTTTCTTATAAAGAATTTGCGCAATTTCTAAAAATTGAACACATTTTTTACATACGGATCCTTCTGCACATTTATACCCGCAATTCATCCTATATGCAATAAAATAAGGTAATAGATATTGATTTGGAATAAATATTTCTAGTAAAGGATATAGATAATTTAAACTATCTCTCCATTCCTTTTTTTCAAACCAAATTCTATAAAGAGTATTTAAACGAGCTTTAGATGTATTTTCTGAAAATTCAAAAATATCAACATATTTAGCTAATTCCTCAATTACCTCTGGAACAAAATAAGGTGCTTTAGGATCATTATTTGCATTTTCTTTAAAAGAATTAACCCTATCCAAGAGAAGACGTAATTGAACATTATTTGTATGACAAATATTATGGACTTTCTCTAATTGATAACATAAATCATCTGCAATATATACATCTGATACGCCCATCTCAATTAAAGCTTCTAATTCACGAAAGTTAGTTGCGGCAAAATTAAAAGGAAAATAAAAACTAATATTTAAATTCTTTAAAATTTGTATATTTTCTAAGTATGGCTTTATCACAATATGAATATTAGGATTAATATCTTTTGCTCGTTTTAGTTCTTTTAAATCAAAGATATAATCATTTAAATCTTCATCAATTATAATATTAAATCTTTCAGTATTATGTTCTTGAAGAAAAATCAATAAAGAATCAAATTTATCTTTTCTTGTATTTTGAAAAAAGATATTATATTCCCATGTATCTTGTTTGCGGGTATCAAATGCTCAAGGTAAAGCAATTTTCATTAATTAGAGCCTCCTTTCAAATATTCTAGTAGAGACATTCTCTCACCAAGATCGTCAATTTTCTGTCGAATTTGCTCAGTTCTTTGATCATGAGCATGATTACCATTATATTGGAAAATCATTATGTCTCCAACTCTTGAATAATGATAACTATAAAAATCTGGAGTATAACGCCTTAAATTAAGAAAATTAACTCCACCCATTTTTTCAGATACTCTTTTAATTATAACTTTAGAACCGTATTCCTTTTTTAACTGCGTTATATAATTTAATACATCTTGATCTGAACTATCCCAACTATTAGGATAATTATTCTTAATTTCTTCTGCTCTTTTCCATGACAATCCAGTTGTAAAAACAATGGTCTTAGAATAATCTTTAGGAACAATATCTTCTCGTGAAAGAGCTCGATTAAATTTTGGAAAATAAATCTGATTTGAACAACATTCATCACTACAGAATTTTCCAAAATTGGTACGGTATTTTATATGATAACTAGTAATACCACATTCACAACATTGTCTATCATATCGACAATCACCGCATATTAAATCGGAACCAACATCCGCATAATCATAGATATTTTCTCGGCCTGCAATGGGTTTCCCGCAACAAATGCATGTAGGAGGTCCAGAAAGACAAAGTTTAATACTTTTAGGAACATAATTTCTATAGCAATAATAATATGGAACATGACTTTCTATAATATCATTATACATACAATTAGTATATACAAAGATACAATGATGATTCTTTTTCTTGTCATACTCCAAATTAAAAAAATCTCTCATATAAAAATTTCCATCTAGATTTTTCATATCTTTGTACTCTTGGATTCCAAATTGATAATCCCAATTTAGATTCTTTTTTACAAGCTCTTTTAGAATATCTAGAATTTTAAAAATTAGATCTTCATTATGATATGGGTATGCCTTTCCACTTAAAAGAATATTTTTATGAACGTAGAAGAGACTTCTCCAGCTTTTATTTGGAATATTATATACTTCATTTTCATTAATATTTAGTTTAAATGATTGCGGCCCTTCTAGGTACGCGACAATAGCTAGATTACTATTCATCATTTCTAGAGTGCCACTACGATAACATCCATTATGACTCCATGACATACAACTTGACCAATTACAAGTATTATCGCTCATAGACATAAAATCAATAGGATGAATGCTAAGAACTAGTTTAGTTTGAATTTCGTTTCCAATACTAAGACAATTTACAGCATTGCGCCATTCGTCAAAAGATGCCATATCTGGATAATGAGTAAGATGAAGCATTCTTTGAATTGTTCTAATGGTTTTCATGCCATTTTTTATGCTACCTTTAAAACTAGTAAAAGTAAATTCACCTGGCTCAGAAATTGTTTCAATATATCCTAAAGAAACATTTTCATAATTAAACAATTTACTTAAGTTATAGAGTTCATACTTTGTATAATTTTGATTTGCCCAATAATTCATTACAGAAGAAATAAAACTATTATTCGTTCTTAGATTTAATGTTTTTGTATCATTTTTAGCAATATTTAGTGCTCTTTCTCCCCACAAAACATACTCATGATAAATTGTAGAAAGTTGCTTACGCATTACAGAAATATTCTTAGGAATAGAAATTTGCCTTTCTACTCTTAGTTTATTTCCGAGGGCTTTAAATAGCGTTGTTTTATTCTTATTCCAAACAGAAAGCACCTGCGGCAGAGGGGCACTACGAGTTGCCCCATAAATCTCTAAATAGTATTGAATTGTTTTAATATCTTCATCTGTTAGAGCATCATATGGACGCATATCTCAACCCCTTTAATAAACATTTAGTTCATCAATCATATCTTTACAAGACTGCGGCAAATATTCATATTTAATTCCCCAATCATCAAGTGCCATAGTCACCGCATCAATTGGGACTTCATCATGTCCATATCGAAAGCTAAGTTCGTCAACAATAGACCTAACTTTAATTTCAATATCAGACATATACCAAGAAGCAAAAGCCGCGCCAGTTTGAATAGGATTAAAAAACATTTTTCTTCCTTTCTTTCTCTTTATATATATTATATCATATTTTATAGTCTAGTGTCAAATAAAATTATTTTAATAAAATAAAAACCCCAAGTTAAAAGCTTGGGGTTTAGACAGAAAGGAAAAAGTATCTTAAATATTAACAATAACTGAAATTGTTAATATAAGAGAACAGATCAATACCGCTTTCCAATAGACCAATAAATTTAAAGACTTGATCATTTAGAGCGGTAATATAATGGATATTATCAGTAGACCCTAGAATCTGCGTGTGAT